ACCCTTTGTCAATCCCTGGACCCATAAGCATCCCTGATCGGTTAATCCAGATTCTCTTAAGGTTTCACCCGCTTGGACCGGTTCCCGATGGTGTAGGATTAGCAAGCAATCAACCACACCACCAATGGCAAGTTTCAACGTCGCATCCGATCTTCAGACTCAACAACTGGTCTGGATTGCAAAGAATAGCAAAGACAAACAGATCGTGATTGCAGGTGAGATTCTCACTTCTACGTCAGCAAACATTTCCCGCGTGTATGCTGATCGGTTCAAAAACAACTGATTAGTTACACTTTTTCCTCACCATTCTTCATTCCCCAAAACACAAAATGATCACCATTCGTTACTTCGCACCTTATAAGCAACAATGGTACAATCAGTCTTTTAATACAATCGAAGAGGCACAACGTATGATCAATTTTTATAAATCATGCGGATCTTCTGCTGAGTTTGTTAAATGGTAATCTAGTCGAGAATAATCTAGTCGAGACGCACACATTCACATCTCGACTAGATTCACACATCACATCTAGTCGAGACGCACACAACAATCACACAAACGTCATGAATCTTCACACATTCACATCATCAGAACTCGATCTAATCTATGATGTCATCTTTGAGCGCCTGGGATGCACAGATGATGATAAAGATGTGCGCGATTGTAATAGTATCATTGATAAGATGCATGTGCATTGTGTAATGTATAGTGATGCAGTATGAATAGAAAAAGAATAAGAATAGAAAAAGAATAAGAATAGAAAAAGAATAAGAATAGAAAAAGAATAAGAATAGAAAAAGAATAAGAATCAAAACCAAATTTATCTTGATTCTTATTCTTTATACTTTCTTTTCAGGATTGCATTGTGATTCTTTATGGTCGTGGTGTGGTTATTTGAATCACAATGCAATCCTCAAAGGGCAGTTATTTCTTATAGTTTGCAATCGCAATCCATTTGGTATTTGATACTCTAACCAATCGGGATTGATTCTCTATTCTGTACTCTAACCTGCAACGTTCGGGCAGGTAGCACGGCATCGGGCGATCCGTCAAGCATTGAACGATCAGCGGTGCTAATGAGTCGGGTTTGGTGTTTGGTATCCGTTGCTACCGTTTAGGGGTTGCGGGATCGGATGCGATCGGTTATTGTAAGCGAAGCGAACCTTGAAAAGTAAATAGCAGGATCGGGCGGTGCCGGAGGCATCGCGGGCGACGTGTCGGGCGGGATCCCATGCGCACCGGTTTGGTTATTTTATAAAGTTTCAAGTTTCGTTATAGGCGGATTCTGCCTATTTTCAGGTTAAAGTTTAAGTAAACCCTTTGAGAGTTCTTTACACAATGGACATGCAATCCAACGCATCCAAAGCAGTCGAACTTGATGCCAAGATTAAGAAACTTTCTGAGCAGTTCGCTGCTCTTAAAGTAGAGTTACTGCAACAGATGATCGCTGACAATGTTAGTGAGATTGTGATCAAGCGGAAGAAAGTTGTACTCTGCCACCGCCAAAACAAAGACTTTGGCAGTGAGATTAACCGCCAAGAGTTAGAACTTAAAGCGGAGAAGAAAAAGTTAGAAACTCTCGGAGAGTTTACCATCTCCAGTGTAACTGACTTCATTCAGGTTCGCTGACAATCAGGGGAGGTTAATCTCCTCCCCTTTCGTTCACCCTTTCACCCCACACTTTCCGCCATGACCGCTACACTTTCCCGATACACTTTGAACTGGATCAATGGCACTCAATGGGAAAACTTCCCGGAGATAGGTTCAATCTACACCGATGAAGTTACCTTCTACACTGTAGACGGATACCGCTACAATGTCTCATTCTTTGTCAACGATGGCAGGCAACTAGGTCTGCTATTTGTAGACGTAGAGCAGAAAGATCCGCAGGGTTACAATCAAACACTGCGCTATTGTCTGGGGCAGTTCTACAACAATCAAGGTGCAATCAAGTTCGCTTCGTTTGCACTTAGTCACTTTATTGAGACCGAAACGTGGAGCGTATGCCCAGGATTCCAGTACGTTGACATGATCGACGGCGAACCACATTCCCTCGCTGGTGATGAAATAGTCAGCGAGATTATCTGAGTTCGTTACAATCAGGGGCGGCAAGTTTCGCCCCTTTCTTTCAATCAACCCATTGCAATCATCGGTCATGCTTTCTACTTTCGACGCCAACTTTCAGCGGATTCGTGATGTTGAGCAGTTCGCCATTGATTCTATCAATCGCGGCGGATTGCACGGCGATGGTATGATTGGGGAGGCAGAGTATCACTGCCAGGGTTATGCTGGAGAGGGCAATCCTCCGCATGATGTTATCATTGCGTGTCGCATTAAAAACGTAAACGGCAATCGCCGGTTCACGTTTACACTTAACGGCAAGCGAATCGCCTGCCATAAGATAGCACTCCGACTCGGAGAGTTGGGCGTCTAAGTGTAATCATTCGTGGGCGGCAGTAAGGTATACGCTGCCGCCCTAATCGTTCGTTTATTGTTTCATTCGTGCGTTCGTGATTTGCAGGGTATTTGGTATATTTTGGCGGCGCCCTTTAAGCCCATGGGTCCTATGGAGTCTACAAATACTTGCTTTCGGCATATATATATCATGCTATAATCAACTTATAAAACCCATCAAAATTAAAATTTTTCCCGCCAAAAAATTATGCCCCAAAAGATCTCAGAAGAAAAAATAAAATGGATAAAGGAACTCCGAGAATCTGGAAATACATATGATAGTATTCGTAAAATTACAAAATCCTCAAAGAGGACTGTAAAAAAAATATGTGATTCATGCGTAAAAAATACATATCCGTCCGTAAAAATACCAGAAGGAATGAAAGAAACTGAATATCTGGGATATTATATTACTGAGGATGGAAGAGTATATCGAAAACCTGGAAGATGTGATGTAACTGGAATATATGGCGAACCAGATGAGAATGGATTAATATACTTAAAACCGGGGTTAAGGGGTAACCCAAAATATCCACAACATCATTATGAATGCGTAAATATCTCAATTTGGGACAATAATGGAAAATATTTAAAGCGAATAACAAAATCAATTCATCAATTAGTTGCAGAAGTATTTGTTCCAAATCCAAATAATTATACTGAAATAGATCATATTGACAGAAATAAAAAAAATAATTCTAAAGATAATTTAAGATGGACGACAAGATTTGATAATATGAGTTCTTGGGAAAGAGATGATGAATATAGAAAAAAATTGTCAGAAAATAATAGATGGAAGAATAAAATCTAAAAATACTATATAAATTGAAATTGTAACTTCATATACAAAAACATGAAAAAAAATTCCGGGGAAATTTTTGAGTCCGTACAGGTCGATCCAATTAATGGCGAATATTATTTGGTTATTCCTGAGATCATTGCAAATGAACTCTCATGGTACGAAGATACTGAGATTAGTTTTAATCTTGAAGGAAATGAGGTAGTTCTCACAGAAAGGAAGCATTGACAAACGATATATAATACGTTATGATACTGAAGTAACCGATTGAAATTCAATGGAGTTGATTGATCGAATTAATAAAAATCTTCCAAATATTCTCAACAAAAATCACTTTCACAGATCAACAATTTCTCACATTGTAAATAACAAAACTTATACACATTTATTAGAAAATTAATTAAAATGGCAAAGGGATTCACGATTAAAGCAAAAGCCCCAACGGCTAACCCAGAACAAGAATGGGATTATGAAAAAGCAAAAGAATTAGTACGCGGAAAATCCGTAGTCTTTTGTCTTCCTGGAAGAGGAGTTTCATACCAATATTTGAAGAGTTTCGTACAACTTTGCTTTGATTTGGTACAGAACGGAGCAAGTATTCAAATCTCGCAAGACTATTCATCCATGGTAAACTTTGCAAGATGCAAATGTTTAGGTGCAAATGTACTGCGTGGACCTGATCAGATTCCTTGGGATGGCAAACTCAATTACGATTGGCAACTTTGGATTGACTCGGATATCGTTTTCAATACAGAAAAGTTTTATCAATTAGTTTTAATGGAGAAAGATATTGCAGCGGGTTGGTACTGTACAGAAGATGGAGTGACAACTTCTGTGGCACACTGGTTAGAAGAAGATGATTTCCGCAATAATGGTGGAGTCATGAATCATGAAACACTTGAAAGCATCTCAAAGCGTCGGAAACCATTTACAGTAGACTATACTGGATTCGGATGGATTCTGATTAAGAATGGAGTCTTTGAACACGCAGAAATGAAGTATCCATGGTTTGCACCTAAAATGCAAGTCTTTGATTCTGGAGACGTTCAAGATATGTGTGGAGAAGATGTAAGCTTCTGTCTGGATGCAAAAGAAGCAGGATTTGAAATCTGGTGCGATCCTCGTATCAGAGTCGGTCACGAAAAAACAAGAATCATTTGATATCATGACAGACAAGTACAACATTCTATGTAAGGGACGTAAAATTTATTCATCACTTTCAGAGGAAGAGTACTTCAATATAATGGAGGATCTGGCAGTTAGTTTCTATCAGACAGGTTCTCCAAATCCAGATGAAATTGAAACTGAAATTTTGACAACTACTGAGGAAAATTAACATGTCTAAGAGACCTTCACTGTCTGGTAACATTATTGAATCAAAACCCAAAAAAACTCGTCAAGGGGCTGGTGCTCATACGAAGTACGCAGCATCTTCTCGTAATGGGGCTCATAAGAAGTACAGGGGACAAGGAAAATGATGGCAAATAAGAAACCAAAGAAAAATCCCACCTTTGGTAATGGTGACGGTCGAAAAGCGACTGGTCAATGTAGATCTGACGCTCAAAAAAAATCGTCAAATACTAAGAAGAAAAAATGATTCAACTTAATCCGCTAATCCCATTAATTACTTCAAAAGGTAAGGGATGGGCATTTTTTTTAATTGATCGATCTCAAGAACATGACTTGGAATGGGTGGTTTTTCTTGATGATACCGGGGAATGCTGGACCTTTAAGAACAGTGATATTAGAATTCAAGAGAATTATACATTACATCGAAAATTAAACAAATAAATAACTTTTTAGTGTGATTTTATGCCTTGGAAAGATTCTCAATGGGTAAGCACCTCTTGTTAGAGGTTTATGATGTCAAATATAAACTTTTGAATGATGGTATTGCCATTCAGGAAGTCATGAAGCGTGGTATTAAACGTGCTAATATGACAATTCTGAACATTTATCAACATTGTTTTTATCCTCAGGGAATTACGATTGTCATTGCACTTTCAGAAAGTCATGTCTCGTGTCATACATGGCCTGAAGAAGGTGCCATTGCAATTGATGTCTATACATGTGGTGAAGGGAATCCTAAATTAATTGCTCTGGAACTTTTAAAATACTTGAATTCAAATAATTTTAGACTCAAAGAGATAGATCGTTAAATATAAGAAGGGGAGATAGCAACCTCCTTCAAAAAAAAGTTCTGTTTTTAAACAAAACAGGAGCTAAAATGTCAAATTTACCAGTTGATAGAGACATAAATTACATGAGAGCAATGTGGGGAACCACAAAATTGGTTACTGATTATGAAAAACCAAGAACAATTCAGGAAATCATGCATGATGATATTCCTCTGAGAAAGCATCATTTGAAAGAACAAACCGAACTTCATCAAAAAATTCGTAATGATGCAGATTATGATGATTGGGAATATGGAACAGAACCAAATTATGGTTCTTCATGGAAATCGACATAAATAAAATATAGGAATTTTATTCAAATATGGCAATACAAAGGATATCTAGATCATTTAAAGATATTAGTTTATCCTTTGTTCCACATCCTGTGACAAAGGATCTACCAATACTTAAAAATGAACGTGCAATCACAAGATCTATTCGTAATTTAGTAGAAACTATTCCAACAGAAAGATTCTTCAATTCTTTGATTGGATCTAATGTTCGATCAAGTTTATTTGAATTTGTAGACTATGGTACTGCATCAATTGTAGAAAATCAAATTAAAACTACTATTAGTAATTTTGAACCAAGAGTCAATAACGTAAAAGTAGAAGTAAATCCTCAACCTGATGATAATTCATTTGATGTTACAGTTATTTTTGACATCATTGGACAAGAATTTCCCACACAACAATTCACATTTCTGCTAGAGGCAACAAGATAAAATGCCTTTTACCAAATTTACAAATCTAGATTTTGATCAAATAAAGACTTCTATCAAGGATTATCTCCGTGCTAACTCCACATTCACGGACTTTGACTTTGAAGGATCAAATTTTTCTGTCTTAATTGACACCCTTGCATATAATACCTATATTACAGCATTTAACTCAAATATGATTGTGAACGAATCCTTTTTGGATTCTGCTACACTCAGAGAAAATGTTGTTTCTTTGGCAAGAAATATTGGTTACGTACCACGCTCCAGAACCTGCTCTAAGGCACAAGTAACCATTAGTGGCACCACCACATCAACAGAAGATACTGCGACCATTCCAGCAGGTTTGATATGTGTAGGAACTGCTAATGATACATCATACACTTTTTCAGTTCCAGAGAATATTACGACAAAAATAGTAGATGGATCAATTACATTCAATAAAGTTGATTCGCTTGGGAATGTTTCCGGAATTGATATCTATCAAGGAACATTTTTAACAAAAACTTTTATAGTAGATGGATCTCTTGATCAGAGATTTATTTTAGATAATTCTAATATTGATACATCTACAATTACCGTGTATGTAAAAGGAATTCATGATAGCGGTCTTGGTGTAAAATATTCTTTAGTTGAAAATATATTAAATATTGCTTCTACTTCGGAAATTTATTTAATTCAAGAGATTCAAGATGAAAAATATGAACTTTACTTTGGTGATGGAATATTCGGTAAAAAATTAGAAAATAACGCTGTTATTACAATCAATTATATCACGACAGATGGATCTGATGGAAATGGATGCTCTCAATTTTCTTTACAAACAACTTTAAAATCATCTTCAGGAAATCCGATTTCATTTGGCCAAGTAACTGTTACTACAAATCAATCTTCAATCAATGGTGGAGAAATAGAACCAATTGATTCAATTAAGTATTTTGCTCCAAGAATATACTCTTCTCAATATAGGGCAGTTACTGCTCGTGACTATGAGGCAATTATTAAAAAGATTTATCCAGATACAGAATCTGTTGCGATTGTTGGTGGAGAAGAATTGGATCCCCCAGAATATGGAACTGTTAATATAAGTATCAAACCAAAGAATGGTACATTTGTATCACAATTTAATAAACAACAAATTAAAAATAAATTAAAACAATATAGTGTTTCTGGAATTAATCAAAAGATAATTGACCTTAAAATACTATATGTTGAAATTGATTCATCAATTTATTACAATTCTTCTCAAGTATCTGCCGTAGAGTCTTTAAAATCAAAAGTAATCAAATCTTTGACTGATTACTCAAACTCAATTGATCTCAATAGATTTGGAGGAAGATTCAAATATAGTAAAGTTTTACAGATCATCGACAATACTGATATTGCTATAACTTCTAATATCACCAAAGTCATTATCAGAAGAGATATTAAAGCATTAAAAAATCAGTTTGCTCAATATGAATTATGTTTTGGGAATAAATTTCATGTAAATTTAAATGGATACAATATAAAATCTACTGGATTTAAAATTGCCAATGAAACTGACACTTTATACTTTACGGATACTCCAAATTCTGATGGATTGACTGGGGTAATATCAATTGTAAAAGGAATTCCAAATCAAGAAGGAAAAATTCAAATAATTGTAAAATCTGCAGGAACAATTGATTATCAGAAGGGTGAAATTAAATTAGGTACTATTAATATAATTTCAACAGAAAAAGAGAATGATATTATTGAAATACAGGCATATCCAGAATCAAATGATGTTTTAGGATTGAATGACTTATATTTGAATTTTAATATCTCAAAAAGTATAATAAATATGGTCAGAGATGTGATAGCATCTGGAGATGAAATATCTGGAACAGTATTCTCTAGAGATTTTTATACTTCAAGTTATTCAAACGGAAACCTAATAAGAAAGTAAAATAATGATACAGACTGGATTTGAATCTAGAGTAAAAATACAGCAGATAGTTAGTAACCAGATTCCAGAATTTATATTGGATGAAAGTCCTAAAACTTCTGAATTTTTAAAGCAATATTATATTTCTCAAGAATATCAAGGTGGTCCTGTAGATATTGCAGAGAATCTAGATCAATATTTAAAACTTGATAATCTAACTCCAGATGTTGTTGTAGATAAATCAATACTAAGTAGTGATATTAATCTATCTACACAAATAATTACCATATCAAGTACTAAAGGATTCCCACAAAAATATGGTCTTATTAAAATTGATGATGAAATTATCACTTATACTGGTATAACAACCAATACTTTTACTGGTTGTATTCGTGGATTTAGTGGCATTACATCATATCATTCAGATTTTAATCAAGAAGAATTAGTATTTTCTACATCTAAAGCAGAATCTCATACTAGTGGATCAATAGTACAAAATTTAAGTTCGTTATTTTTAAAGGAATTTTATAAAAAATTAAAATATTCTTTAACTCCTGGACTGGAAAATTTAGATTTTGTTTCTGATCTACATGTAGGTAATTTTATAAAAAATGCAAGATCTTTTTATCAATCTAAGGGTACTGATGAATCTTTTAGAATCTTATTTAATGTTTTATATGGTGTTACTCCTAAGGTAATAAATTTAGAAGATTTTCTTATCAAACCATCATCTGCAGAATATGTAAGAAGACAAGTAGTTTCTGCAGAAAGAATTTCTGGCAATCCATCAAAATTAGTTGGTCAAACAATTTTTAAATCGACAGATTCATCTACGAGTGCATCAATATCTGAAGTAGAGATATTTACAAGAAGAAATAAAGTTTATTATAAATTATCGCTATTTATTGGATATGAAGAAGATTCTGCTGTTCAAGGAAACTTTACTATCACACAAAATACTAAGTGTGTAGAAAATGTTCCAATTGGATCATCAGTTATTACAGTAGATTCTACAATTGGATTTAATGAATCTGGCACTGTTGTATCAGGAAATAATGTAATTACTTACACCGAAAAGAGTATTAATCAATTTTTAGGATGTTCTGGAATAACATCAGCGATTAGTAGTGCAGATAATATAAGATCTGATGAGATCTATTATGGATATGAAGATGGTGATACAACCAAAAAAGTAGAATTGAGATTTACTGGAGTATTATCAAAATTTGTACCAATATCAAAATCTTTTAAGGTTAGTATAGGTGATGAAATTTCAGTAAAAAATCTTGGAGAAAATATTACAAATCCAAATAATAATTCATCATATAAACAAATTTTTACAAATTCTTGGATTTATAATACTAGTTCAAGATATGAAATAAACTCTATTAGTGGATCGTCATTAATTCTCAAAAGTCCCATCGATCGTTCTAGTTTAAAAGAAGGCGATCAAGTAGAAATTTTAGAAAGAAATTCTAATAATGTAGTATTTCCTTCAATGGGAGGAGATTTTCCTTACGTTAAAGATGAAATTTATAAAAATTCATATTCAGTCACTTTAAACAATTTTTCCTTTACTTTACAATCAGGAAAAGAATATGATTTAAGAAGAAAAGTAAATAAGGCAAGTAGTGCTATAGTACCAATTAAATTTGGTAATGACATTATTTTGTCAGATATACAAAATGTATATAATGAAAGTGATGAATACATGTATGTGGCATCAAATTCTTTACCATCAAATAATAAAAATCTAAACATACCTTATGCATATAAAATTGCAAAAACTATTAACGCATCTGTAGCAATTGGCATATCTGATAAAGTTTCAAATGGTTCATATTCGACAATAGTATTTAATGATACTGTCCCATTTATTAGTGGAGATAGAGTATATTATGATCCACAATCAATTCCTATTTCTGGATTAACCACGGGGTATTATTATGCTGAAGTTAGAACAAACAATAAAATTAGATTATATTCTTCAAGATCTTTTATTGCTGGAGACCAATATTTAACATATAGTTCACCAACTATTTCTGTAGGATCTGATAGATTCATATTATCATCTCAAAAATCTGCAGAAATTGCGCCACAAAAATTACTTAAAAAATTTCCATTAAAGCAAGATATAGGAAATGGTTCGGATGAAATAACAATTCCAGGATCAACCGGAATGTTAATTAATGGAGTAGAAATTAAAAATTACAAATCAGATGATAAAATCTATTATGGGCCTTTAGAATCCATAGAAGTTTTAAATGGTGGCACAAATTATGATGTAATAAATCCACCAGTAATATCAATTTCTTCTGGAATAGGCGTAACTGCTCTAGTTCAACCAGTTATTAAAGGGAGTATTAAAAAAATCTTTATTGATCAGCAAGATTTTGATATCAATGATTCAGTATCTATTTCTGTAAGTGGTGGTAATGGTTATGGTGCTGTTTTTGAACCTGTTATTAAGAAAAGAGTAAGAGAAATATATTTTGACTCCAGACTAACATATGGTATCGATTCAACCTACGAATCTTTAACATTTTTAACAGATCATAATTTAAATAATGGCGATCAAATAATCTACAATTCTAATGGAAATGCAGAAATTGGAATTGGTACATACTATGGATCTAATAATGATCAAAACAAAACATTAATTAATAATTTATCATATTATACAAAAGTTGAAAATAATAGAAGTATAAAATTATATTCAACTTATTTGGATTATTCGGCCGGTATTAACACCATAGGATTTACAGGGACCAATAATGTAGGTATCCACAAGTTTATATCTCTTTCAAATAAAAACACCTTATATGAAATTAAGGTCATTAATGGTGGTGAGGGATATCAAAATAGAAAGTTGATTGTTGGTACAAACGGAATATCGACAATAACTAATACTATTACATTTAATGGGCATGGATTTGGTGATGGAGAACTTATTTCATATAATTATCAATCCTCTCCAATAGTAGGACTTTCAACATTAAATCAATTCTATATTTTAAAAGTAGATGAAGATTCTTTTAGATTATGTGATGCTGGAATTGGTGGGACTAACCCAGCAAATTATAATAGAAAAAAATATGTTAAATTATCCTCAACTGGAACTGGTTATCAATATTTTAATTATCCAAATATTTCAGTTCTAGTATCATATTCTAAAGTTGGCCTTGGAACTACAACACAAATTTATTCCAATATTACATCTGTACCAGTTGTTAGAGGAAGTATAGTTGATGCATATCTATATGAAAGTGGGACTGATTATGGTTCGACTATATTAAATTTACATAAAAAACCATTAATATCAATAAAAAATGGAAAAGAGGCTCAATTAAGTCCAATAATTATTAATGGTACAATTGATTCAGTTTCAATTCAATATGGTGGATATGAATATTATTCCATACCAGATTTAATTGTTACGGATTTATCTAATTCTGGTTCTGGTGCAGAATTAAAACCTATTATAACAGATGGAAAGATTACTTCCGTAAGTGTAATAAATCCTGGAATAGGATATTCTAGTTCATCAACTAGTATTCAAGTAAAATCTGCAGGAATAAATGCTATTTTTGATGTTAAAGTAAGATCTCTTACAGTAAATAATAATGTAAAATTTGGCAATGAGTTATTAACAAATAATCAAAATTATTTACAATATTCAGTTTGTGGATATTTTTCTACTTTGAGGCAATCATTTAAAGATACTGGATCAAATCATTCACCAATAATTGGGTGGGCATATGATGGAAATCCAATATATGGATCTTATGGATATACTTCAATAGATTCTTCCACATCTATAAAATTATTAGAATCTGGATATAAACTGAATACTAGCAATATTAATAATAGACCAAATGGATTTGTAGGTGGATTCTTTGTTGAGGACTATACTTATACTAATTCTGGAGATTTAGATAAAAATAATGGAAGATTTTCTATAACACCAGAATTTCCAGATGGTGTTTATGCTTATTTTGCTCCTATTAAAGTTGGGACATTGGAACCAGTTTTTCCATATTTTATTGGAAATACTTATAGATCAAATTTTATAAAAGAAAACTCTAATATTAATCAATCATTTGATTTTAATAATTCAAGATTAACTAGAAATACTTTCCCATATAAAACTTCAGATAAGTATGCAGGTAATGATTTCATAGTAGAATCTAATGAATTTTCACAACAAAAATCAATCATTGAATCTGTTACAGATGGATATGTAAGTGATTTTGATATTTTAACTCGCGGATTAAATTATAAAGTTGGAGATTCTCTAAAATTTGATAGCACTAATACTTCTGGTGGAGGATTAGTATCTAGAGTTTCTTCCATACAAGGAATAGATATTGTAAATGTTAATACATCTACACAAATTTATGAAAATGCTGTCTTTACTTGGAAAAATGGATCAGAAGTAAATGTATCCATTTTACCAAATCATACTTTATTGAATAATGATACCATTGTAATTTCTGGGTTTTCTACCAATTTATCAAAATTAAATGGATACCATAGTATTGGTATTACATCGTATTATTCTAATGTTTTGGAAGATATTCCGGCATCAACAATTGGAATAACTACAGAAATATATGTTTCACAAATTCCAGATAATATTTCCATTGGAAGTAGTATTACAATTAAAAATGAAGTACTATCAGTTATTGAAGTATTTAAAAATTTAAATATACTAAAGGTTAAAAGAGGATTAACTGGAATATCACATACTGCAACAACACAAATAAATTTTATACCAAATTCATTTACAATTTTCAAAAATATTAATTATTTTGATTCAAAATTAAATGATAAGGTTTATTTTAATCCTCAAGAATCTGTAGGTATAGGTACAACTACTGGAATCACAAATTTAATTACATTCCCATTTGGAAATTCTAGTATTACAAGATCAGTTCCTACAAAAGGGATTTATATTGAAAATCATCCATTTAAAGATAATCAACAGGTTGTCTTCACCAGACCAAATGGTTCGTCAGCAATTTCAATATCAACCTCTTCAAATTCATCTCCAACATACTTACCTAGTTCTGGAAATTCTCAAATTGTTTACATTGTAAATAAAAATATAAACACTATAGGCATAAAAACTGCAATAAATTCGCCAGAAGTATTTTTCATAACCAATGGAGATAATAATGATGAATACTCATTAGAAAATTCATATGAACAAATCGTTGGAAATGTTAAAAAAATTAAATCTACAGTTTCCGTTTCAACATCACACAATTTAAGAAGTGGTGATCAAATTTTATTGAATATAAAACCAAATCGTTCTGTAGGAATTGGAACTTCTACATCGATAGTTGTGAAAAGAGATACTAATTCTGGAAATATATTAATAAATCCTCTCGGATTTAGTTCCACCGGAATTAATACTATTACAAATTCAATAACTATTAATTATCATAATTTTAATACTGGAGATAAAGTTTTATATTCTGCTAGTGATTTAGTTGCTTCTGGTCTTTCTACGGGTGCATACTATATCTACAAAATTGATTCTAATATCTTTAAATTGTCAGAAACTTATGTAGATTCAACATCAATTTCACCTATATTTGTAAGCATTGCTTCAACTGGTGGAAAATATCAAAAAGTCTCATTAATTAATCCAAAAATATTATCAGTAAAAAATAATAATTTAGTATTTAATTTATCAGATTCTTCATTATTTGGGTATAAATTTAAACTTTTTTATGATGAATACTTTAATAATGAATTTATTTCTACTGGATCAACAAGTGTATTTTCATCTGTTGGTATTGAGACCACTGGTGGTTACTCAGATTCATCATTAACATTAAAATATTCTAACGAGTTACCTTCAAAATTATACTATAATCTAGAAAAATCTGGATATATTAGTACTTCAGATAAAGAAGTTATAGATGGATCTCAAATAGTATTTACTGATAGTGTATATAATGGATACTATGCGATATCTGGAATAGGAACAACAACATTCAATATTTCACTAAAAGAAATTCCTGAAAAATTATCATATTCTCAAAGTGATTGTGATGTTTTAGAATATTCAACTACTTCAAAAACTTCAAATGGGCCGATTAATAAAGTTAATATTATTTCCAGCGGAACTGGGTATAAAAAATTACCTATTTTTATTGGACTAGATTCGGAAAATGGGGTAGGTGCTTATATTGTTCCAAAATCTACTACGATAGGCAATCCAAAAGAAGTGAGAATTGTTAATGAGGGATTTGAATATTCTTCAGATAAAACTTTAGATCCAACTGCATACATATCCCCACTAATAACAATAGAAGATTCAAATACTATTTCTGATATTAAAGTTATAAATTCAGGAAAAAACTATACTAATGCACCTTCAATTCAAATTGTTAATTTACAAACTGGCGAAGATATCAATAGTGGAATTTTGAAATGTATTTTATCTGGCAATTCTATTTCTTCAGTTAATGTAGTTCAGGAACCAAAAGGATTGCCATCAACAGGGGTAAAATTATTTGCAACTAATAATACAAATGGAATCAGTATTCAAAAAGTAGAGTCTTCATCTACAGGCATCTTTACTTGTGCAATAACTACGCCAACATTAGGTTTTAATATCCAACCATTTAATATTGGAGATCAAGTATTTATTGAGGGTATACAAAAAGATGGATCTAGTGGATCTGGATTTAATTCCAAAGATTATGGTTATAAGTTTTTCGCCGTGAGTAATTATGATAACTTAGGTATTTTAGTTAGAGTAACAATTGATATTTCAAATTTAACAACAAATACTGGCATAGCAAAAACAATCCAAGACTCTTCAGGAATAATTGTACAATCTACCAATTATCCCGATTTTAAGGTTACTCAAAAATCATCACTATTTTTAATTGGTGAAAAAATTATTTCAAATACTATTGAAAGGGATCTTTTTATTACAAGTTCGGATAACAATTTTATTAAAGTTTCTGGATCTTATGAGTTATCAGTTGGAGAAATTATAAAAGGAAAGGAATCTGGAAATATTGCAACCATAAGTAAAATTGATAATAATTTAGGAAAATTTGAAATTAATTATTCAGTAAAAAAAGAAAATGGTTGGTCAAATGATATTGGAAAATTAAATCAAGATAATCAATTAATTTCCGATAATGATTATTATCAAAATCTTTCTTATACAATAAAAAGTCCTATTGAATACGAAACTTTAAGGACACCTGTAAATAGTTTACTTCATACTATCGGATTAAAAAACTTTGCAGATACTTCAATTACATCCAGTGCAAGTGCAAAACCCAAAATAACGAATAATGCAGAATACTTATCTGTAGTTAATAATACAATTAACGAAAATAGAGTTGATACAATCTACAACTTTGATTTGGTACAGGATATTGATCTTGTTAATGGTCAATCAAAATTTATAAAACTAAAAACTAAAAAATTAGCTCCTTATATACAGTGTATCAGTAATAGAGTTTTAAGAATAGATGACATAAATTCCAAATTTTCTAATAGTGATGGATCTCCCTCAGAATTTTTAAATATATTAAAAATTAATACTTCAGTATCTTACAATAACTTATTATTGAGAATTACTGATCCATCTAATTCAAAGATTCAGTTTACAGAAATTGTATTATTAAACGACTTGAATAATACATTTATTCTAGAAAAAGAATCATTGATTAATAGTACCAATTATATTCAAGAAGAATATGGAAATTTTTCAGTTATTACAGATTCTCTTGGAGACAGATATTTAAGATTTAATCCTACAGATCCATATAATTATGATTATGATATTAAAGTAATTGAGAATAATTTTAATTCCACTAATACTGGTATTGGAACCACACCAGTAGGATTTGTAAATTTAACTAGTTCAAACGTTGACATTACATCTGGAATAACAAGTTCAATTATTTCAATTCCATCCAATAAAATTGAAGCGTTATACGCAAACATTCAAATAATTAATAAAAATTCTAATCAAATGAATTTTGTTGAATTATATTTAAACTATGATGGATCTGATACATATATTTCAGAATATTACTTTGATTCAGAATCTTCAACAAATAATTATTCAGGAAATTTAATAGGTACATTTGGCGCCAATATTTCTTCTGGTGTTTTATCACTTAACTATACCAATAATTCAAATAGTAATGTTAGTGTTAGATCAAAAATTGTTGGATTTGGAACAACTTCAATTGGAATAGGAACATATAGATTTAAATCTATTGGAGAAATTGATGGATATGAAAGAACAGCAATTTATCAATCAAATTACAGATCTAATGTTTCTTCAGCTTCAACTATATTGTCATTAAATTTTACCGATTTTAACGCAGTCAAATCTTTAGTAAAAGTAAGTACAGGATCAACAAGTTCTCTTCATCAAGTATTGATGATTCATGATAATGCTGATACATATACACAACAATTTGCCTTCATTTCTGTCGGCAGTACAAGTGGAATTGGAACTTTTGGTGGTACATATTCTGCAAATAATTTCAATTTAATATTTTATCCAGATTCAAATATAACTTCGCCAATTAATATTCTATCATTTAATCAGTGTTTATATGGTACTTTAGATTCTACTAATGTGCCATCTGATTTAAATTATGGAAAAGTAACTGAATCTATTCAAGTTTATGCATATAATGCAATTAATGGTAATAGAATAAACAGATCTATATTTGATTTAACTTCTAATGGTTATCCCATTTTTGCAAAAACTTTTAATCCTTCTAATAATTCAGTATTAAATCCTTCTACTGGAGTATTTACAATAAAAAATCATTTCTTCAGTAATGCTGAAAAATTAATTTATACACCAAAATCAACACTTATTGGTATTGGAGAAAGTGCCGTAGGTATAGGATCTACATTAAATTCTGTTGGAATTATAACAAATAAGTTACCATCAGAAGTTTATGTAATTAAAGATACTGATAATACTTTTAGATTATCAACTAGAAAGGATTATGCATTGTTAGGAATAGGAGTAACATTTACTTCTTATGGATTAGGAAATTCCCATCAACTTGAAATGGATAAAAAGAATGAAAAAACAATTATAACTGTTGACAATGTTATTCAGTATCCATTATTATTCACTGAGATAAATTATAATTTATCCGGAAATGGTGGACAAATTGGAGCAGCATCTAGTTATATCTCATTGACCGGAATTTCTTCAATATCTCCCAAAGATATTCTAAAAGTTGGTAATGAATATATGACCATTATTTCTGTTGGATTTGGTACTACGAATATTGGACCAATTACAAATAGTGGATTAGTTCCTTTAGTGCAAGTTAATAGAGGTTCTGTTGGATCGTCAGCAACTACGCATACAGATTCTACTAACGCTAGAATTTATAAAGGATCATACAATATCAATGGCAATACAATATTTTTTGCAGAATCTCCTAGAGGAAATCCACAAATAACTAAGGACTCTAGCAATTTAGATTTTGAAACTTCAGATTTTACCGGAAGAGTTTATCTTAGAAGTGATTATACAACAAATAAAATATATGATGATATTTCAAATAAATTTACTGGCATAGGTAGAACTTTTACACTAACTGTTGGTGGTGCTAATACTGTTGGTTTAGGTTCTGAGGGTACAAATGGAATTTTACTTATAAATGGAATTTTTCAAATTCCAACAACTGAAAATAATCCAAGTAACAATTTTAAAATTATTGAAAGTTCTTCCGGCGGATCTGGTATATCAAGTGTTGTATTCTCAGGAGTAACTGATAATACTAATAATATAATTACTTCAATATATGATGTTAACCAAAATCAAACTCCAAGAGGAGGTTTAATTATTTCTCTTGGTTCTTCAATTGGACTTGGATATGCACCATTAGTAGGAGCTTCAGTTACTGCTGTAATCAATGGTGGTGGAAGTATAACCTCTGTTGGACTTGGAAGTACTGATATTATCGGTTCTGGATACAATGGTATTGTATCTGTAGGTGTTACTGTATATGAAAGTAATCATGTTGGTGCATCCGCAACAATAACAGCAACTGTAGGTGCTGGAGGTACATTAGCATTCAATATTATAAATGGTGGTACTGGATATGTAAATCCGCAGATATTTGTTTCCTCTCCATCTTATGAAAATTTGGAAATCACCGGAGTTTCTAGAATAGGCGTTGGTGCAACTACTAGTACTGGAATTGGATTATTGTTAAATGTAGAAGTTGAATCTAATTCTGCAACTGGAATTGGATCTACATATTTTGGAGTTACTTCATTTAAAATATCACGACAAGGATATGCATTTAGACTTGGTGATGTGTTTAAACCAGTTGGATTAGTTACTGATAAAAGATTATCATCACCATTATCAGAATTTAAATTAACAGTTTTAGGTACTTTTTCAGATTCTTTTGCTGCTTGGCAATTTGGTGAACTTGATTATATAGATTCCATCAAAGATTATCAAGATGGAATTAGAACTAGATTTCCATTATTTTACAATTCAGAATTACTAAGTTTTGAAAAAGTAAGTAATTCTGGTATAGATTTAAGCAATTTATTATTAATTTTTATAAATGGAGTACTTCAAGATCCTGGAGTTTCATACCAATTTGATAGTGGAACTTCCTTTATATTTACAACAGCACCGAAAAAAGAAGATATTGTTTCAATATTCTTTTATAGAGGAACTAAAGATGTAGATAGTAAAAAATATGATGTAGTTCCAACTTTAAAAAAGGGAGATACTGTACAGATATTTAAAAATAACAATATTTCAGGAACAGTATCTCAAGATGAGAGAAAGATTTTTGACTTATCATACTCAGATAAATTTGAAACTAACTCATATTCTGGTTTGGGAATTGATGATCAAAATTATAAACCAATTAGTTGGATTAAACAAAAAGTTGATTCTAAACTTAATGGGGAAATTGTTTATAAAACTAGAGATTCTCTTGAATCTCAAATTTATCCAACAGCACAAATAATCAAAGATTTTTCGTCAACAACAAATGAAATTTTTATCGATTATGGTCCAGGAATTGGACAAACCGTCAATATATTTAATTATGAAAATAATGCGCCAGGATCTATTAAATTTGATTGTTTAGTAGTAGATATAAATTCAAGTAATCCTACAAAAACTGAACTGATAAAAGATATAAGTTCAGTTCAAGGATTTTCTGGAATTATTACTGGAATTACAACTACTACTGGAATAAGTGGTAATCCACTAGCACTTAAGTTTTATTTAAATGCTGCATCTTTTAGTGCAACAGGTCTTACTACTGGATATCCGATTTATGTTAAGGATACATATGTTGGAAAAGGAATTACTTCCATAGATAATTCAAATACAAAAATTGTTGGAATTGGATCATCTTTCTTAGATAATATCTATTATGTACATAGTATTTCATACTCTGGATCTAATGCTGTGGTTATCTCCAATATAAAATCAAATACTTCAGTAGTTGGAATACAAACTACTGGAAGTATAACAAAACCTGTAGGAAAATTTTCTTGGGGAAGGTTATCTGGATTTAAACGATCTAGTTCACCTATTTCTATAGGAGTATCTGGAAAAACTATAGATGTTGGATTAACAACTTTTTCAAGTATTCAAAGAAGAAGCGATGGATTTAATTCCACAGGATCGTTATCTCCAAAACTTACATAAATATAGAAAAAAAGTAATGATATGTCTGCATTTGTAACAGATCAGTTTAGAATTTTAAACGCAAATAATTTTGTAGATTCTGTAGTGGATTCTTCAAATTCATATTACGTTTTTCTTGGATTACCAAATCCAGATCCATCTAGTATAGGATTTGGTAGAACTGATAATTGGAATATTAATCCAGTAATTCCAACCGATAATTTTTCATATCAAAATCACTATAGAGATACATCAATTTTTGGAAAAAAAATTACTTCTTCAAATATTAGAAGAATTATAAGAAAGGTTGATTGGGTTGCAAATACACAGTATGAAATGTATAGGCATGACTACAGTATCTACAATCTATCCTCATTATCACAATCAGCAAGACTTTATGACTGTAATTATTACGTAGTTAATTCTAATTATAGAGTTTATATTTGTATAGATAATGGATCTTCTGGAATTAATCCAACTATTGAAGGATCTCAGGATGAACCAACGTTTACAGATTTAGAACCATCTGTTGCTGGTACTAGTGGTGATGGATATATTTGGAAATACTTATTTACAATTTCTCCTAGTGATATCATAAAGTTTGATTCTACAGAATATATTGTTGTTCCAAATGATTGGCAAACTTCAACCGATCCTCAAATTGTTTCAGTAAGAGAAAATGGAGATTCTTCATTAAATCAAAATCAAATAAAAAAAATATATATCGAAAATGGTGGATTAAATTACAATTCAGGAACTGTTAGAATTCTTGGTGATGGTAGTGGCGGAGAAGTTTCAATTACAGTTGATTCAAATGGAAGTATAATTTCAACTACTGTAATATCTGGTGGTAGTGGATACACTTACGGAATAGTTGATTTAGGAAGTCTTCAAAAAAGTTCATCTTTAACTAATTATGCAAAATTGATACCAATAATCCCCCCTTCTAAAGGACATGGATATGATCTATATAAAGAATTGGGAACTGATAAAATCTTAATCTATGCTCGTTTTGATGATTCGACAAAAGATTTTCCAATAGATACCAAATTTTCACAGATTGGAATTGTTAAGAATCCAACATCTTTTGGGTCAGATGTAATTTTTACTCAAAATCAATATTCATCACTATATGCAATAAGACTTACTTCAGGAACTGCTCCTGTTGTCGGACAAAAAATTACACAAACTGTAACTAATGGAATTGCAAAAGGGTATGTAGCTTCTTATGATAGCGAAACTCAAGTAATGAAATATTTTATGGATAGATCATTATATTATAATCCAACTACCGGATATTATGATCAAACTGATTATTATGGTGTTTCCGATCAATCTGAGGTTTTAAATTTTGAATCTTCATCCACTAATACTATTAAACCATATTCAGCATCTATTGATGTTAATTTAAACGATAATAAAGTTACAGTTGGAAGTAAAGTTGTAGATTTGGGAGTTGTTTTTAATGGTGGATTAGCAAATCCTGAGATAAATAAATCATCGGGAGATATCATTTACATTGATAATAGATCTCTGGTTTCTAGAAGTTCAAGACAAAAAGAAGACATTAAAATTATCCTGGAATTTTAAAGAAAATGGCACAAAAAACAAATTTAAACGTCAGCCCATATTATGATGACTTTGATTCTGAGGGTAATTTTTATAAAGTACTTTTTAATCCTGGAAAACCAGTACAATCAAGAGAGTTAACAACTCTTCAATCTATTTTACAAAATCAAATAGAAACTTTTGGTAGTAACATATTTAAAGAGGGATCTATGGTGATCCCTGGTAATATCGGTTATGATGGTCAATTTTATTCGGTTAAATTAAATTCTACCAATTTTGGTGTTGATGTCTCATTATACATCAATTATTTTAAAGGGTTAAAAATAACAGGTCAATCATCTGGAACAACAGCAGTAATTCAGTATATTGCTCTACCACAAGGAAATAATATAGAAGATTTAACAATTTATGTAAAATACTTAGATTCTGATAATAATTTTGTTTTCAACCCATTCCAAGATGGAGAATCTTTGATTGCTAATGAAAATGTTACTTATGGTAATACTACGATTAGTGCTGGAACACCCTTCGCATCATTAATTTTTTCAAATGCAACTTCTATAGGATCTGCTGCTTCTATCAAAAAAGGCGTATATTTTATTAGGGGTTATTTTGTTAATGTAGAAGATCAAACAATACTTCTTGATGAATATACAAATACACCTTCATATAGAATTGGGTTGAAAATTGATGAATTAATCATCACCGCTAAAGATGATCCGTTTTTATATGATAATGCTAAAGGATTTACCAATTATGCGGCTCCTGGAGCAGATAGGTTTAAAATTAATTTAGTATTAACTAAGAAACTCTTAACAGATACTAATGATACAGATTTTGTTGAATTATTAAGAGTTCAGGATGGTAAAATTAAAAAAATTGACGTTAAAACTCAATATAATGTCATAAAAGATTATCTTGCACAAAGAACTTATGATGAATCTGGAGATTATTCAATAGAACCATTTATTCCATCAATACACAATTCATTAAATGATAGATTGGGAAATAATGGAATTTACTTTAGCAATGAAACAACCGATGAAGGTTCAACACCATCAGATGGTTTGATGTGTGTGAAAGTATCTCCAGGAAAATCTTATGTAAGGGGATATGATGTAGTTAAAATTGGAACAACTATCTTAGATGTTGAAAAACCAAGAGATACTGAAAAAATATCTAAGGTAAATATTCCTTTTGAAATGGGAAATATTTTAAGAGTTAATAATGTATCTGGAGTTCCGAGTGAAAGAAAAAATATTTCATTATATAATAGAAGAGTGGGTGATTCTGGATCAATAATTGGTGATGCTAGAGTATATACATTTAATTTAACAGATGCATCATATTCTAATGCAACTACAAATTGGGATTTATATCTTTATGATATTCAAACATATACAGTATTAACATTAAATTCTACAATTTCAACTCAAGAATTGCCAACAACTTCTTTTATTAAAGGTAAGAGTAGTGGATCTAGTGGATATGCAGTTTATGACGGAGCAAATTCTACATCTGTTAGTTTAAGACAGACTTCTGGATCATTTTCCGTTGGTGAGCAAATTATAATCAATGGGTTGGATTCTGCAAGAACTATTACATCAATTACGGTTTATTCAACTCAAGATATCAAATCTGTATATCAATCAACTTCAGGATTTCCCACTTTTACTGCAGATCTACAATTAGAAAAATTTGCTCTTCCAAATCAAGTTACAAAAGCAACAATTACTACTGGTGGATTGATATCTTCTCCTAGTAAGGTATTTACTGGGGTTAGATTGGGTAGCATTATTAGATATCAAACTCCTAGTGGAACTGATGAAAAATTTAATAGAGTAACTTCAATTTCTCCAGATGGTTTATCCATGACTGTTGCAGCACTTGGAGCATCTGTTTCTGGAATATGTGATCGAACACTCCCATCATCTACATTAGAATATTCAATTTCAATTGGGACACCTATCATAAGAAATGAATCTTCTGGATATTTGTATGCAAAATTGCCAGATAAAAATATATCAACAGTAGAACTTTCAGATTCAAATATTTCAATCTCCAAGCAAATAACTAAAAATGTTTCGTCAAATACATTAACATTTAGTACTTCAGATTTTACACCAGGAATTAGTAGTTCATTCTTATTACCATTTGATGCCGAAAGATATTCGGTTCATTATTCAGATGGTACAATTGAACCACTGACTTCCGATAAATTTGTATTAAATGGAAATACTGCAACATTATATAATTTGAATAAATCTACAGATACTGGAACCATTGTTAATATTGGATTAGTTAAAAATGGTATTCAAAGTAAGATAAAAGAATATAATAGAAGTAGAGTAATCAATATCACCGCATCAAAGTTTCCAAACTCGGGAGTTGGTGTAAATACTACCTTAAATGATGGATTATTATATAATAAATTCTATGGATTAAGAGTTCAAGATGAAGAGATATGTTTAAATTATCCGGATGTATCAAAAGTTATTGCAGTTTATGAATCTTTTGACTCCAATAGTCTAACTTTTGATCAAATAGAGTTAAGTTCTAATTCTAATGTATCTACAAATGCAATAATTGGCGAAAATATATTAGGAAATTCAAGCAAAGCAATAGCAAGAGTAGTAACAAAACCAGGTTCAAATATTTTAGGAATTGTTTATTTAAATGAAAATAGATTTTCTATTAATGAACCTGTAACATTTGAAGAATCTAATATTAATACAAATATTGTAACAATAACATTAGGTAGTTATAAAAATATTACTAATTTGTATCGACTTGATAGTGGTCAAAAAGATCAATATTATGATTATTCTAGAATTGTTAGAAATCAAAATACAGTTGAACCTTCCAGAAATTTGTCAATAGTATTTGATCATTATACTGTACCAGTTAATGATGATGGCGATGCATTTACGGTATTAAGTTATGATGAACAAAGATTTAGTAAGGATATTCCAAGTATTGGATTGAATAATGTAAGAGCTTCAGATACATTAGATTTTAGACCAAGAGTATCTGTATTTACTGGTATGGATAGATCTCCATTTGATTTTTCATCAAGAACATCTGGACTTCAAACAGATTTAAAAAGAATTTTATCTCCAAATGAAAGTTCTCTTATTGGATATAGTTATTATTTGGCAAGAATTGATAAACTTTATATTGATAAATTTGCAAAAATTTTTGTTGATAAAGGTATATCTGCAAAAAATCCAAAATCTCCTATAAAGAATGATGATGTAATGGAACTTGCAACCATTACATTACCACCATATCTCTATGATCCGCAGGATGCAAGAATAACTCTTATTGATAATAGAAGATATACAATGAGAGATATTGGTAAAATTGAAGATAGAGTTGAAAATTTAGAAAGAGTAACATCTCTTACATTACTTGAAGTTAATACACAAACACTTCAAATTAAAGACGCTGATGGAAATGATAGATTTAAATCAGGATTCTTTGTAGATGATTTTAAAAATTATGATTTAATTAATCCAGACAATTCTTCTATTCAAGTAAATGGAGATGTTAAGGAATTGAGACCTATTATTAGTAGAAATTCTCTTAAAAGTCAACTTGCTCCTGCAAAATATTTAATTGACGAAGAATTGGATTTGAGAGTAAATTTTGAATTATTAGATCCAAATGTTCAAAAAACTGGAAAAGCAGTAACTTTAAAATATGATTCTATTGGATGGATAGAGCAACCTTTTGCAACTAGAGTTGAAAATGTAAACCCATTTAATATTATCATATACAATGGAAATATAACATTATCTCCAGAGGAGGATCGTTGGGTCAGAACAATCCAACTTCCAGATAGGCAAGTTTCGGTCACAAAAAATGTAAGTCTTGATCTAGGAACAATTCAAGGACAAAATACTACAACTTCTTCCAAAATAAGTTTAGATGGTAATTGGAAATTGAGGGCAAACGACGTATATGTAGTAACTCAAACTTCAAATCAAATAACAAGTTCAAGTACAAATACTGATGTAAGTACTGAAAAATCTTTTGTTGGTTCTTATGAAGAATCATTTATGAGATCTAGAAATACTGAATTTTCAATATCAAATATTGCACCAAAGACACAATTTTATCAATTTTTTGATGGAAATAGTTCAGTAGATTTTATTCCAAAATTGGTAGAAATTTCAAATGATTCAACTCTACAAAATTATGGGGCATCTGGATCATTTAAAGTCGGTGAAACAGTAATTGGAAGATATAATAATACTGATTTAATTTCATTTAGAGTTGCATCTGGAGATCACAAATATGGACAATATAGTTCTCCAACTACAACATACCAAATAAATCCATATTTACCAACTGAGAGGTTATCTTCTTCTTATAGTTCATCTTCAAAGGTTTTAAATATTGATACATATTCATTATCAGAAGAAGCACAGGGGAAATATTCTGGATACTTAATTAAAGGTATGAGATTAGTTGGTCAAACTAGTGGCGCAGTTGCATATGTAAAAGATTTAAGATTAATATCCGATAATTATGGTGATTTAATTGGTTCTTTCTTTTTAAGAGATCCAAATACAAATCCTCCACCTACAGTAAGAATTCATACAGGAAAGAAAACTTTTAAAATAACATCAAGTTCTACCAACCAAACTCCACTCTCAGGAAGTACTGATATTTCTTCTGCAGAATCTACTTATGTTTCTGAGGGTATTGCTGAACAATTTGAAAATATAGTCACTACAACTACAACTACAACTAATACTACAATAACTCAAATAAGTACAAATACTGAAACTATTGCAAGATATTATGATCCTTTAGCGCAAACATTTGTTGTTGGTGGAAATGTAGAAGCTCCAAATCCAATTAATACCAATGATGATGTAAATGGTGCATTTTTAACTGCTATTGATTTATTTTTTGCTAAAAAAGATACTGAAAATTGTCCAGTAAAAATTGAAATAAGAACGGTTGAATTAGGAACTCCAACAAGAGTAATAATTGGAAGTCCAGTTACATTAAGACCAGATCAAGTAAATGTTTCAGACAATGCAGAAACTGCAACTCATGTTGTATTTGATTATCCAATATTTTTACCTCCTGGTAGAGAATATGCAATTGTAATTATTTCTGAATCTAGTGACAAATATGAATTGTGGACTGCCCAAATGGGTGAAAGGACTGTAAATACTGCATCATTACCTGATGCTGAAAGTGTTAGGTACACTAGACAATTTTCAATGGGAAGTCTATTTAAATCCCAAAATGGATCTATATGGACAGCAAATCAGTATCAAGACCTCAAATTTAAACTTTATAAAGCACAATTTACATCAAATACCGGTACAGCATTCTTTTATAATCCAACTTTAGATGAAAGTAATAACTACATTAGAACTTTAAATCAAAATCCAGTAACTTCATTATCCAAAATTGCAAAAATTGGAATTACTACGACATATAATTCTTCCACAATTGCAATTTTAACAAATGGTAGAAAGATAGGAGAATCCGTAAAAACTTATAGATATGGAACAATATTTGGTACTGGAAGTTTTGCTTCTTCTGTTGGGATTACAACTGGTGGAAAAAATTATATCTCGGATAGTAATGTTGAGACATTTGCAATTACTGGCAATGGATCTGGATTAATATTAAATATTACTGCAAATTCTGGTATCATTACCGGAACTCCAACTATAGTATCTCCAGGAAATGGATATGCAATTGGGGATGTAGTTGGTATCGTTACATCAACCGCAGGAAATACCGGAACAGGGGCAAATATTACTATTACTGGTAATGGTAATAGTATAGACACATTATATCTTTCTAATGTACAGGCGGAAACATTTACTATTGGTGCAACTTTAAATTACTACAACGATTCAGGAGCAGCCGTTGGTCTTGGAACAACTGTTATTACAAGTAGATCCATTCCAAATGATTACAATTCAGGAAATTATATGCGAGTAGATCATTTTGATCACGGAATGTATTCTAAAACAAATAAATTAACCATAAGTGGTATTGCACCAAGTTCTTCTCAGGTAATTCTTACCTCCCCATTACTAAGGTCAGAGGTCAATACGATTAATATTTCAGATTCTTCCAATTTTGCCACATTTGAAAAAATGGCAGTTAGTGCAAGCAATCCTGGATATGTAAAAGTTGAAGATGAAATTATTAGTTATCAATCTGTTGGTAACGGTACATTAAATACTCTTGGTAGAGGAATTGATTCTACTGTCATCTTAGATCATCCAATAGATAGTTTAGCATACAAATATCAATTGAATGGAATTTCTCTTAGAAGAATTAATACAACTCATGACATTAGTGATTTAGATATTGGAATAGATGGATATTTTATTGAAATTGATAGATCATCCGCAAAAGGTACGAATAGATCTTTTGATGGATCATTTATGGATGCTCCACAATTATCATTCACAAATACTCAAACTTTTGGTGGTTCTAATGTTAAGGCAACAGAAAATATTCAATATGATGCTATTGTCCCATATTACAATGTTGCAACCCCAAGTTCATCAACTTCCGTTACTGCATCAATAAGATCAATAACCGGTACTAGTATTTCTGGAAATGAAACTTCATTCTTAGATAATGGTTTTGAACCAGTACAATTGAATAAATTAAACAAATTAACTACCACAAGATTAGTATGCTCCAATATAAATGAAATTACATATTTAACTAATTTACCTAGAAATAAATCACTTACTACTGGAATAACATTAAAGACAACTGATAATAATCTATCGCCTATAATTTATTGTGATAGTGCTAAGAGTGAGTTTTATAGTAATAGAATAGACAAACCAATAGAAGATTATGCATCTGATAATAGAGTTAATTCTTTAATATATGATCCCCATGCTGCGGTTTATGTTTCAAATACAGTTAAATTAACTCAACCAGCATCTTCTCTGAAAGTAATTTTATCTGCATATCGTCATGAATCATCTGATTTTAGAGTCCTTTACAGTTTAATCAGAGCAGATTCTAGTGAAATTCCTCAAGCATTTGAATTATTCCCTGGTTATGATAATTTAATATATACTAATGGTGGTGGTTATTCTGTTAAAAATAAATCTAAAAATAATGGAAAACCAGATGTATTTGTAAGTTCAAGTTTGAATAATGAATTTTTAGAATATCAATTTACTGCAGATAATCTTGATTTATTTACAGGTTATACAATTAAAATTGTAATGTCTGGAACCAACCAAGCATATGTTCCAATAATTAAACAACTTAGATCAATAGCAGTAAGATGATAAGAGTTGAAGGTTATTCAAATTTATATCGTGATGAAGAAACTGGTGCCATAGTTAATTGTGATACTATGGCATATAATCAATATATAACTTCTTTAAATATGAAAAATTCTCAAAAAAAAGAAATTGATGGTATAAAAAATGAAATTAGTGAGATAAAATCTTTATTAAAACAATTGCTTGATAAAAATGGATCCATCTAAAATTGAATTAAATTCTATTTCAAAACTTTTTGAATATGAAAAAATATCAAGAGAAATTGAACAATGTGATGACATTGATCAATTAAAGAATATTGCAAAATCTTATGTGAAACTTCATCTTGCACAACAAGAATTAATTCTTCAATTAGGTAGTAAACTATAATATAAATAAGAAGTAGATATTGAAAAAATAGATGGCAGCCGTATATGTCAACAATTTAGTCATAAATGCTGGATGTACTTTTAGCCAATCATTTAGCTTAGAATCAATTGATACAAATTCTGCATTTAATTTGGTAGGATATACAATATCTGCACAAATGAGAAAATGGTCTGGAAGTTCTTCCGCTATAAATTTTACCACAAATACTCTTGTAACATCTCCAAATTCATTAATTATTAGTTTAACTGCAGATCAAACAAAAGATCTAAAACCTGGTAGATATGTTTATGATGTTGTAATCTATGACGATTATGATACTAAAATTAGAATTATTGAGGGTATGGTTCTTTTAAGAGAAGGAGTTACTCGATAATGGCAGATATAAGAGTTAGAGTAGGTCAAGAAAACGCTGTTAAAGTTATTTCCAGTCTATCTTCTGCTGGCGGTAGAGCAGTAATTTCTGATAATGTAATTGGTGGAATTGCATCAGTTACACAATTGAGTGTAAGTGGTATTTCTACATTTAATACATCTATATTTGCTGGAATATCAACTTTTTCAAATAGGTTATATATAAGAGGAGGTTTATATTTTACGCAATATTCCGCATATGGAATAGCATATTATGGAACTGATGGTCAATTAAGTTTTACATCATCATCAGCAATTAATATTAGCAATAAAATACTTACAACTGATGAATTCGGCGTTCCAATTTGGTCAAATATAATCGATGGAGGATCATACTAATGGCAAAACCAAATAGTCGCCAAGAACTTGTAGATTACTGTCTAAGGCGCCTAGGCGCCCCTGTACTGGAGATTAACGTAGATGATGACCAAGTAGATGATTTGGTTGACGATGCCCTCCAGTACTTCCACGAGAGGCACTTTGATGGCGTTGAAAGAATGTATCTTAAGTACAAGATAACTCAGGCAGATATTGATAGAGGACATTCTCAAGGAACAACTGGAGTAGGAATAGTAACAACCACAGGATCCACAAATATTAGTGGAGTTGGTAGTACATCATTCAAATTTTATGAGACATCCAATTTTATTCAAGTACCAGATTCCGTAATAGGAATAGAAAAAGTATTTAAATTTGATACTAGTGATATTTCTGGAGGAATGTTCAGTATTAAATATCAGTTATTTCTAAATGATTTATATTATTTCAATTCAGTAGAACTTCTTCAATATGCAATGGTAAAATCGTATTTGGAAGACATTGATTTTTTATTAAAAACGGATAAACAAATAAGATTTAATAAAAGACAAAATAGAATGTATTTGGATATTGATTGGGGGGCACAAAAAGCAAATAGTTTTTTAATAATTGACTGTTATAGAATTTTAGATCCTAATGATTTCACAAAAGTATATAATGATAGTTTCTTAAAGAAATACCTTACCGCATTAATTAAAAGGCAATGGGGACAGAATCTAATTAAATTTAGAGGAGTTAAATTGCCTGGTGGTATTGAATTAAATGGTAGAGAATTATATGATGATGCTGAAAGAGATCTTAGTGCAATACAAGAAAGAATGTCAATGGATTATGAACTTCCACCCTATGATTTTGTTGGATAATGGCACTAAATCCTTTTTTTCTACAAGGATCACCTGGAGAACAAAGACTCATTCAAGAGTTAATTAATGAACAGTTACAAATTTATGGTATAGAAGTAACTTATATACCAAGAAAATTTGTAAAAAAAGAAACTATAATAAAAGAAGTTACTGCATCAAAATTTGATGATAATTTTTCTATAGAAGCTTATGTAAGTAATTATGATGGATATACTGGATCAGGAGATATATTAACAAAATTTGGAATGAATTTGAAAGATGAAATAACTTTAATTATATCTAAAGAAAGATTTGAGGATTTTATATCTCCATTCCTATCTTCAATGAGTCCCGAAGAAATTATAGTATCAACTCGTCCAAGAGAAGGAGATATTATTTATTTTCCTTTAGGTAAAAGATTATTTGAAGTTAAGTTTGTAGAACATGAAAAACCATTTTATCAGTTAGGTAAAACGTATGTTTATGAAATTAGTTGTGAACTGTTTGAATTGGAAGATGAAATTGGTGGATTTAGTGATTCAAATTATGTAACTGAAGCAATAGATACAACTTTACAAGATCAAGGATATATAACTACTTTACAATTATTTGGAAGCGGACAAAGAGCAACTGCAAATACTGGTATTAATAGTGGATATATTAGAAAAGTTTCATTAATTAATGATGGATATGATTATCTTATCCCACCAACAATTACATTTACTCCTGCTCCTAATGGGGGACAAACCGCATCTGCTGTAGCATTTACTACATGCAAAGGAGGAGTTTGTTCAATAAAAGAAATTTTATTAATAAATCCTGGATATGGATATACAGTAGAACCAAAAGTTAATATTATTAGTTCTGATAATGGATTTGGTGCTGAAGCAAAATGCGAATTTATTAAAAATTATTCTGGTATTGGTTCCATCGGTATACAAACTTATGGTAATGGATATGCAAATTCTCCAATAGTTACATTCAGTTCTCCTACAGTAGGTTCAGCAATAACTGCAATAGGGAAAGCAGTAGTTGGATCTTCGGGAAGTATTACACAAATTTTAATTAAAGATGCTGGAATTGGATATGCTTCTACGCCATCAATTACAATACAAAATCCACCATTATTAACTGGAATTGGTACATATAAATTTAATGAAATTGTTACTGGATCAATTTCTGGCACAACTTCAAGAGTTAAATCTTGGTTCAAAGATACTAAGGTTCTTGAAGTTGGGGTGATTGACGGAACATTTGAAAATGGTGAAATAATTGTTGGATCTGCATCATCCGCAATATATACACTCAAATCTACTTCTGAAAGTAAATTTGTGGATAAATATGAAGAAAATGATCAGATAGAAAAAGAAGCTGATCTCATTGTAGATTTTTCAGAATCAAATCCATTTGGTAACTATTAATGCTAGGATCTTATTTTTATCATCATATCATAAGAAAAACCATTATTGCTTTTGGTACTCTTTTTAATAACATCTATATAAAGCATCAAGATTCTGAAGAAAATATTTATAGTGAACTCAGAGTCCCATTGGCATATGGTCCAATGCAAAAATTTCTTGCAAGACTTGAACAGCAAGCAGATTTAAATAAACCTGTTCAAACTACATTACCTAGAATGTCATTTGAAATGGTTTCCATCAAATATGATCCAAGCAGAAAGGTTGGAGCAACACAATCTTTCTCAGCATCTGATGGAAATAAACTAAAAAAAGTTTATATGCCAGTTGCGTATAATATTGGATTTGAATTAAATATCTTTACAAAATTAAATGACGATTCATTCCAGATCGTAGAGCAGATTCTTCCTTATTTTCAACCAGCATTTACTCTTACTATAGATTTGGTAAATTCAATTGGTGAGAAAAGAGATATTCCTTTAGTTTTAGATGATGTTTCTTTTAAAGATGATTATGAAGGTGATTTTTCTACAAGAAGATCTTTAATTTATACTCTAAAATTTACAGCAAAAACATATCTGTTTGGTCCTATTGCAGATACTACAGATGGTCTTATTCGTAAAGTACAAGTCGATCTCTATACGGGTACAGATACTGTAAATTCTAAGAGAGAAATGAGATATACAGTTGTTCCAGATCCTATTGATGCCGAACCAACTGATGACTTTGGATTTAATGAGAATTGGGAATTCTTTAACGATTCTAAAACTTATAGTCCAACTCAAAAAACTGATATTTAATGGTAATTAATATGGCAAATAATTTTGAATCCATTGATAAAACATTGAATACTAAAAGTAACATCATCGAAGTTGAACCAAAAGTATCCAATGTTAAAATACTGAAGGCGACTCCAGATGATATTCAAAAAGATTATGAATATAGTAGAGCACAATTATATTCACTTATTGAAAAAGGCCAGGAAACATTGAATGGCATTATGGAACTTGCAGCAGAAACTGCTAGTCCAAGGGCATATGAAGTTGCAGGACAGATTTTAAAAAGTGTTGGTGATACTGCAGATAAATTAATTGATCTTCAGAAGAAAATGAAAGGTATTGAAGATGAAGATGCAAAGGCAACTAATAATGTAACTAATAATGCGGTTTTTGTTGGATCAACGTCAGAATTGCAAAAATTACTCAAAAAAGGTTTTCTAAATAATAAAGAGAAATTTTAAATATATAAATGGATCTCAAGTCTCATAGAACAGTTGAACAAATTGCAAAGAAACATCGTTTGGATATTTCTTTTGTAAAAAAACAACTTGAAATGGGAATTCCAATTGAGCATGAACATACGCAAAATAGAATTATAGCAACTGATATTGCTCTTCAACATTTAGATGAGATTCCAGATTATTATACTCGTCTTAAAAAAATGGAAGCATCTGCAAAAAAAGAACATAAAAAGTTCAGAGATGTAAAAGAAGATGCTGTGACTGACCTTCAGAGAGGTATTACTGAATTACCTGATGCATCCTATGATTCCATAGATAATTTAATGAGACGCATTATGAAGAAAAGAAAAATGAGCGCCAAACAACTTCATAATGATTTTGTTAATAGACACAATCAAACTCCAGATACTTGGGCAAAAAAGAACATGAAGGAAGAAACCAAATCTGGAGATCAAGGTCTTCATGATTGGTTTGACAAATCCAAATCAAAAGATAAAAAACCAGGTTGGGTAAATGTTGTAACTGGCGGAACTTGTGCAAGTGATGAACCTGGAGAAGGAGTTCCAAAGTGTGTATCTTCTCAGAGAAGAGCAAATATGTCCAAAGAAGAAAGATTATCAGCATCAAGAAGAAAAAAAGCAGCAGATCCTAGACAACAAGAAAAATCTGGTGCTGCAAAACCAACAAATGTAAGGACGGAAGAAATGGATCTACAAGAAGTAAAAGATAAACCAGGTAAAGGTAGTGGTAAAAAAGATGCTTGTTATAATAAAGTAAAGTCAAGATATGATGTTTGGCCTAGTGCATATGCATCTGGAGCACTTGTCAAGTGTCGTAAAGTTGGTGCTGCTAATTGGGGAACAAAAAGTGAGGCAGCAAACCTTGATCAACAACCAGCAATTGCAATTAAGATGAAAAAGAAAGGAATTAAACCAAAATCAGAAATGGAGGAAGATTGTTGGGATGAATATAAGAAAAAAGGTATGAAAAAGAAAGGTAATAAAATGGTTCCAAATTGCGTTCCAATAAAAGAAACAATGGAAATGAAAAGATATTGTCCAAAATGTGCAAAAGAAGAAACTCGTGATGAATGCAAATATGGGCAAAAATATTGGGATATGTTCTCAATGCCAATTACTTTAAAGCATTATACACCAAATACTCCCCATCCTGGAAATATGCCAGAAGAAAAAGATTATGAGTATTCAATGGCACGTTCTGAACTGAATACAATCATAAACGCCTCAAAAAGATTAAAGAAAAAAATAGGTAAAGGTGAAGGCAATCTTGAAGCATGGATTCAATCCAAAATTACTAAAGCCGCAGATTATATCGACACTGCTGCCGATTATATTGATAGTGGCGAAAGTAAAGTAAATGAAGATGTTACCATTGAAGATGCGGACGGTAATACATTTCTCAGAATTATTAATATTATCAGACCGGAACGATTGAAGACAACAAGAGGTATTAGTAATAGATTAGTTGGAGAAAGTATTTCTAGTGAACCAAAGTTAAAACCAGGATCTGGACTTGGTGGTGGAAAACCAGTTTATGAGAAAGAAAAAGAACCAAAACCAACAGGTGCAGAATTGCCAAAATTACCTTTAGCAAAGGGAGAAGGTGGATCTCCATATGAACCATATAAGGCACCAAAAGAGGATCCAAAAAATCCTTATGTTCCTGCACCAAAAAGACTAAAGGTTCAATTAGCACATTATGAGTTTGAAGGTAAAACTCTTTCTCAATTTATGATTGAAGCATCCGCTGCTTGGCAAAGAAAAGAGGGAAAGAATCCTGAGGGTGGTCTAAACAAAAAAGGAATCTCCTCATACCGAAAAGAGCATCCAGGATCACACCTTTCACTTGCGGTTACAACTAAACCATCAAAGTTGAAAGCAGGTTCTAAAAAAGCAAATCGCAGAAAGTCTTTTTGTAGTCGTATGTCTGGCATGAAAGCAAAATTAACAAGTGCAAAAACTGCAAATGATCCTAATTCAAGAATCAATAAATCATTAAGAAAGTGGAATTGTTAGTATGAATGAATTAACAGAACTTTTTAAGTTAGTAGCGCAAGAAAAGAAACAAAAAAAAGAAGAATTTGAATCTTTAGTCGGTGACTTGGGACTAGATTCCATCTTTGAGGAAGTTTCTATTCTCAAAACTAAGAGTAAAATAAAAAATAAAAAAGGTGATAAGGCACTCAAAGTATTTGAGGACTTACTATCATCTAGAGAGATGGAACCGAATATTGAAGAAGAAATTGAAGAAATTTTTGAAGTAGTAGAAGAACTTCAAGAAGAACTTGAAGAACCAAAAAATAAACTGATTGAACGGTCATTAGGACTTCTTGCAGAACCATCAAATACTAAAGTTCAGCAAGACCCACTCACTCCACTGGATCAGAAGTTTGCAACACTCGACGATTTACAGAAACATTACAGTACTTTCCTTTCTCGTATTCAACAACAACTCTCCACATTAGGTGGTGGTGGTGAAACTCGTTTAAGATACCTTGATGATATTGTGGGAGTTGCAACAAATTCAAGTGCTTATAATCAAAAGTTTTTGCAATGGAATTCAACTACAAATACGGCAGAGTTTGTTGATCCAAGTGATTCTGAAACTACGACGATAGTTTCTATCAGTGGAATTACGCCATACTATCAAGCATCAAATGTAGATGATTATATTGGCGTAAGTGCGAATGTTCCCGTAACTATTGATTTGCCATTATCTCCCATAGTAGGTAAAAAAATTGTTGTAAAAGATGAGGGAAATAAAATCGCTACATATAATATCACAGTACAAGCAGGTGCTGGAACAAGTGTTGAGAATGATAGTTCAGTTATTATGGATATCAATCATCAAAGTTTCACATACTTCTTTAATGGAAATAATTGGTTCTTAATCTAATATGTCATATAATCCTCTTCCACAACCAGCAAATGTAGTTGCCATTAGTGCTGGTTCATCGGTCACAGAAGTTAATAGATTTCCAGTAGGTATTGGTTCCACTGGTTTTGTAACACTTAAAACTGGAAATACTCCAATCAGTTTTTCCAATCCACTTCCAGTATCATTGGGTTCATCCAATATTACTATTACTGGTAATGTAAATGTAGGAACTACGGTATCAGTCACTAGTACTCCACAAAATCCAGTTCACACTCACATTACTGAAGTTGGTTCAAGTGGTATTTTGCAGGATATGGGTATCCCATATCTTCCAGTGGGTATATCAACTTTTAATAATATTATAGTTATCAAACAACCTGAAGGCAGTTTATATTCATTCAACAATCACGCAACAAATACAAATCGCGGTTGGACTATGGACGATACAATGAGACCTGTGCTGAGTATTAGAGTGAATAGTTCTGGAACCACTATAGCAGATTTGGCAGAAATTGCAGAATATGAAATTGGAAATAATAACGCAAGTCAAAGCACTATCATCTATGAGTGGTATGAGGGTGATATTAATATTTCTGGAGCAGCAATTCCTGCTTGGAATTCATTAGGAACAAAATTGCAATATAGAGTATATCAAGATAAGTATAGCAGTAATGCGGGAAATACCTTTACACAAAATAGTTCTGTTATGAGACATAGTGGAGTTATTATTGGAAAAAATACTTCAGGTGATGAAGGACCATCAACTATGCATGGTGGAGCATCTCCAAATATGCTTACACTTTGTATGAGAAGAGTTGATAACTCAACGAAATTGGATGTTTGGTTTGCTTTTACTTGTAAGGAATTATCTTAACTATTATGACAATCGAAGATATTCAACTAAAGCAATCCGATGCTTATCTCTCTAATCCAAATTTAAAGAGAGCAAACACAACTATTGAGTGGACTGAAGATCAAATTATTGAGTTTTTGAGATGTAAAGAAAATCCTGTATATTTTGCAAAAAATTACATTAAAATTGTTTCTCTTGATGAAGGACTTGTTCCTTTTGAAATGTATCCGTTTCAGGAAAAATTAGTTCAACGATTTCATGAGAATCGTTTTAATATATGTAAAATGCCACGCCAAACCGGCAAATCTTTAGCATTAGACACTCCAATTCCAACTCCAAATAGTTGGACAACAATGGGGGATTTAAAAGTTGGGGATGTTATTTTTTCCCCCTCTGGCGATAGTGTTTCGGTTACTATGAAAACTGAAATAATGTATAATCATAATTGCTATAAATTATATTTTGATAATGGTGAGGAAATAGTTGCAGATGCGGGTCATTTATGGGAGGTTGATAGTTCATATTGGAGAACTGGTAAAAAAGTATTAACATCTCAAGAAATATACGATAAGTACGAAACAAAAACTAAAAATAAAAGAGGAAGTGGCGTTCAAGGGTCATTATATATTGAAAAATCCAAACCAATCAATTTTATTAAAAACTCATTAGATATTGATCCATATCTTCTTGGAGTTTGGTTGGGAGATGGATATTCTTCAGATGGAAGAATTGTAGCACATAAAGATGATTATGAGTTCTATAAGACTATATTCGATATAGAGCATGAAAGAGAAGATGGTAATTGTATGAGATTTAAAGTTAGAGATTTTAAATTAAAATTAAAATCTCACAATTTATTAAAAAACAAACATATTCCACAAAATTATTTAAGATCTTCCTATGAAGATAGGTTAGAATTACTTCGTGGATTAATGGATACCGATGGATCTGTTACAAAAAATACTAGATCTTTTGAATTTTATCAAAAAAATTATGATTTTATATTACAAGTTGTGGAATTGCTCTCTACCCTTGGCATTAAATCTAATATTAGAAGAAAAAAAATAAAAGACATTTACTATCACACAGTATCATTTACTACCAAAGAAAGAATATTCAATCTTTCAAGAAAATTGAATAATATTGATGTGCTAAGACCAACAAGAATTCAAGAAAATCGACATTATATTCATAAGATAGAAAAAGTTGATAGTGTTCCAGTTGCTTGTATTCAAGTAGATAGTGAAGATCATCTATTCTTATGTGGTAAGACTTTTATACCAACTCACAACTCTACAACTTGCGTATCCTACTTACTCCATTATGCAGTTTTTAATGATAATGTAAATATTGCTATTCTAGCAAACAAAGCATCTACTGCTAAAGATCTTTTAGGAAGATTGCAACTAGCATATGAAAATCTTCCTAAATGGATGCAACAAGGTATTGTATCTTGGAACAAGCAATCATTAGAACTAGAAAACGGATCAAAAATTGTTGCTGCTTCAACTTCCGCATCTGCTGTTCGTGGTGGATCTTATAATATCATATTTTTGGACGAATTTGCGTTTATTCCAAATAATATTGCAGATCAGTTCTTTGCGTCGGTTTATCCTACTATTTCTTCCGGTAAATCTACCAAAGTAATTATTGTATCTACGCCTCACGGTATGAATCACTTCTACCGTATGTGGCATGATGCTGAGAAGGGTAAAAATGAATATGTTCCAACAGATGTTCATTGGTCTGAAGTTCCTGGTAGAGATGCAAAATGGAAGGCATCTACGATTTCCAACACCAGCGAATCCCAATTTAAGGTAGAATTTGAAAGTCTTGACTATACAACTGTTATAAATAATGGTATGATAGATGTATCTATCGGAGATTTATATGAACAACTCAAAAACGAACAGTAAAAATATCACAAAAGAACAATTGGAACATTTGTATCGTGATAAAAAAATGACTTTAGATGAGATTGGGATATATTTTGGATATGCAGATCGCCAACCCATTATTCGTTTATTTAAAAAATTTAATATAAAATCAAGAACAAAAGTGGAAAGTTCTGCCATAGTATTTGAAAATAAAAACAATATTCCGTCGAGAGATGAATTAAAAAAAGATTTAGAAACTATGAGCGTTTCTAAGGCAGCAAAAAAATATAATATTCATAGAGGATCTTTAACAAAAATTATAAAAAAATATGGTTTGGAAATAGATTATTTTGTAAATTTAAATATCAAAGAAAATATTAACAACGAAGAATATAAAGATTTATCCCCCATAGAATTATCTTTGATATTTGGCGTAGAAGTACAGACTATAAAATACTACAAAAAAACATTCACTAGAAACCAATATGATTTAGAAACCATAAAGGAAAAATTTAACAAATATAATTTTAATTTTAATAGTAAAAGTTTAATAAAACAAATTAAATGTTCCGATAAAAATTTATATGATTCTATTTTTGAATTAACAAAAAATCAGTATTTACAAAGTAATAAATTTACTGAAAGAATTTATCGCCTTTTTAATAATTATAGTGAAGATAAAATTGAACAATGTAAATATTGTAAAAATCCATTAAAATTTTATACTTATGAATTGGGATATGGTAATAGTGAGCATAATATTTGTAAAATGTGCAACCATTCTATTAATGGGGTATCATTAATTTCCCAAAAATTGTTTTGGAGCATTTATAATTCATTGAATTTTCAAGAAAAAAAGTTTTGCAAATTTTCAGAATTAAATATAGAAAAGAAAATTTATATAACTAGCAATGATAAATGTAAGTTACTAGAAGTAAAAAATAAATTAAATAAAAATTGCTATTTTATTGATTTTATTTTCAATAATAAAATTATAGAATTTGATGGAACTTATTATCATAAAGATAAAGATAAAGATATAGCAAAAGACAAATTTTTAAATCTCAAAGGTTATGAAGTTCTCCATATTGATGAATTGGAATATAAAAATTATCCCGAACAAATTTTAAACAAATGCATACAATTCCTGAAAGCGTAGTATTAAACAAAAAAGGACACAAAATACTTTCTCCTGAAGGTTTAGTATCCTTTTTTGGTATAAACAAAATAACTAAAAATAGTTACATTCATCTAAAGTTTTCTAATGGAAATGAATTGAAATGTTCTTTAGATCACCCATTATCTACAATTGATGGAATAATTAAAGCAAAGGATTTGGACAAATTTACAGAAATTTATACTAAGGATGGTGGATGTTTTTTAAAAAAATCAAAAATCATTGAGCAACAAATAGATCTATATGATATTGTAAATTCTGGTATTAACCACCTATATTATTCAAATGATATAATATCACATAACTGCGAGTTCTTAGGATCGGTAGATACATTAATCAATGCATCAAAACTTAGAACGATGGTTTATGAGGATCCATCTAAAAGAAATAAAGGTCTTGATGTTTATGAAGATCCAAAAGAAGATCACAATTATTTAATTACTGTTGACGTGGCAAGAGGTGTTGGAAACGATTATTCTGCATTTATAGTATTTGATATTACAAATTTTCCATACAGAACAGTAGCAAAATATAAGAATAATGAAATAAAACCTATGATGTTTCCTGCTATTATTCATGAAGTAGCAAAAGCGTATGATGATGCTTGGTTATTGATTGAAGTTAATGACATTGGTGATCAGGTGGCAAGTATTCTTCATTTTGATCTTGAATATGATAATGTTTTAATGTGTTCAATGCGCGGCCGCGCAGGTCAAATTGTAGGATCTGGATTTAGTGGTAAAAAATCTCAACTTGGTGTCCGTATGACATCAGCGGTTAAAAAGTTAGGATGTTCTAACTTAAGAACCTTAGTTGAGGACGATAAACTTCTGATTAATGACTATGATATGATCTCAGAACTTACTACATTTATTCAAAAAAGTAGATCATTTGAAGCAGAAGAGGGATGTAATGATGATTTAGCAATGTGTCTTGTTATATTTTCTTGGTTAGTTGCTCAAGATTATTTTAAAGAAATGACGAATAATGATGTTCGTAAAAGAATCTATGAAGAGCAAAAGAATCAAGTAGAACAAGATATGGCACCCTTTGGATTTATTTTGGATGGATTAGATGATCCCGAAATTTACGTAGAACCTGAGACTGGTGATAGATGGTTATTTGCAACAGCACAAAATGAAAATCAACCTTTAGAAATTTGGAATGTTGATGAGTATGGTGATAGATCTCATGAATGGAATTATCGCTAAAGAGGCAGAATTTTATAAATACTTTTAGAATAATTCTGGACTTGTCGGGGAATAAAAATGGCGCTAAATTTAGCATCTCCTGGAATTGTAGTAAGGGAAGTTGACTTAACAGTTGGGAGAGTTGGGCCAGCTTCAAATAAAATTGGTGCAATCGTAGCTCCTTTTGCAAAGGGACCTGTAGATTCACCAACTCTGGTTGAAACAGAGAAAGATTTACTAAACAATTTTGGTGAGCCATATGCAACAGATAAAAATTATGAGCATTGGTTAGTTGCTTCTTCTTATCTTGCATATGGGGGATCACTTAGAGTAGTGAGAGCAGACGACACATCATTTAAAAATGGTATGGTAGGTACTGCTGCTAGTGTTAAAATTAAAAGTTTAGAGCACTATACTGAATTAGGGTATGATGAAAACACAATTACTGATGTAACTATTGCTGCAAGAAATCCTGGTTCCTGGTCTAATGGAATTAGAGTAGCAATGATTGATGCTAAAGCAGATCAAATTTTAAATGGAATTGACACTACTAACATCACTATTGGATGTGGTCTTACACAATCTGCTAATAGTAAAGTTAAGGCAGGAATTGGAACAACATCAATTCTTGGAGGATACATAAAAGGTATTGTTACTGGTGTTGGAACTGCTGTAGGTCTTTCAACGAATCAAATTTTAGTTAAGTTTTTATCACATGTTTCTACTGGAGGAACAATTACAAATATTGATTATCAACCATCAAGTATCTATTCTTTTACTAATTCTGGATTTGTTTCAATTAGTACAAGTGGTGGATATATTGGAACTGCTGCATATAGTTCACAATTAGATTGGTTTGATCAGCAACAACTTGTACTTGGAAATACTGCAGTTGGATCTGGAACAACATATATAACTATTAATTGGAATAATATTGCCGATCGTCCATCTACTTCAGATTATGCAGAATCTAGAGGATCAAGATTCGATGAAGTTCATATTGTAGTAATTGATGCCTTAGGGTCAATTACTGGTAATGCAGGAACAATTCTTGAGAAGCATTTAAATATTTCCAAAGCATCTGATGCACAATTTTCAGTTGGAAGTCCTTCTTACTGGAGAAAATATCTTGCAAATAATTCTGAATATATTTTTGGTGGATCTGCTCCAACAGGTATTGTAACTACTGGATTTAGTTATGATTTTACATTATCAAATGATATTGGTTGGGATCAAACTGCCGATGGTGGAACTGGAGGAGTTATTTTTGGTGGTACTGGAGCACAAAACTTTGTTCTTTCCAAAGGATCAGATTATGGTGGGAAAACGGGAATTAGTTCAACAGGTGCATTAACTGCATCAGTTGGAAAACTTTCTGAAGGATATGATTTATTTGAAAATACGGATAATTTTAAAGTTGATTTTCTCTTAATGGGTTCTGCAAATTATGGTATCTATGATGCTCAAGCACTTGCAGAAAAGGTCATTTCTGTTGCAGAATTAAGAAAAGATGCACTTGCATTTATTTCACCATATAGAGGATCTTCATTATCAGATACTTCAGATCAAAGCAAAGTAACTGTGTATTCGGATGCAACAATTACTGATAAACTTATTGAATTCTATGCACCTATTACATCTTCAACTTATGCAGTATTTGATTCTGGATATAAGTACATGTATGATAGATTCTCAGATACTTTTAGATATGTTCCCTTAAATGGTGATATTGCTGGAACTTGTGCTCGTAATGATATTAACAACTTCCCATGGTATTCGCCAGCAGGAACTTCAAGAGGAGCAATCTTGAACGCAGTGAAACTTGCATATAATCCATCTAAATCTCAAAGAGATCGTCTTTACACAAATAGAATTAATCCAGTTATCTTCTCCCCAGGAGCAGGTATTGTTTTATTTGGTGATAAAACTGCTTATGGTAAAGCATCTGCATTTGATAGAATTAACGTTCGTAGACTTTTTGTTTACTTAGAAACTGCAATTTCTTCAGCTGCTAAGGATCAACTTTTCCAGTTTAATGATGAAATCACAAGAACCAACTTCGTAAATATTATAGAACCATTCCTCCGCGATGTTCAAGCAAAGAGGGGAATTTATGATTATGTTGTTGTTTGTGATGAAACCAATAATACCGCAGCTGTAATTGATTCTAACGAATTTGTTGCAGATATTTACATCAAACCAGCAAGATCAATTAACTTCATTGGTCTTACTTTTGTCGCCACCAGAACTGGTGTTTCATTTGACGAAGTAATCGGTCAATTCTAATTAATCTAGAGGTAAAAAACCATGGCAACCAGAAATCAATTAAATCCACCTCCTTTAAGGAAGATTACCGACTTCAAGAGTAAACTCTCTGGTGGTGGTACTCGCGCAAACCTTTTTGAAGTTGTATTGTCATTCCCAGCATCTTCTCCAACAGATAATGTTACTCTTGATAAAATTAGATTTTTAGTCAAAACAGCAGCTCTTCCAGCATCCACTATTGGTCCTGTTAATGTTCCATTTAGAGGAAGAATTTTAAAAGTCGCTGGAGATAGAACTTTTGAAAGTTGGACTGTTACTGTAATTAATGATACAGACTTTGCAATTCGTTCTGCTCTTGAAAAATGGGTCAATTCAATCAACAGAGTTTCTGATGCAACTGGTGCTACTGATCCAGCACTTTATCAAGCAGATGCTTTTGTTTATCAATTAGATCGTGATGGTTCTACTCTTAGAGCATATCACATGTATGATATTTTCCCAACTAATATTTCACCAATTGCCCTTTCTTATGATACCACTGATGCAATTGAAGATTTTACTTGTGAATTCCAAGTTCAATGGTGGGAAGCAATTAAAGGAAATGGTGCAAACTCCGGTGGTGAAGATATCAACTAAATATAATATACAGATAAAATTATAAGATGGCAAAACTTTTTGGATTTTCAATTGATGATTCTAATGATAAACTAAAATCTAAATCTATTGTCTCCCCCGTTCCACCTAACAATGACGACGGGGTAGACAATTTTATTGCGAGTGGATTTTATGGTCAATATTTAGATATTGAAGGTGTTTATAGAACTGAATTTGATTTAATCAAAAGATATCGTGAAATGGCATTACATCCTGAGTGTGATAATGCAATTGAAGATGTTGTAAATGAAGCAATTGTAAGTGATTTATATGATTCTCCAGTAGAAATTGAACTTTCAAATTTAAATGCTAGTGATAAATTAAAAGAAAAAATTAGAGAGGAATTTAAATATATTAAAGAACTCATGGATTTTGACAGAAAATGTCATGAGATTTTTAGGAATTGGTATGTTGATGGTAAATTGTATTATTTAAAAGTAATTGATATTAAAAAACCTCAAGAGGGTATACAGGATCTGAGATATATTGATCCTATGAAGATGAAATTTGTTCGACAAGAAAAAAATAAAGATAAAAGAAATTTACTTAATATAAACACTGCACAAGAAACTGATAAGGTATTTTATCCAGAACTTGATGAATTTTTCTTATATACGCCTATACCATCTTACCCATCTGCGGGAATGATCAGTGGTGGTGGAACTGCTAAACATATTAAAATTGCCAGAGATTCGATAACATATGTTACTTCTGGTCTTGTAGACAGAAATAAAGGTACTATTCTTTCATATTTACATAAAGCAATCAAGGCTCTCAATCAACTGAGAATGATTGAAGATTCACTTGTAATTTATAGACTTTCAAGAGCACCAGAACGTCGTATTTTTTATATTGATGTTGGCAATCTTCCTAAAGTAAAAGCGGAACAATATCTCAAAGAGGTTATGTCTCGCTATAGAAATAAGTTAGTTTACGATGCCAGCACTGGAGAAGTTCGTGATGATCGTAAATTTATGTCCATGATGGAAGATTTTTGGTTGCCTCGTCGTGAAGGTGGTAGAGGAACTGAAATTACTACTCTTCCAGGTGGTCAAAATCTTGGAGAACTTAGTGATATTGAATATTTCCAGAAAAAACTTTATAGAGCACTCGGTGTTCCAGAATCTAGAATAGCTGGAAGTGGAGACGGATTTAATCTTGGTCGTTCATCAGAAATTCTGAGAGATGAATTAAAATTTACAAAATTTGTAGGGCGTTTAAGAAAAAGATTTTCTAATCTGTTTAATGATATGCTCAAAACTCAATTAGTTTTGAAGAATATTGTTACTCCAGAAGATTGGGATTCGATGAGTGACCATATTCAATATGATTATCTTTATGACAATCAATTTGCTGAACTTAAAGAATCAGAACTGATAAGTGAAAGATTGGGAATTCTTGCAACTATCGAACCTTATATTGGAAAATATTATTCACAAGAATATGTTCGCAAAAGAATACTGAGACAAACAGATAGTGAAATTATTGAGATAAATCAACAAATTAAGAGTGAAATTAAAAAAGGAATTATTCCAGATCCGGCAACAATTGATCCAATTACTGGCGAACCTTTACCACCACCAGATCAAATGGGAATGGATACCGGAATGCCACAAGATCAGGGTATGGATCAACAATTGGCAGTACCACCACCTCCAATGCCATCTTCCAAAGAAGTTAAAAAAGCAGAGATATAAATAATTATTATAATACTATATTAAAGTTTCATGGAAGAACTTATCGATATGATTGCTACAGATTCTGCAGCATCTCAAATTACTGACAGAATTAAGGATTTACTTTTTGCAAAAGCTGCAGAAAGAATTGATGGTGCTAAACCATATGTGGCTTCAACAATGTTTGGTGAGGATGATGTTGAAGATATTGAAAATGAAGATGATGAAGATGAAGATAGTGAAGAGTACTCCGAGGATCAAGAATAATGGCAATAAAAATTATTCAGGACACACAAATTCCAAAAATATCACCATCAGTTGGTGTTGCGGCAACGAGTGTACCTATTGCCCTTAAAACTGGATATTTAAGAATCACTATTGGATCAACTCTTGGATCTTCTGGCGGATATATTGCTATTGGAACTAACCCAGTAGCAACACAGGACAATTATCACATTACATCATATAGTGTTGATATCATAAAAGAACCTCTCAAAAATCAAAAAATTGCAGGAATTGTTACAGGAACGACTACAAAAATAATCTTTGATACGAATGAATGGCATTCTTTTAACGCACAAGATTATGTGACTATTTCTGGTGCTGCAACTGCTGGAATAAACACAACACATAATGCAATTGTTTCTTTAGATAATTCATCAGTTACGATTAATTTCAATAGTTCTTCAATTTCTTCACCAAATATTACTGGAGCATCACTTTCCAGAAGTGTAAAAGTATCTTGTCTTACTCATTCGCCAAGTACTTTTTTTAATATTGCAGAAGTAGTCACACTAGTCTCAGAATAAAAAAATGAAACTCATCACAGAAGAAGTACAAAAGGTCAAATTTATTACAGAAGGAAAAGGTTCCGGAAAGAAAATGTTTATTGAAGGAATTTTCCTTCAAGGAGATATTTGTAATCGTAACGGAAGAATGTATCCAATGGATACTTTAATGAGAGAAGTAAAACGTTATAATGAATCTTTTGTCAATAAAGGTCGTGCTCTTGGAGAACTTGGGCATCCTGATGGTCCTACCGTTAATCTTGATCGTGTTTCTCACATGATTACTTCTCTCGTTAGAGAGGGAAGTAATATTAAAGGAAGAGCACAACTTCTTGAAACACCAATGGGAAAAATTGCCAAAGCACTTATTGCTGAAGGTGTTTGTCTTGGTGTTTCTTCCCGTGGTGTTGGATCATTAAAAATGACTAATGAAGGTCATAAAATTGTTGGTGAAGATTTTATGTTGGCGACTGCAGCAGATATTGTTGCAGATCCTTCCGCACCTGATGCTTTTGTTCAGGGAATTATGGAAGGTAAAGAATGGATTTATGACAATAGTAAGCAGGTTTGGATTGCAGAATCAATTAAAAATATAATTGATAAAGATGTTAAAAAAAGAAAATTGACAGAAGAAAGAAAACTTGAGCATTTTGAGAAATTTATAAGTATGCTATGAAAAATGAACATTACGTTTATGCTCTTGTAGATCCAATTAATAGAATTCCATTCTATATTGGTAAAGGTAAAAAAGATAGGTGTTATTCGCATTTAAAAGGATGTGCCAATTATAATGAAGAAAAATTGAATTATATCAAAAATATAAGACTTTTAGGATTTGAACCAGTGGTTTATAAAATTATTGAAAATTTATCAAATAAACATTCATTAGAATATGAAGATTATTTTATTGAATATTATAAAGAATTTCTTACAAACAAGAAGATAAGTCCACCAGATAGGACGGGATCTAAACTTTCAGAATATCACAAAAAAATATTAAAAGAAAAAAATTTAGGAAAAAAATTAAGTGAAAATCATAAAATAAAAATAGGTACATCTAATTCACATAAACCAAATTATAATATAAATAAAATTTATAAAGATAAATCTTTACATAAAAATGAAGGATCAAAAAATCCTAACTCTAAAAAAATTATTTGTAATGGAATAACTTTTGGATGTATGAAAGATGCTTATGAATATTTTAATGTTTCTAAGCAGACTTTTAAGAAAAGATATGATTTTAATTTTCTTCCAAATCTTTAAATTATAAATAAATATAGATTATACACAAAATCTAAAATGTCCGTTGGTAGCAATTTACAAGAAATGGAAAACGTAGTAACCAAAGGAGCTGCACCTGCTGAACCAATGCAAAAGTTGTCCACTGGAATTGCTCCTGGACAAACTGGCGCATGGGAAGATTTAGGTGGACCTACTCCAGAAAATTATCGCACAGATGACGACTCAGCGAGACTTAATACTCCTGGATCTACTCTTCAACAAGTTAGAAATGTCGTTAATGCTAAGGCTGCTGCGGCAGATCCTATGCAAACAATGGCAAAAGAAGATACTGAATATAATGACGATGAAGAACTTGTAGAAGAATCTGAAACCGAGGATGATAAAAAAGACAAAGAGGAAGATAAGAAGGAGTATGGCAAAAAGAATCCTTCTGCATCTGAAGAAGATGATAAGAAAAAGAAGGAAGATGAAGATGAAATGAAGGAAGAGTATGACATTGAAGAAGATGTCAATGCTCTCCTTGCTGGTGAGGATCTTTCTGAAGAATTCCAAGAGAAAGCACGTACCATCTTTGAAGCTGCTATTAGATCGAAAGTTTTTGAGATCAAAGAGCAGATTCAAGAAACCTATGAAAATGCACTCATTGAAGAAGTTGAAAATATTAAGCAAGGACTCACTGAAAGAGTTGATGCTTATCTTGAATATGTTGCAGATGAGTGGGTTTCAGAAAATGCCCTTGCAATTGAGCAAGGACTTAAAACTGAAATGACTGAATCATTCCTCCTTGGAATGAAGAGTCTTTTTGAAGATCATTATGTATCAATCCCTGAAGAGAAATATGATGTAATCGAGAGTATGGTAGATAAACTTGATGAAATGGAAGAAAAACTCAACGAGCAAATTGAAAAAAATATTGCTCTTAATAACAGATTAGCAGAGTCGGTTGCTGATGTAATCTTTGGAGATATCTCCGATGGTCTTGCACTTTCGCAAAAAGACAAACTCGCTTCTCTTGCAGAAAATGTTGAGTTTGATAGTGAAGAAAACTATCGTGAGAAACTGGTAACTTTGAGGGAATCATACTTCCCATCTAATACTAGTACTCAAAGAGAAGTTACTGAGAATTTATCTGAAGAAGTAGAATATTCCAATCCTTCACAAATCAGTGGAACTATGGAAAGATATCTTTCAGTTCTCAGTAGAACTACTAAGTGATTTTTAAATTATAACAAATCAAACTAACACGTTTTAACTAGAGGTAAAACAAATGCAAATGTTCAATGCAGAATATTTGCAGGAGAAGTGGGCACCAATCCTGGACTATCAGGGACTTGATTCAATCAAGGATTCTCATCGTAGAATGGTTACCGCTGTCCTGCTTGAAAACCAAGAAAAAACTATTCGTGAAGAGCGCGAGTTTCTTTCCGAAAACGTTCCAACCAATAGCACCGCCTCAGGATCCAATCCCGGTTTTAGTGGTAGTGCATCTTCACCTGTTGCTGGTTTCGATCCCGTTCTGATCTCCTTGATCAGACGTGCAATGCCTAACTTGGTCGCTTATGACCTTGCTGGTGTTCAACCAATGAACGGTCCTACAGGACTTATCTTCGCAATGCGTTCACGCTACAAGACACAACTTGGTACGGAAACATTCTACAACGAAGTAGATTCCGCATTCTCAGGTCAAGGTTCAACCTTCACCGAAACCGAAGGATGGACTTCTGGTACAGTTGGTCTTGGTACTACTGCTCAGTCAGGTTCAAACCCAGGTCTTCTTGATGCAGCTGGAACCAACGCAACGGTTTATAACGTTGGTCAAGGTATGCGTACTGATAACGCAGAAAACCTTGGTACTGCCGAAGGTGGTCAGTTCAACGAAATGTCTTTCTCAATTGAGAAGATTACCGTTACTGCAAAGTCACGCGCTCTGAAAGCTGAGTACTCGTTAGAACTCGCACAAGATCTTAAGGCAATTCACGGGTTGAATGCAGAAGCTGAGTTGGCAAATCTTCTGTCAACTGAGATTCTTGCTGAAATCAACCGTGAAGTCATTCGTACCATCTATAACGTTGCTAAGCCTGGTGCTCAAACCAACGTTGCTACTGCCGGTACTTTTGACCTTGATGTTGACTCCAACGGTCGTTGGTCAGTTGAGAAGTTCAAAGGACTTATCTTCCAAATCGAGCGCGATGCTAACGCAATCGCACAACAAACTCGTAGAGGAAAGGGTAATATGATCCTCTGCTCGGCAGACGTTGCTTCGGCACTCACCATGGCAGGTGTTCTCGATTACACCCCAGCACTCAACGCTAATCTTAACGTTGATGACACTGGCAATACCTTCGCTGGTATCCTCCAAGGCAAGTATAAGGTCTATATTGATCCTTATGCTGGTGGTTTCACAAACTCCAACGTCACTGGTGGTCAGTATTATGTTGTCGGTTATAAGGGTTCTTCACCTTATGACGCTGGACTCTTCTATTGTCCTTATGTTCCTCTCCAAATGGTTCGCGCCGTTGGTGAGAACACCTTCCAGCCTAAAATCGGATTCAAGACCAGATATGGCATTGTTGCTAACCCATTCGCTAAGGGTGCAGACACTGCTAATCCTGGTGTTCTTGAGAGAAACACCAACGTCTACTACAGAAGAGTTACTGTTCAAAATTTAATGTAATTCTAACATTAAATACTATTAAAGGGATCTTAAGATCCCTTTTTTTATAAATAATTATGTTATAAACTTTGGTGATATGTTTTATATTTACAAGTCCACAAATAAAATTAATAATAAATTTTATATTGGGAGATGTAAGGGACCCATCAAAAAAAGGGAATATAAACACTGGTGGTATGCTACAAATAAAAAAAGTAATATGCCATTTCCAAATGCTTTAAGAAAATATGGAAGAAACAATTTTATATGGGAAATTTTAGAAGAAACTGAACAGTATAATAATGGTGAACGAGAGATATACTGGATAGATAAATTAAAACCAGATTATAATGCAACTTTAGGTGGAGATGGTGGAAAATTTGGACACACTTGTCCTGAACATGTAAAAGAAGCGACAAGGCAATCTAGAATTGTGTCAGTAAAGGATAGAAAAACTGGAAAAATTTATAATTCTATGAAAGAAGCAAGAGAAGATACTGGAGTTTTTGAAAGTAGTATAGGTAGATCATTGAAATATAATGGACAAAATGGTAGATGGGAAAAAGTGTCTAAATACAAATAAAACGATGAAGACGTTTAAACAATTCATGACAGAGGCAACACCATTTGCCTTAGTAGGACCAACGAGTGCCTATGGTCCTGGATTGTATGGAAATAAAACTGCAAGTGGTCAAGTTTTAACTCCAAATACTATAGGAATTGCTCACAAAACACTTCCTTTAGGTAGTCAAGTTAGATTAACAGATCCAAAAACTAAAAAAAGTATACAAGTTCCTGTAATTGATAGAGGTCCTTATGTAGGAAATCGTCAAGCAGATATAACAGATGCTACTGTAAAAAGAATGGGTTATAAAGGATGGAAAGATTATGGAGTTCGTGATATAGATGTAACCCCAGTGGGAGCAAAGCCAACAAAACCTAAAAAACCACCAATTATTGGATTACCAGACTAATGGCAATTTCACCATATGCAAATCAAATTGGAAATAGAAATTTTCTTTCTCCAGTTGGATTTAAATTTACTCTAGCAAAAGAACCTAAAGTTGCATTTTTCTGCAATTCTGCAAAAATTCCAGAAATTACTTTAGGAGTTGCCAAACAACCAACATATTTAAAAAATCTTGATGTTCCTGGAGAAATTCTCACATATGGGGATTTTACTTTAAAATTTTTAGTCGATGAAAATATGACTAATTATATGTGTATTCATAATTGGTTAACTGGATTAGGATTTCCGGAAAGTGCAGACCAGTATAAAAAATTAACTACAAATGATCAAGAAGTAAGAGATTCTAAAAAGGCATTTAGTGATGGATCACTTCATATCTTAAATAGCAATTATAGGGATATTGCTATCATAAAATTAAAAGATTTATTTCCAATGTCATTGTCAGCATTAGAATTTGATGCTACATTAACTGATATATTATACCTTTCTGCAGAAGTCACCTTCAAATACACAATCTATGATATACTAGGAACAAACGGCAAACCCTTATAAATAATTTTGCTCTAATTGGTTGGCGCTTTTTGGAGATGGGTAGAGAAATCTACCCTATTCCATTATAAATAGTAATGCCAACCAAAATAGAAGCGGATGAAAGATCCAAAAAGGTTTTATACCTACGCTTATTTGCGTAAAGATGGTACTGTATATTATGTAGGAAAAGGTGAAAAATATAGAGCATATAATAAAAACCATAATAACGTATATGTTCCACCCAAAGAAAGGATTATATTTTTAAAAAAAAATATTTTAGAAGAAGAAACATTTAAGCATGAAATCTATATGATTGCTGTATTTGGTAGAAAAGATTTGGGTAAAGGTATTCTTCATAATAAAACAAATGGAGGAGATGGATCTTCAGGAAGAATAGTAACAGAAAATCAAAAAAATAAACAAAGTGAAAAGATGAAAGGAAGAAAAGGTCCTACAATAAGTGAAGAGGGTAGAAAAAAATTATCTCAAATTATGAAAGGTAACAAAAGAGGAAAACCTCATACACAAGAAACTAAGAAAAAAATTAGTGATTCGCATAAAGGAAAAAAACTCACAGAGGAACACAAGAAAAAATTAAGTGAGGTGCATATTAGTATTAAAAAAGGTCCCCATAGTCAAGAAACTAAAGATAAAATAAGTAAGGCACATAAAGATAAAAACCATTTTCCACCCTCTCAAAAAGGAACAAAATGGTGGAATAATGGACAAATAAACAAAAGAAATGTAGAATGTCCAGGAGAAGAGTGGTGTTTGGGGAAAATATCAAATGTCAATTGATTTGGAAAAACTGCAAGAAATGTGGCAGAGAGATTCTATCATTGATCCTGACAATTTACACAATGAATCTTTAAAAATTCCCCAACTACATTCAAAATATTATACAATTTACAATACTATAATTCTTCTTCGTGAAAAGGCAAGAGAATCTTATAGTAAAATTAGATTAGAACGATACAACTACTACACAGGAAAGGCACCAGCAGAGGTTTATGTACAAGAACCATTCCCATATAAGGTAAGAGAAAAGGACGGCATACAGAGGCATATGGATGCCGATGAGAGATTAAATAAAATAGATCTTAAAATAAAATATTATGATGTTATTCTAAAATTTCTTGAAGAGATTATAAAATGTATTTCCAATCGAACTTATCAAATAAAAAATGCAATTGAATGGTCTAAATTTACATCAGGATACAATTAAGGCAGAAATGCCTTTTTTTATTGCAAATAAATATTTGTATCTGAATGATATAAATCATGAGTCATTTGACCATATCAAAAAAGAATGAAGTATATTTACATATTAATGCGGAACCTCATATCTATTATGAGTTATCTGATCAATTTACTTTTGATGTTCCAAATGCAAAATTTAGTCCTCAATTTCGTAACAAATATTGGGATGGAAAAATACGCCTATTCTCTACACAAACCGGCGAAATATATGTAGGATTATTAGATAAAATAATCAAATTTTGTGAAGATCACAATTATACCTACGAGTTTATAGATAATAAATTTTATGGACTTCCTTTTGAAGTAAATAAGAATATCTCAAAAGAGGGTGTAAAAGATTATGTAAATAAAATTAGTAGACACGTCCCACGTGACTATCAAGTTGATGGAGTATACGACGCTTTAAGATATAATCGCAAGTTATTGATATCTCCAACTGCTTCTGGAAAGTCGTTAATGATATATTCTGTTGTGAGATACTATGTTGAGAAGCAACAAAATATTTTGATAGTTGTTCCAACGACTTCCCTTGTAGAACAAATGTATAAAGATTTTGCAGATTATGGGTGGGATGTTGGTTCATACTGCCACAAGATCTACGCTGGAAAGGAAAGAGAAACAGATTCTCAAGTCATTATTACTACTTGGCAAAGCATTTATAAATTGCCCAAGCAATATTTTGCCAGATTTAATGTAGTAGTAGGAGATGAGGCACACCAATTTAAATCCAAGTCACTAATATCTATAATGACAAAACTTTGTGATGCAAAATATAGATTTGGATTTACTGGAACATTAGATGGAAGTCAAACTCATAAGTGGGTATTGGAAGGATTGTTTGGACCCTCTTATAAGATTATTAAGACAGATGAACTCATGCAAAAAGGACATCTTGCTAAATTAGACATTAAAATACTGTTATTAAAACATCCCCCAAATCGATTTGATATTTTTGAGGATGAGGTTCAATATATTATTAATCATAAAAAAAGAAATAATTTTATTAAAAATCTTACTTTAGATCTTAAAGGAAATAGTCTTGTTTTATTTTCAAGAGTAGAAACTCATGGGCAACCTTTATATGAACTCATAAATAGTAACAAAATTGATGATCGTCATGTCTTTTTCATTCATGGTGGTGTGGAAACAGAGGATAGAGAAAAGGTTAGAGAAATTACGGAAAAAGAAAATAACGCTATTATCGTTGCTTCTTATGGCACCTTTTCTACAGGAATTAACATTAAGAATCTACATAATGTTGTTTTTGCTTCACCTTCAAAGTCTAGAATCCGCAATCTCCAATCAATTGGAAGAGTTTTAAGAAAGAGTGATAATAAAACAAAAGCAACTCTATATGACATTGCCGATGATATTAGTTATAAATCAAGAAAAAATTATACTCTTAATCATTTAATTGAAAGAATTAAAATTTATAATGAAGAAAATTTCAATTATGATATTGTAAATATTAATTTAAAATCAGATGAATGAAGAATTTTATTGCTCATTAAAACTAATATCAGGAGAAGAAATATTCTCTCTCATCATGATCGATGATAATGATGGAGATCCTATTATAATTTTACAAAATCCAGTTATAATGAAAATACATCAAAATTCTAACGGAATGGTAATAAAAATAAAACCATGGATGGAAATACCAGATGATGATTTTTATTTTATTAAATTTGATAAGGTAATCACTATGACAGAAGTAACTGATAATATTGCAATTAATTTTTATACAAAATATTTAAATGAAGAACCTTTAGTGAGTGATAGTAATGGTAAAGTTAATTTAACAAATAAGATGGGATATATTTCTTCAGTAGAAGAATCTAGAAAGAATCTTGAGAATATATTTAAAGGCCTTAAAGAAAGATAAATCATCATCTTCAACCGGGACAAAGGTAGTCTACACAAGATTTGAATAGTTGTCAAGCCCCCTCAAAGTGTGCTATAATTAACATAACTTATAGAAAGATTAATCTCATGTCTAAAAAGAAATCAGAGCATTATGTAAACAACAAAGAATTTTTGGAAGCAATTACTATCCATCGAGAAAAGATTGCTTATGCCAAAGAAAATGATTTACCAAAACCAAGAATTTCTGACTATATTGGTTCATGTTTTCTAAAGATTGCTACACATCTTTCATATAAACCAAATTTTGTAAATTATATGTTTCGTGAAGATATGATTTCTGATGGAATTGAAAACTGTGTTCAATACATCCATAATTTCAATCCAGAAAAGTCACAGAATCCATTTGCATATTTTACTCAAATTATTCACTATGCATTTCTTCGTAGAATTGAAAAGGAAAAGAAACAATTAAAAATTAAAAATAAAATCATTGAACGTACTGGATTTGATGAGGTTATGATGATTGATGATAACTTGCTTTCTGGAAGCAATTCAGAGTATAATAGTATGAAAGATGCAATTCAATATAGAAACAATAACCGATGACGCACCATAGTGTATAAATAAATAAAACACTATGGTGCTTTATGCCCAATCAATATTCACAGTCAAGAAAAAATAGATTAAAAGCAATAGAAAAGGGTAAAAAAACTTATACTAGTGAAACTATTTGTAAACACTGTGGAAGTTATGAAAAATATGTATCTACTTCTAATTGTGCCCCATGTTCTATAAAATCTGGTTTAGAAAAACTTAATAATAAAGAGTTGATGGAACCTTATAGAACAAAGGAGAAAAAGCAAAAATATTGTGAGGATAATAAAGAAAAAGTTAATGGAATAAAAAGAAAATATGCTAAAACTGAAAGAGGTAAAGCAGTAAGTTGTGAAAAGACAAGGAGATACCTTGCAAGAAAACAACTTGGTATTCCAATAGATATTACGGAGCAGCAACTTCGAGAAATACAGGAAATATACCAACAGGCACAGCACTTGACTTTTACTACCGGTATGCAGTATGATGTAGACCATATCATCCCTTTATTTGAGGGTGGACTACACCATCCGGATAACTTACAAGTTATTACACACAAAGAGCATCTTATGAAAACCGCACAAGAAAATAGTAGGAGGCAACAAAAGTGAAAATTGGCGTAATTTCTGACACCCATTGGAGCGCCCGTAAAGCGTCTAAACATCTGCACGAGTATTTCCAACTTTTCTATGATAATATCTTTTTTCCTGCTCTAAAAGATCATGGAGTAGAAACAGTCATTCATATGGGTGATGCTTTTGATAATCGTAAAAGTATTGATTTTTGGGGATTAAATTGGACCAGAAGAGTTGTATTAGAACCTCTTAGAAAATATGAAGTTCATATGATTGTAGGTAATCATGATTGTTTTCTTCGCAACTCTAACGAAATTAATTCCCCAGACCTACTTCTCAAAACTTATCCAAATATCAAAACTTATAGTTCTCCAACAAATACAAAAGTTGGTGGAATTGATATGACATTCATTCCTTGGATTTGTAGTGAAAATTATGAAGAAACGATGAATGTAATTAAAAAATCGAAAGCAAAAGTTGCCTTTGGGCACTTAGAACTTCAAGGTTTTCGTGTAAATTGCAATTTAATTATGGAGGACCATGGATTGGATTCAAATATTTTTAAGAACTTCACAAAGGTATTTTCTGGTCATTACCATACTCGTTCTGACAATGGATCTATCTTCTATCTTGGTAATCCTTATGAAATGTATTGGACGGATGTAAATGATACTCGCGGATTTCATATTTTTGATACTGAAACGTTAGAGCATACGCCAATTAATAATCCTTATAAATTGTTTTATAACATATATTATGAGGATACTCCTCATCAAATGTTTGATGCAACAGAATATGAAAATAAAATTGTAAAAATCATTGTTCGTAAAAAATCTAAACCAAAAGATTTTGAAAAATTTGTAGATAAATTATATACAGTGGGTATTCAAGATCTTAAAATTATTGAAAATTTTGATATACAAGAAAGTGAAGATTTTGAAATTGATGAAGAAGAAAATACTATTTCAATTCTAAATCGTTATATTGATGATTCAGAAATTCAATATGATAAGAATATCATTAAAGGTATTCTACAGGATCTTTATCAACAAGCTTGCGAAGTAGAATAATGTTTCTTCTTACACTCAAGGATAAAAAAACTGATGGGGCATTTGCTGTAGAAGATAAATTTGGAGATAGAGTTTTATTTCTTTTTGAGGAGGAAGATGATGCAACTCGTTATGCATTAATGCTTGAAGATCAAGAAGAAAGTGAAATGGATGTTATAGAAATTGATGAAGAACTTGCCATTAGGACTTGTAAGATGTATAATTATAAGTATGCAGTGGTTACACCAAACGATATTGTGATTCCCCCTAAGAATGATAATTTTTAAAACTATAAAATGGAAGAACTTTCTTTCTACAGGACAGCATTTCACTGAAATTGATTTTCAAAAAAATCATACAAATTTAATTGTTGGTACGAATGGTTCTGGAAAATCAACTCTTCTAGATGCACTCACATTTGCCCTATTTAATAAAGCATTTCGTAAAATTAACAAAAATCAACTTTCTAATAGCACCAACGAAAAGGATTGTGTTGTTGAAGTTGAGTTTTCTATAAACAATAAAAATTATTTGGTTCGTCGTGGAATAAGACCAAATATTTTTGATATTGAGGTGAATGGGGTACAATTGCATAAAGAAGCAGATGATCGAGCAAATCAAAAAATCCTAGAAGAAAATATTCTAAAAGTTAATTACCACAGTTTTACACAGATTGTGATTCTGGGTTCCAGCACTTTTGTTCCCTTTATGCAATTGACTACGGCAAATCGTCGCGAAGTGATTGAGGACTTGCTGGATATTCGTATCTTCTCTTCAATGAATAATTTGATTAAAGATAAGATTCGTCAGCAAAAGGACCAAATTAAATCTTTAGAACTAAAAAAACAATCTCTTAAAGATAAAGTTCAGATGCAAAAAAACTTTATCGAACAATTAGAAAATCTTGGAAAAGATAATATAATTTCCAATAAGAAAAAGATTTCTAATTTAATCAGTGAAGTTGAGATTTATATGAATCAAAATGCTCAAACTGAAGAAATGATATTTGGTTTTACTAAAAATCAAGAAGAGGTTATTGGTGCTACTGATAAATTAAAGAAATTAGATAATTTAAAAGGTAAAATCTCTCAAAAAGTATCTACTATTACCAAAGAGCACAAGTTTTTTACTGAAAATACAGTTTGTCCTACATGCACACAAACTATTGAGGAAGAATTTAGGTTAAATAGAATTGCAGATTCTCAAAATAGTGCAAAAGAACTTCATAAAGGTTATAAAGATCTTGAAGATACTATAAAATTAGAAGAAGAGAGGGAGCGTCAATTTATTGCTCTATCTAAGGAGATTACGAAACTCAACAATGACATTTCTCAAAATAATGCTAGGATTTCCTCTAACCAACGACAGGTTAGGGATTTGGAAAGTGAAATTCAAACACTTACCGAACAACTTGAAAATAAGAATACTGAGCACGAAAAGTTAGAAGAGTTTCAGACCAATCTTCAAAAAGTCTTTGAAGATTTGGGAAATAAAAAAGAAGAGATAGTTTACTTTGATTTTGCATATTCTCTTCTTAAAGATGATGGTGTAAAGACTAAAATTATTAAAAAATATCTTCCCTTTATTAATCAGCAGGTAAATCGTTATTTGCAAATGATGGATTTTTATATTAATTTTCATCTCGATTCTGAGTTTAATGAGAGTATCAAGTCACCTATTCATGAGAACTTCTCTTATGCTTCTTTTAGTGAAGGTGAGAAAATGAGAGTAGATTTGAGTTTGTTATTTACTTGGAGAGAGGTTGCAAGAGTTAAGAATTCAGTCAATACAAATCTTTTAATTATGGATGAAGTTTTTGATAGTTCTCTTGATGGATTTGGGACCGATGAGTTTCTGAAAATTATTCGTTATGTCATTAAGGATGCTAATATATTCGTGATTTCTCATAAGACTGGACTTGAGGACAAATTCCAAAGTGTCACAAGGTTTGACAAGAAGGGAGGATTCTCGTATAAAATAGAATCATAAGCAAAAAACCGATGCAAGTTCCAAATCGCTACCATCACTCTAAAAAGGAACAAAAGCGGAAACTCAAACCGCAAGCACTCCGACAAGCAAAGGCCCGCCGCCAAGCACTCAAGAAGCGTCTCCATCAAAGAGACGCTTCTTTTTTATAAATATCTAAAAAGATTTTAGATATGGCAATAAGAAGATCGCGTAAAGATGAAACTGAAGAAGAAATTGCAGGACAACCAATTCCAAGAAAAAATCTTAGTCCTAAGAAAAGACATGAATTTGAAAAAAGGAGAAGAGAGGAAAGAGCAAAAAGAGGTGATCCAAGAGTAGGGGATTCTTTTTCTTCTCAAAGAATGATTGGAAGTAGAGGACATGGATCAGAATATGAGAATACTAGGGCAATTCGTGAAGAAATTATTTCATATCTTCTGGATGAAGGTTTTGCATCTAATGAGAAATCTGCAGAATCAATTATGAGTGCTATGAGTGAAACATGGATTGAGAGTATTTTTGAAGCAGAAATTCAACCACCAAGAGAAAGGGTTGGTAATCTAACTAATATTAATATCCCTCAAGAAGAAATAGATGCGGCAAAAAAAAGAACTCTTGAGAAGGCAAGGAGAATGAGGGAAAAAAGAAAAGAAAAAAAAGATTGACCACTTTTCAAACTGGTACATGAGAGGGTCTTAGCACCCTCTTTTTTCGTATAGTGGGTTCATACCGCACAAAACCAAATGTCTGTCAATCTTGAAATCAAAGGAATGCTTGCTAAACTTCTGGCAACGGAAGATTTGATCGTTGAGCACAAAAAAGTAGAGACTGCTTGCTTCAACGTTCATACTCGTGTTTTGACCCTACCTTTCTGGGAAAAGGCTAGTGATGCTGTTTACACGATGCTTGTAGCTCATGAATGTGGACATGCAATTTTTACGGATGATACTGATTGGTCCAATGAATATAAAATTCCTAAACAATTTGTGAATATTGTTGAAGATGTGCGAATTGAAAAATTGATGAAGCGCAAGTATGCTGGTCTTGCCAAATCTTTTTTCAATGGTTATAGGGAACTTTCAATTGAAGATTTCTTTCAACTGGGAGATGAAGATGTTAATGAGATGAATCTTGCCGATCGTGTCAATCTTTATTATAAAATCGGAAATTTTATTTCTGTTGATTTTACAGAACAAGAGAAAGAGATTGTCGATCTTATTGGTAGTGTAGAAACTTTTGATGATGCATTGAAGGCTGCTGAAGTACTTTATAATTACTGTAAGCAAGAAAATGAAGAACAAGAATCTATTCCTGATCTGGATATTGATGCAAATCAATCTTCGGGTTCTCAGAATGATACACCTTCAGATCTCTCTGATCAAACTCAAGGTGAGAATCAATCTGAACCTACTCCAGATACTTCCGATAAAGATCAAGATGGAGAAAAATCTCAATCAAATGATTCTAAGAATGATTTTAATAATACACAAGAAAAATCTGTAGATAATCCAAAACCAAGCAATAAAGGTGGAAAGACTTCCGAACCAAAAGTTAATACTATGGATAAACTTGAGAAGTCTCTCAAAGATCTTGTAAATCTTGACTCTGTTGATAATGTTTATGTTGAAATTCCCAAATTGGACATTGATAATCTTATCATCAGCAATTCAGAACTTCATAATGTTTGTGAAGAATACTGGGGTAACAATGTTGAAGCATTTATCACTGCAGATAAAGAGTTTCGTGAGTTTAAAAATTCTACTCAAAAAGAAGTCAATTATTTGGTGAAAGAATTTGAATGCCGTAAAGCTGCAGATAGTTATGCTCGCGCTACAACTGCCCGTACTGGTGTTTTAGATTGTACAAAACTTCATACTTACAAATACAATGATGATCTATTCCGAAAAGTTACCACTCTTGCAGATGGTAAAAATCATGGACTAGTGTTCATTCTGGATTGGTCGGGTTCCATGAGTAGAGTGATGTTGGATACCATTAAACAACTTTTTAATCTTATTTGGTTCTGTAAAAAACTGAATATTCCTTTTGATGTCTATGCTTTTACATATGATTATCCAGTTTCTAAACGTGAAGAAAATGGCACTGTAATTTATCGCAAACCCTCATACAAAAAAGATGATGGCATACTTTGTATTGATGACTCCTTTTCTTTGCTTAATATGCTGACTAGTAAAGTATCTAATAGAACACTAGAAAAACAGATGTTGAATATCTATCGTATTGCCAGATATTTTGGTGATAGGAATTATTCTCCGTATAGCATTCCGATTGGTTGGACCCTTTCCGGAACACCTTTGAATGAAACTTTGGTTGCTCTTCATGAAATTCTTCCTATCTTTCAAAGGAACAATAAAGCTCAAAAAGTTCAGTGTGTAATTCTCACAGATGGTGATGCACCACATTTGAAATATCACAAACAATTTAATAATCGAACGTATGGTGGGGATAGTATCCCATATCTGGGTATTGGATCTCTTGGTCAAAATTCTTATTTGCGTGATCGTAAGACTGGATATACATATTCTCTGAATTGTGGATATAAGGATTTTTCAAATCTTCTTCTTCGCAATCTTCGGGATAAATTTCCATCCGTTAATTTTATTGGTATGAGAATTATAGAATCTCATGATTGTAGTAATTTTATTCGTCATTATACTGGATATAATTATGATTCTGATTATGGAAAAATTATGAGTCAATGGAAAAAAGAAAAATCTTTTTCTATTAAAAATTCTGGATACCATACTTATTTTGGTATTTCTGCAAGTTCTCTTTCAAGTATTGCAGAATTTCAAGTTATTGAAGATGCTACAAAATCTCAAATTAAAAATGCTTTTATGAAAAGTTTAAAGAGTAAAAAAATGAATAAAAAAGTTCTCAATGAATTTATTGATTTAATTGTTTAATTTATAAATAAGAATAGTAAAAGTAAAGTAAATAAGAAAATGAACTCTGAACAAATTAAAGATCTTCATCTACTCTATACCGCAGTCTATGATGAAGATCTCAGAAAACAGTTTGATGAATATAACAATACCATCTATGACGAAGATATTGTAGAAGTTGCCACAGAGTACTTCTATGCATATGGTCTGAATGATGATGGTATTGATATTCTGATTGAAAACATTGGTCTCGATTCTTTTGTGGAATTTGTTTATGATTTATCAGAAGATCTTTATGATCTTACGGAAGCAAGAGCAGCAAGAAAAGCAAGGCCTGGTGGCAAAACTATTGAGCAAGTAAAAGCAGATATTGACGCCAAAGAAAAAAAAGCAGCAGCAAAGAAGGAAGCAAAGAAAAAAGTTACTACAGCAGCTACTGAGAAAACAGAAACAGAGAGAGTAAAACCAGAAACTCGTGGTCCTGAGAGTCAGGCAAAAGCACAACAACCAAAGGGAAAAAAACCTGTAAGAGATGCCATAGCAAGAACCATTCTTCAAGGTATTGAGCGTCATAATAAGGCAACAGCGACTGCAGGGCGCCTTGCTGGTGAAACTGGAGCAACTCTTGGTAGAATCGGTTCACTCGCTGCAGAGGCAGGTAGAAGGGCAGGTGAGCATATTAAAAAGCATGGATTGAAATCTCTTGCACATGAAGAAGTTGAACTTTTGGCGAATCAACTTATTGAGGAAGGTTATGATCTGAGTGATTATACTTGGGATGATATGATTGAGATTTATGAAAAAACTGAGTCTAAGTATAAACCAAAAACCAAAGAAGAACTTGCAAGATATGTCTCTGCTCTTGATAGACTGCATCGTATGGCTACAGAAGTACGTGGACCAGAACCATCATCAACTCCAGAGAAAAAAAGAAAACCAAAAACGGATATGAGAAATGTCCAAGTTCATGAAGATCTTTATGATGTAATTCTCTCACATCTTATCGATGAAGGTTATGCTGATTCTGTAGAACGGGCAGAAGTTATTATGGTGAATATGAGTGAAGAGTGGAGAGATGGAATTCTTGATGAAGCAAATAGAGCAGACGATCATGTAACATCGAGTATGTATATGAGTAGTTAACCATCTACCACAAATGCAAAAAAAATATCGTAGGCAAGGTAGAGACTTTAAGGGAGTTTTGCATCGTGATGATTGGGAAACCCAAGGAGAACCAATAAGACAAAAGGCACATAAAGATAGAAGAGGTGTAAAATCATAAAACCACTTTCCAAACCGTCACAAGGGGCACTTACCTGCCCCTTTTTTGTGTGTATAATAAGAGAGTTCAAATGAAACACACCTAACTACATTATGTCTCGTAAAAATTCTGTGACCGACGATCAACTGTTTACTGAACTCAAAGAACTGTTTGGTTCTGAATTTAGTGCTGGTGATATCCGTGGATATTGTGCTTTTAACAATCTTAATTATCAGACCGTGACTCGCCGTCTGGAACCATTTAAAACTGATCGTGGTCGTTGGAATCTTGAAGTGACTCAAGAAAAAATTGACCAAATTGAGCATACCTTCCAATCCCCCGCCGCTCTTCCAAGTCTTCCAGTTGTGCAACAAAATCTTATTCCTGAAAAAGACAATACTTTTGTTAAATTTGGAAATTTTAACGATATTAAAAAAATTATCTCTTCAAATCTTTTTTATCCGACGTTTATTACTGGTCTTTCTGGCAACGGAAAAACTTTCGGTATTGAGCAGGCATGTGCTCAACTGAAACGTGAAATGATCCGTGTCAATATTACAATTGAGACTGATGAAGACGATTTGATTGGTGGGTTCCGTCTTGTTAATGGTGAAACTGCCTGGCATAATGGTCCAGTCATCGAAGCACTTCAACGTGGTGCAATTCTTCTTCTCGATGAGATTGATCTTGCATCGAATAAAATCATGTGTCTTCAATCCGTTCTTGAAGGTAAAGGAGTCTTTCTCAAAAAAATTGGTAAGTTTGTAAATCCTACTGAAGGATTCAACATTTTTGCCACTGCAAATACTAAAGGTAAGGGTTCTGATGATGGTCGCTTCATCGGCACCAACGTGCTCAATGAAGCGTTCCTGGAGAGGTTCCCAGTGACCTTTGAGCAGTCTTATCCTGCTCCTTCCACCGAACAGAAGATCCTTGAAGGCATTGCTCTGGACCTTGGTGTGGAAGATCGTGATTTCTGCAAGCGTCTGGTTGATTGGGGTGATGTGATTCGCAAGACCTTCTACGATGGTGGTATTGAAGAAATCATCAGCACCCGTCGTCTGGTTCATATCATTCGTGCCTACAGCATTTTTAATGACAAGGCAAAGGCAATTCAAGTTTGTATCAATCGTTTTGATGATGAAACTAAGACTGCTTTCCTGGAACTCTATGATAAAATCGACGCTGATTTTGTAATGCCTTCTGAAGGTGAGCAAGTGACTTATAATATTGACAATATGCCACAAGTCTGATATGATAGGGGGAGGTAAACTATAATTTCCTTCCCCTTTACTATGGAAAATGATCTTCAATTGACGTTAGATTTATTTGAATTTACTATGAATAAAAACGAAAATACTGATGTAATTAATTTTACTAAAATTCCTATTAATACTATGAATGAACAAACTAATAAAAACGGATTTTGGAAATACAATGAAGAGAAAATCCTGAAACAACTTGAAGAGTATATTGCAGGTACTTATAATCAACACTATGTTGATAGGACTGGTGGTGGTACTGAGCAAACATTGGATAAGATTAAGCACAATCGTCGTGAAGGGTTTTGTGCCGGTAATGTGACCAAGTATATTGATCGGTATGATACTAAAGGAACTCCCCGTGCTGATTTGTTCAAAGTATTGCACTATACTATTCTCTTGATTAATCATCTTAATCTTGTTGAAAACAAATGAAACTGAAACCTAAAATTATGAAACTCTCAGACAATACTTTAGTTATTCTTAAAAACTTTGCTGGAATTAATAATTCCATTTTGGTAAAAGAAGGTAATCGCCTTCGCACTATTTCCGTAGCAAAAAATATTCTTGCCGAAGCGGATATTAGTGAAGAGTTTCCTCGTGAATTTGCCATTTATGATCTGAATCAATTTCTGAATGGACTTGGACTTCATCAAGATCCTGATTTGGATTTTGGTGAAACATCTCATATTACTATCCGTGAAGGTAAGCGTAGAGTAAAGTATTTCTATGCAGATCCTAATGTGATTATTTCTCCTCCTGATAAAGAAATTCAACTTCCTTCTAGAGATGTTTGTTTTCATCTGGAAAGTGCTTCTCTTGAAAAACTTGTAAAAGCTGCAGCAGTTTATCAACTTCCGGATTTGTCTGCTGTTGGTGAAGCAGGTGTAATTCGTCTGGTTGTCCGTGACAAGAAAAACGATACTTCTAATGAATACTCTATTGTAGTTGGTGAAACTGATCAGGAATTCGTTTTCAATTTTAAAGTTGAAAATATTAAAATTATTCCTGGAGCATACGATGTGGTTGTGTCAAAAAAACTTCTGTCACAGTTCAGCAATAGCAAGTACAATTTGAAGTATTATATTGCTTTGGAACCTGATTCTACTTTTACTTGATGATATTTCCTTATTATTTGACACCTGAAGGAACAGAAATTCTACAATTAATTGTAAAAGCGCATTTTAAGATACAAGAAAATATTTCTTGGTGCTCCAATAAAGGTTATGCCGGAGCAATTATACGAGATAGTAAAACTTTCTTTATTTGTACAAAAAATATTTTTAAAGAAGATAACCCAAATAGTTTTTTAAATGAAACTGTTTATCACGAAGCAGTTCACGCAGCTCAAATATGTAAAGGTATGAAACCAATTGGGATTCCAATTGATGAAATGCCATTATCTTCAAATAAAATGGAAAATATCAATAAATCTATTGCTCTAACAAAAGATAAATCTACAAGAAGATTGGAGCATGAAGCATATTGGTTAGAAGATAAACCAAAAGAAACTATTAAGTACCTTCGCAAATTTTGCTTTTAATTATAAATATTTACGTTTGTAAGTATTCTTTTTATAAATAGTTATGTAGTCAGAAGACAATCAAATGTATTGTTTGGAATGCAATTTCACTCTTGGAAAAAGACAAAAAAAATTCTGTTCTCGCAAATGTATGAACGTATACAATGCAAGAGAATTTGGTATGAAAAATCGAGAGGAAAATCCAAATAGGTACAAAATTTGTAAAGAATGTAATCAATCTTTAAATCTTAATAAGTTTAGTTTAATTGAAAAATGGAATCCAAATTCTGACACTAAAAATACTTGCAAAAAATGTTCCATAAAAATAAAACAAACTGAAAAATTAAACAGAGATTGGAAAGTTGATGCTGCCAAACTCCTTTATAAAAATATCAAATCACGATGCAAAAGAATAGGAAGAGAATTCTCTATTGAGTTAGAAGATATTATCATTCCAGAAAAATGTCCTGTGTTTGGATTTGATTTAAAAAGAGAAGATAGGCAAACTTGGATGTGCGCTCCAAGTGTCGATAGAATAGACAGTTCCAAAGGGTATATAAAGGGAAATGTTACAGTTGTCAGCAGAAGAGCAAACATCCTTAAAAAAGATGCTACATTAGAAGAGTTAGAACAATTATTTAATTATTACAAAACTTTGAGGAACTAACTTTGAATATATTCGCAACATCGCCGTGGCCTGCTGAAAGTGCAATTGTACTTCCTGACCGTCACGTAACAAAAATGTCTTTAGAGGCATGTCAAATGCTGTCCATCGTTGCCTCCAAGTGGTATCATGGGTATGGAACCCTCCCTAAGGCAGATGGATCCACCTATAGCACCGAGAAGGGTGCTTTCCGTAATCATCCATGTACCAAGTGGGCAGCAGAATCCATTCATAATGCTTACTGGTTGATCAAACATGGAATGAACCTCTGTGATGAATATACGGTTCGTTATAGTAAGGTTCATTCATGCTATAATACTCTTCTGTCTGCTTACTATCTTTTTCCTAAAGGAAAAATTACTGAAGTAACAGATTTTGTTCGTGCTATGCCAGATGAATATAAACTTGACGAAAGCATTGACACTTTTACTGCTTACAAGATGTATATTGCATCCAAACCTTGGGTTGCATCTAATTATCTTCGTATGCCAGAACGCAAACCTGAATGGATCTAAATTATGACAAGTGATTTTATTTGGACAGAACGATATCGTCCAAGAACTATTGAAGATTGTATCCTTCCAGAGGATATTAAAAGAACATTTAGTGATTTTCTAAATAAAGGTGAAATTTCAAATATGCTTCTTTGTGGTCCTCCTGGTGTTGGAAAGACTACAGTTGCAAAGGCATTATGTAATGAATTGGGAGTAGATGTTTATGTCATTAACGGATCCGACGAGGGTAGATTCCTTGATACTGTCAGAAACAATGCGAAAAACTTCGCTTCGACCGTCTCACTTTCGTCAGATGCTAAACATAAAGTCATCATCATTGATGAAGCAGATAACACGGGAAACGACGTTCAACTCCTCTTACGGGCGTTTATTGAGGAATTTGCTGGTAACTGCAGATTCATCTTTACCTGCAACTACAAGAACAAAATCATCGAACCACTCCACTCCAGATGTGCGGTTATCGAGTTTGGAATCAATGGAAAAGACAAACCAAAACTCGCGTCAAGATTCTTTAAGCGAGTATGCGAAATCTTGGTTAAAGAGAACATTAGATTCGATGAAAAAGTAATTGCTGAATTGGTCAATAAGCATTTTCCCGACTGGAGAAGAGTTCTCAATGAATGTCAAAGATATTCTGTCAGTGGAGAAATAGATAGTGGAATTCTTGCTTGTTTTTCTGATGTTGTAGTAAATAATCTTATTATTCATCTTAAAGATAAAAATTTTTCCGAAGTTAGAAAATGGGTAGTATCAAATTTGGATAATGATTCTTCTGTCATTCTCCGTAGAATTTATGAAGCATGTTACAGTTGTCTTTCACCTCAAACTATTCCTGCTGCAGTTTTGATTATTGCTAAGTATCAATATCAAATTGCATTTGTTGCTGATCAAGAAATTAATCTGTTAGCAGCATTGACTGAAATTATGTGTGAGTGTGAGTTTTTATGAATTTTTATGAAATACATTATAACTTTTTAAGAGAACCAAGAGTTAAATCCAATCCAGAAAATGTAAGAGAAGCAAATGAAGGACTTTTTCGTGCTAAAATGACGCTTCCTGCCGCAGCGAAACACTGTGGTATGACTCAAAAAGAAATGAAACTTATCTTTTGGGAATTTTTAAAATATAATAATCCTGATTATGAAGAGAATTGAAGTAGTTACAAATGAATCACGTTTAGAAGTTTATTGTTATAGAACTTTTCTTGATTTTGAAAATTTAAAAGTTCTTGATTTGTGGGAAAAAAATAGAAATAATACGGATGTAGTTCGATCAATTACAAGACCTTTTTATGACCTAGTTCATTCTTTATCAGTTCCTTCAGGATTTATTACCGAAAGAGCATTAGAAAAAAAGCGAATGGATAATACATGGGTAATATGTAAAGATCATTGCTATTCTCCACAATTCATTTATCAAATGCTTATGGATAAGCATGAATTGTATATAAATGATTATGATAAGTATTTTAAAATATTTAAAGTTGCCTGTACTACAATTGATATTTTGTCTGAACAGAATAAAAGTTTGTCGCTGTTGACTTCCAATAGAAAGGGTAAATATAAAGTTTATGTTCCAACCGATAAAAAATATCAATATTTGGACATCAAACTTGTATCAAGAAATTATGGAAGGCAATGGTATAATAAACCAATAAATCCTGTTGATAATTATATCGTAACTCCACAGGAACTTTTGGATTATGAAAAAGGATTTTTGGTAAATTAATATGTTATCTATTGAAAATGCAGTTTGGGCAGCAGACCAATTTATACAATATTATTCTAAGTTTAATCGTATAGATGATTATCTTAGATATGTCAAACAGAGTAGAATGGGAAATGCTTCTGGTAAATTATTTGGTCCAGAGGATGATATTTTTTCAAACTTTGATATTCATCCTAGGGATATGTCATTTTCAATTCATATCGTAGATACTAATCCAAAAACAACATCAAAATATAATCAAGATCTTTATTCTGAAATTTTAACCGATACTGCTTCAAATCCTATTGAGGAGGCAATTCCTGGTAGAACGTTGAAATGGATTGTAACTGAAGATACCTCAAATAAAATAATTGGAGTAGTTCGATTTGGATCTCCAACTATAAATTCAAAACCAAGAAATGATTATTTTGGAGAAGTTATTTCACTTTCCCGAATTAATAGTGAATTTGTAATGGGATTTAATATTGTCCCCGTTCAACCTTTTGGTTACAATTATCTTGGTGGAAAACTCTTAGCTCTTTTAGCATCTTCTAATGAATTCAAGCGACAATTTGATGGAAAATATGGAGTTAATCTTCAATACTTTGAAACAACTTCATTATACGGTACAACGAAAGGGGTATCCATGTATGATGGCCTTAAACCTTATATTCGACACATAGGAGATACTGAAAGTAATTTCCTTCCACTCTTTCATGATGACTATTTTAAAGAGATGTTCTGGTGGTTTAATAATACTGCTAATGGTGGGGAAAGACTCATTTCAGCAGATAAATCATCAAAAAAATTAAAGATTCAAACTAAGATGATTTCCATCATCAAAAATTCTTTGAAGAATCATTCAAAGTTGGATGAATTTAATTCATGTATTGAACATGCAAAAACATTGACAGAAAAAAAGAGATATTATCTTTCTAAATTTGGATATGAACCTGAAGAAGTTATTCAGTGGTGGAAAAATAAAGCATCCAAAAGATATGAAAAACTTAAATCTGATGGTCGTTTAAGAACGGAACTTGAACTGTGGAAACATGATAATGATTTGGAGATTATTCGATGACTTATGAATTAAAAGATTGGTTAAATTCTATAAATCAAACAAAGAAAAATATTATGGATGAAGATCCTTCATCTGAAAAGGAGTATGCTCCATACATCATTAATAGGTGCTTTTCAGGACATATTGATTCTTTGATGTTTGCAAATGAAATGAATAAGTATCATTTTCTATCTAAAAAGATGCAATATGATTTTTATATAAATATTTTGAGAACTAAGAAGAGATTTTCTCCTTGGCTTCGTAAAGATACGATCAAAGATCTTGATTATGTCAAACGATATTATAATTATAGTAATGAAAAGGCAAAACAGGCTTTGAAAATTCTTAGTAAAGAACAATTAGAATTTATTAAATCAAAATTTGAGACTGGAGGAAAAAAATGAGCGTCGTTCAAGAACCTGTTGTGAATTGGACACCTGACCAAATGGTAGAAGTGATCCTGAATGAACCAGATGACTTTTTGAAAGTTCGTGAGACTTTGACACGTATTGGAGTTGCTTCACGCAAGGAAAAGAAAATTTATCAATCTTGCCATATTCTTCACAAACAAGGTAGATACTATCTTGTACACTTTAAAGAATTGTTTGCTCTTGATGGTAAACATGCTAATCTTACTGTAAATGATGTTCAACGTCGTAATCGTATTGCTCAATTGATTGCAGATTGGGGTCTTGTAGAAATAGTTGATGTTTCTAAGATTTCTGATATTGCCCCTCTGAATCAGATTAAAGTTCTTTCTTATAAGGATAAGGGTGATTGGATTTTGGAAACCAAGTACAATATTGGTGCCAAAAAAAAGCGTACTGAAGAGGAAACCGAATAAAAAAGTAGAGAGTTCAACACTCTTCATTTTTTATGTTCTTGATATATAATAATGATGTTGCCTTCGGGGACATCATTAACTTACAGACGCTTTAGGAGGTCTATTATGTTCGGAACAAGTTCGCTTACACTTTCAGTGCCAGAAACTGCAAAGTATCTGACGGAGATTCAGAGAAATAGTATTGGATTAGATGAGTGGTTCAAAAGGTTTGATACTGCATTTGAGACGCATACTAACTATCCACCATATAATTTAGTTAAAGAAAGTAGTGTTGATTTTAGGTTAGAAATTGCACTTGCTGGATACAAAAGAGAAGATATTAGAGTATCTACAGAATGGAATAAACTCTATGTAGAATCGGGGAAAATTCGTAAATCCGATGATGAGTATCTACACCAAGGAGTAGCAAAGAGGGCATTTACTCGCACCTGGACTCTTTCTGATGATGTAGAAATTAAGAATGTTTGTTTTGAAGATGGATTACTCACTATTAAACTAAATAGAGTTATTCCCGAGCATCAGAAGAGAAAGGTATATGAAATCGTTTCAGAAGTTCGTGCAAGAGACCAAAACGATTCGCTATCCAATGGCTCAGGTACACACAGTGATTGATCCCGTGACAAAAAAACCCCAAAGAATTCCAAAGGGAAAGGCAGTTCCTTTTAATCCTGGCGGCGGTGGAAGGGGTGGATGTGAAGAGGAATAAATAGTAATAACTATCGTCGCCGCAGGGGAGCAACTGGCAAAATCCAGTTGACACTCCCCCATTTTTTTGCTATAATACCTTGAGAGGAGAAATTTAAAATGTCCGTAAAAATTGCTCTATTAAAATCTGGAGAATCAGTAATTGCTGATATAAAGGAATTAATTTCTGAAGATAAAATATGTGGATATCTATTTACTGATCCGCATAAAATGCAGATCAGTAACTCTATCTTCTTGACAGAAGAATCACTCAAACCAGAAGATGGAACAGTTAGTGTTACATTTTCTTCTTGGATTCTTTTTACAAGTGATAATGAGATTCCAGTTCGACCAGATTGGGTTGTAACTATTGTTGAACCAGTTAAATCTATTAAAGAAATGTATGAGGAAAAAGTAAATGGAACGAAATGTGAAGTGTCTTCTATTGAAGGTTGATACTGTATTAATTACAGAAATTGTTGAGGTTGGTTCTGAACTTGGAGAACCTGATTGTAAATTGATTAATCCTTATCAATTTTTTAATATGGATGATCTTAGACCTTGGCCAGAAATTACCAATCAAACCGAATTGATGATTCATTCAGATAGTATTCTGACTATTGCAGAACCAAAACCAGAAATTACTAAAAAATATCTTGAATTAACTTCATAATGTCATATCGTTTTTACACAAACATCCAAATGGTCGGAGATCACTTTTTGGTACGTGGTTATGAAAATGGAAAACATTTCATGACTCGTGAAAATTTTTATCCGACTCTTTTTATTCCTTCAAAAAAAGATACTAAATATCAAACATTAAATGGTGAATATGTTGAAGAAGTGCAACCCGGTTCGGTAAGAGATTGTAGGGAATTTGTTAAAAAATATGATGATATAGAGGGATTTAAAATATATGGAAATACTGGATATATCTATCAATATATCAGTGAAAAATATCCAGAAGAAGAAGTTAAATTTGATATTACTAAAATTAAAGTAGCAACAATTGATATTGAGGTTGCATCAGAAAATGGATTTCCTGACGTTGAAAGTGCTGCCGAAAAAGTATTGTTGATTACTATTCAAGATTATAGTACAAAACAAATTCGTACCTGGGGTCTTGGTAAGTTTAATAATCAGCAGAGTAATATAAAGTATCTTTCTTTTTCAAATGAGCATGATTTATTGAATGACTTTATTAACTGGTGGATGATTGAAGAGAACACTCCAGAAGTCATTACTGGTTGGAATAGTGAATTGTATGATATTCCATACTTGGTTCGTCGTATAGATCGTATTCTTGGTGAAAAACTTATGAAGCGTATGTCTCCATGGGGATTAGTAACTGAAACTGAGAAATATATTTCTGGTCGCAAGCATATTGCTTATGATATTGGGGGAGTAAGTCAACTCGATTATTTAAATCTTTATAAAAAATTCACTTATAAAGTTCGGGAATCTTATCGTTTGGATTATATTTCAGAAGTTGAACTTGATCAAAAGAAGTTGGATCACAGTGAGTTTGATACATTCAAAGATTTCTATACAAAAGGTTGGCAAAAATTTGTAGAATATAACATCAAAGACGTTGAACTTGTTGACCGCTTGGAAGACAAAATGAAACTGATTGAACTTGCCTTGACCATGGCATATGATGCTAAGGTAAACTATTCCGATGTTTTTTCTCAGGTTAGGATGTGGGATACGATTATTTACAATTATCTTAAAAAGAGAAATATTGTTATTCCACCAAAAGAGACTAGTGATAAAGATTCCAAGTATGCTGGTGCATATGTAAAAGAACCAATTTCTGGTGTTTATGATTGGGTAGTCAATTTTGACTTAAACTCTCTATATCCTCACCTGATTATGCAATACAATATAAGTCCCGAAACTTTAGTAGAAGAACGGCATCCTTATGTAACTGTAGATAAAATTCTAAATCAAGAGATTGATTTTGAACCTTATAAGAATTATGCAGTTTGTGCGAATGGTGCAATGTACCGGAAAGATGTTCGTGGATTTCTCCCAGAATTGATGGAGAAAATCTATAAAGACCGAACCATCTATAAGAAGAAAATGATTGCTGCGAAGCAGGAATATGAGAAGAAGAAAACTAAAGAACTTGAAAAGGAAATTTCAAGATGTAATAACATCCAAATGGCAAGAAAAATTCAACTTAATAGTGCTTATGGTGCCATTGGTAATCAGTACTTTCGTTATTTTAAATTAGCGAATGCTGAGGCAATTACTCTTTCAGGACAAGTTTCAATTCGTTGGATTGAAGAAAAACTCAATAAGTATCTAAATAAACTTCTTAAAACTAAAGATGTAGACTATGTTATTGCTTCTGATACTGACTCCATTTATCTTAATATGGGTCCTTTGGTGGAAACTATATACAAGGGAAGAGAGAAAACTACTGAAGGCATTGTTTCGTTCCTTGATAAGGTCGCTAAGGTGGAACTTGAAAAATATATTGAAAGTTGTTACCAAGAACTGGCCGACTATGTAAAGGCATATGATCAAAAGATGCAGATGAAGCGTGAGAATATTGCTGATCGTGGAATCTGGACGGCCAAGAAACGTTATATTTTAAATGTCTGGGATAGCGAAGGTGTTCGTTATGAAGAACCTGAACTTAAAATGATGGGGATTGAGGCAGTTAAATCTTCTACTCCCGCTCCTTGTCGCCAAATGATTAAAAATGGATTAAAATTGATGATGAGTGGGACTGAAGAACAGGTGATTGCATTTATTAATAAATGTCGATCTGAGTTTAGAAAACTTCCTCCAGAACAGATTGCCTTTCCAAGAACTGCATCTGATGTCCGTAAATATCATTCCCACTCTGACATTTATATAAAAGGAACTCCAATTCATATTCGTGGAGCACTTCTTTTTAATCATTACATTAAAGAAAAAAATCTTACTAATAAATATTCTCTTATTGGTAATGGTGAAAAGATTAAATTTATCTATCTAAAAAAACCAAATATTATTCAGGAAAATATCGTTTCATTTATTCAAGATTTTCCTAAGGAACTTGGTCTTGACAAATACATAGATTATGAACTACAATTTGAAAAAAGTTTTCTTGAACCACTTAAATCTATTCTTGATGCAATTGGATGGAAAATAGAAAAAACTGTTAATTTGGAATCATTTTTTACTTAAAATTTAAATGAACTTGCCTATCAATGAAAAAAAATTGAACATTATTATTAATGCTATGCTTCTCGGCGGTGATACTGCTTTATATCAAAAACTTTGTACTTTTAGAATTAATTACATAAACAAAAAAAAGAGGATAATAAATGATGGATTTTCTTAAAGATATTGTAAAAGAGATTGGTGGTGAATACACCCAACTTGCTTCAGAAATTAATGAAACCGAAACTTTTGTGGATACAGGTTCGTACATTTTTAACGCTCTTGTATCTGGGTCTATCTTTGGTGGGGTATCTGGGAATAAAATTACTGCAATCGCGGGTGAAACTTCTACTGGTAAAACTTTCTTTAGTTTGGCTGTGGTTAAGAATTTTCTTGATAATAATCCTACTGGATATTGTCTATATTTTGATACTGAAGCAGCAATCACAAGATCCCTTTTGGAAAGTAGGGGAATTGACACAACTCGTGTGGTGGTTGTCAATGTAGTAACTGTTGAAGAGTTTCGTGGAAAGGCACTCAAAGCAGTTGACATGTATATGAAGAAACCTGAAGAAGAACGCAATCCTTGCATGTTTGTGTTAGACTCATTAGGAATGCTTTCAACTAGTAAAGAGATTAATGATGCTCTGAATGATAAAGAAGTTAGAGATATGACCAAATCCCAACTGATTAAGGGTGCATTTCGTATGCTTACTTTGAAACTTGGTCAAGCAAATATTCCAATGATTGTAACAAATCACTTATATTCTGTTGTGGGATCTTATGTTCCAACACAAGAACAATCTGGCGGAAGTGGATTGAAGTATGCAGCATCTTCTATCATCTATCTTTCTAAAAAGAAAGATAAAGATGGAACCGAAGTTATTGGAAATATTATTAAATCAAAATTAGTCAAATCTCGTTTAAGTAAAGAAAATCAAGAAGTAGAAATACGACTTTATTATGATGAAAGAGGTCTTGATAAGTATTATGGTCTGTTGGAACTTGGAGAACTTGGAGGATTGTGGAAAAATACTGCTGGTAGATATGAAATGGATGGGAAAAAAATATATGGGAAGGAGATATTAAAAAATCCAGAACAATATTTTACATCTCAAGTATTACAAGCACTTGATGAAATTGCCAGACAAAAATTTTCTTATGGAAAATAATATAAATAAGTATGGTTAATAACCATACACAAATGTTTATAGATACGCATCACATAATACCAAGATCTGAAGGTGGAACTGACGATCCAAAAAATCTTGTTAAACTTCCAAGAAAATTACATCAAGAAGTTCATCATCGTAGGTGGTTAGTTAGTAAATCTATTAATGATTTGTATGCTTTTCAAATATTAGGAGGACATTTATCTGATGATGAACTGGATAAAATTTATGAAGATCAAGTTTATAGGTGTAAAAGAGATCAAACTAAATTGATTGAGTCTAGATTAAATTCTGAAAAATGGAAGCAATCACATCAAAATAATGAATATAAACAGAAAAAAAGAGAACAGAGTATTTTATTAAATAAACTTGGAAAAATTAATTCTAAAAAATCAGCAATGCTTATAAGTGAAAAGAAAAAATCTGTAAAAAATTATAATTCAAAAGCAATTTCAGTTTATGGTAAAATATGGGAAGATGCTTCCAAATGTGTAAGAGATGGTGGTTCTAATGGATTAAGTTTAAGACAATTGAGATATAGAGCAAATAAAATTAATTATCCCGATGTATTTTATGTGTAAAAAACAATTTAATTATGGAGCATGAAAAATATCAGAATTATAGAAACCAATATTGATGTTTCTGATATATTAGAACAACTTAAGAAATATCCTGAAGATTGGGGATCTCAAAAAAACATTGAAAATACTAAACAACAGGATCCAACAAAATATACTACAACTGTAGATGTTTTACAACTAATCATGGGTGGAGTAAAAAATGAAGGTGAATATGTTGGCAACACTGAAATTTGCATCAAAACTTTAGCATATGAACATCATACTGAAATTCTTAAATTCTTATCTAATAGATTTAAAAAAATAAGAAGATGTGCATTTTTATCTCTTCCAATTGGAGATAAAGTAGGTCTTCATATTGATGAAGGAACCTATTATCTAACAAAAGATAGATATCATCTTTCTATTCAAGGAAAATATGAATATGCCGTAGGAGATGAAGTAGTTATTATTGAACCAGGAACATTTTTTTGGTTTAATAACAAATTACCACACTCTGCGGTTAATATTGGCAATGATGTTAGAATTACTTTTGTATTTGATGTACCCCATCATAAAAAAAATCCTTAATTGAAATAATGGAAAGACTTGAACTTACAATTTTACGAAACTTGGTATATAATGAAGATTACTCTAGAAAAGTTATACCTTTTATACAACCAGACTATTTTGAAGAAAGGACTGAAAAAATTATATTTGAAGAAATTGTTAAGTTTATTGTAAAATATGGGTCAGCAATTACAATAGAGGCACTTGGAATCGAGATTCAAAATAGAACTGATTTAACAGAATCTGAAATCAAACAAATTCATGAACTTATTTCTAGTTTTCATAATGGTGTAGTAGAAAAACAATGGATTCTTGATACTACTGAAAAATGGTGTAGAGACCGAGCGATTTATCTTGCATTGATGGAATCTATTCATATTGCCGATGGTAATAATGAAAAGAAAAATCGTGATGCAATTCCTAGTATTTTATCTGATGCTCTTGCAGTATCTTTTGATAATAATATAGGACATGATTATCTTGAAAATTATGAAGATAGGTATGAATTTTATCATCGTAAAGAAGATAAAATTGAGTTTGATTTAGACTATTTTAATAAAATTACAAAAGGAGGTTTACCTAATAAAACTCTCAACATTGCTCTTGCTGGAACTGGTGTTGGAAAATCTCTTTTCATGTGTCATGTTGCTAGTTCTGCTTTATTACAGGGTAGAAATGTTCTTTACATAACTCTTGAAATGGCAGAAGAAAGAATTGCTGAAAGAATTGATGCAAATCTCTTCAATCTACCAATTCAACAACTGATTGATTTGCCAAAACATACGTTTGAAACTAAAGTAAATAGTATCTCTAAAAAGACTAGAGGTTCTTTAGTGATCAAAGAATATCCAACTGCTTCTGCACATTCTGGACATTTTAAAGCACTTCTTAATGAACTTGCTCTTAAAAAATCATTTAGACCTGATATTATTTTTATTGACTATCTTAATATTTGTGCTTCTTCTAGGCATAAAGCAAATACCTCAGTCAATTCTTATACTTATATCAAGGCAATTGCTGAGGAACTTCGTGGTCTTGCAGTTGAGTTTAATGTTCCCATTGTCTCTGCTACTCAGACCACTCGTTCAGGGTATTGCTTGGACTTGAAAACACAAGTTCAAACACCGCAAGGACTGAAAGAACTTTCAAATATTCAAGTTGGAGATTTGGTGCTTTCAAATACTGGTTATAATGAAGTCCTAAATGTTTTTCCAAAATCCAAAAAGAAATCTTATAAGATTACTTTGGAAGATGGTAAAGAAATTATTTGTAGTGAAGAACACTTGTTCCCAACTCAAAATGGTGAAGTGAATATCAAAGGGGGTTTGAAAGAAGGTATGTCTCTTTATGTAAAAGAATAGTATGTGTAAGTTTTACTTCTTATAAATAATAGTAGTATAACTTACTGATATGAAAGTAAAGATTTATCTAATTACCAACACAGCAGTCAATCCGCATATGTATTATGTTGGATTGACTAAAAATGAATTGGATAGAAGATTACAAGAACATATCACTCTTGGAAGGCATGAAGGAAATAAACTTCTGTCTGATGCTATTATTGAATATGGTAAAAGAAACTTTACTATTGAAGTGATAGAAGAAGTTGATGAAAGTGAAGCAAGAATAAAAGAAGATTATTATATTCGCAAATATAAATCTCATTATAGAGATGGATGTGGATATAATATGAAATATGAAACTTCTAATTATGAGAAACACTATCACGGAGCAAATCAAGAACTAATAGAAGAGAATATTAGAAATGGTAGGGCGTGGAACTATGGAATAAGTTTTTCTACACAATCAAAAGAAAAAATGAGAAAAACTAAAAAGCATAGATATTCTCTTGGTGTTTATAAAAAGTTCAATACAAATCATTCACAAGAAACTAAAAATAAAATCGCAGAAAGTAAAAAAGGACAAAAACTTACAGAGGAACATAGAAAAAATATTTCTAAATCTTCTGTTGGTAGAACTTGGATTTATAATCCAGAGTTGAATGAAAGAAAGTTTGTAAAACAAGATGAGTTGGAAATGTTCTTGGAAAGTGGTTGGAGGAAAGGTAGATTATAAATAAACTTATAGTGTAAAAAAAATGGACTCACAAGAATTACGCAATCTTCAAGAAGCATATTTGAAAGTTTGTGAACTTGATGAAGCAAATAGAGTTGAAAGACATTTAGGAATACATTCAAATACTCCAGAAAATGAATTGTCTAGAATGAAACGCAGAGCGTCTGTTAGTGGCGTTGGAAGTGGAAAAAGTGATATAAATCCCGGAACCTTACGCATGAATAGAGGTGTCGCTAGAATGGTAACAAAAAGAAATAGAGGAAAATCACCTTCCGATCCAACATATACAAAAAGAAGAGGAATAGATCCACATGCCGATGTAAAATCTTGGAGAGATTCACCTTTAGGATTACCAAAAGGGTATAAAGATCCACTTAATCCAAGAACTTCTAAAAATATTGGAAATAAAGTACAGGTTAAAACTAAACCCGCAAGTAAGTTATGGAGTAATCCACATCAAGCATCCAGTAAAATAGTTAAATTTAGAAGAGAAGATTTTGACATCTACGATATCATCCTCTCACATCTTTTAGATGAAGGTTATGCCGAAACACCAGAAGCAGCAGAAGCAATTATGGTGAATATGAGTGAAGAATGGAGAGATAGTATTATTGGTTGATAAAATCATAAAATCTTTCTCAACCACTCACCTTGCTTTTGGTGTGTGGTTTTGTTATAATGTGAATAGGTAAGAACTCTATGATGCTGAAAAAAATTCTAAAAATTGAAGAACTTGATGAAAGAGAACTTATAGATATTGAAGTGTCTGGAAATCATTTGTTTTATGCGAATGCTATTCTCACACATAATAGTAGCTCTGATGTTGAACTTACTGATACTTCAGAATCCTTCGGTCTTCCTGCTACTGCTGATCTTATGTTTGCTCTTATAAGTACAGAAGAGTTGGAAGAATTGGGACAAATTATGGTAAAACAACTTAAAAATAGATATAATGATCCGACAATTTATAAACGTTTTGTTGTTGGCATTGATCGTGCAAAAATGAGACTTTATGATGTAGAACAGTCCGCTCAAAAAGACATACTTGACAGTGGACAAAAAGAGGAGTATAATTGCGAAGAAAAGACACCAAAAAAATTATTTGAGGGATTTAAATTTTCATGACACAAAAAATTGATTTTGATAGGTATAAGAATTTTGTGGATGCAGTAACTTCTGATGCATCTAAAGATTTTCTTGCTCTGTCTGACCGTATGGTTCAGTTGGATGAGAAAGGTGCAAATATTGAACGTCTTCTAACTGCTGCTGTTGGTATTAATGCTGAAGGTGGTGAGTTTATGGAAATTGTGAAAAAGATGCTATTTCAAGGTAAATCTTGGAATGATGAAACTCGCACTCACCTGATTAAGGAACTTGGAGATACTATTTGGTATGTTGCTCAAGCATGTATTGCTCTTGAAATTTCTTTTGATGAAGTTCTTCAAACTAATATTGATAAATTGATGAAGCGTTATCCAGATGGATTCTTTGATGTGTATTATAGTGAAAATCGTGAAACAGGTGACATTTGATGAATTATAATTCTAATTGGTCTTATGAACATAGGCATTCGTCCGAACTGTGGGATATTGCCGCTCAAATTTTAAGTGAACTCTCTCATAGAGATCAAGTTAATTTTAGGATAATCGCAACACCAGAATCTGTAAATACAAAAATTAAAAATTATGAATAAAGAAAATCTAGTAAATATCAAAATGGATGTTCGTTCTGCTGCTGCAGTTCGTCAAATTCTTTTTGAATCGCAAAGGGGATATACATATGATAGCATGTGTGTTCCTGTACGTATATCTAATATACGTACAGTAATATTAGATATTGATGAAAAAATCAGTGCTATTGTAGATAGATAATAAATATTTTAAAAATATGTCAATTCTCGGAAAAAGAAAAGGTAGACCAACTACCAAAATACAACTTGATTCTATTCTGAAGCAATTTAAACTTTTTCTTAAACGAGAACTTCGTCTTAATTATGATATTCCAGTTATTCTGGTCGATGATGTTGATTTTTCTAAAAAAATGAAAGCATTTGGAGAAATCTCACATGAAAATATTATTCATGTGAGTATTATTAATCGTCATCCTATTGATATTTTAAGAACTCTTGCTCATGAATATGTTCATTATAAACAATTCATGGAAAAGGGTATTCATCATAGATCTTCCCGTGCTGGTAGTCCTGCTGAAAATGAAGCAAATGCTAAGGCAGGTGAAATTATGAGAAAATATGGACAACTTCATCCAGAATTATTTGATTTAATGCCTATTAGATAATATAATTCTTTTTTTGGGGAATTAGCTCAGTTGGTAGAGCGCGGTCTTTGCAAGGCCGATGTCAGGAGTTCGAGCCTCCTATTCTCCACTTTTTAAAGTGGCACATATCATCTTGTCAAACCTAGTATGATGTCTTATCATACATGCATGACAAAAAAATCCCAAATGAAAAACGTCCACATTGAACATCCTGAAGATTCAATTTTGACTGGCGATTTGACAGTATTGGATTGGTTTATTAATCCGGGGCATCTTTCTGTAAAAATTGATGGTTCTCCTGCAATTGTCTGGGGAACAAATCCTGCTACTGGTAAGTTCTTTGTAGGAACTAAAAATGTTTTCAACAAAGTTAAAATCAAAATCAATCATTCTCATGATGAAATTAATAAAAATCATGAAGGTAATGTTGCAGATATTCTTCATTCTTGTTTTGATTATTTGCCCAAAGTAGAAACAATTTATCAAGGCGATTTTCTTGGTTTTGGCGGAATTTCTGAATATACACCCAACACAATCACTTATAAGTTTCCGGAATTAGTTTCTCAGAAGATTATTATTGCACCTCATACTTGCTATTATGCTGAGAATGATCTTCGTGATGCTGTGTCTATGCCTGACCGTTCCATCTGGAAGGATACTGACATGGTGAAGTTTGTGAAACCTAATGCACATATTCTCTACAATCAGGATTCCTTCTCTGATGTTGATGAAATTGTAAGTTTTGCTCGTCAAATATCACAAACTTGTAATTTTGTTTCTGGTAAGAAACTGGCAGAACTTAAAAAAAATCTGAATGCCTGTATTCGTGAGAAGCGTGAGATTGAAGATGATGCTTTTGATTGTGATAATAATTTGATTCGTTTTTGGAAGTTGGTAAAGTCGATCAAAGAGGATTGTCTTTTCCTTTGTCGTAATGATGGTCCGGATGCTTATATTGGTTATGATCGAATTGATGTTGAAGGTTACGTAATGACAAATGATTTTGGTATGTTTAAACTAGTCAATCGTGAAGTGTTTTCTCATGCCAATTTCACAATGCAAAAGAATTGGTAGTCATAAATATAAGTATATTTTATTGTTTATAATTATTTTTATAACAAAAACCTGTAATAGTAAATGAAAAGTTTTTTAAAATTTATAACCGAAGCAAATAGTAAAGCAGTTCAACAGGCAACTCGTATGGGACTTGTTACTGATGGGCATGGTGGATGGTATAATAAAGCAACAGGAGAATTTACCGCAAAAACTTTTCAAGGTGCATTAAAATTTTATAATAAAAGACAAATAATTGGTGGAAAAGATCCTGCACAAACTGAACAGGAAAAAAATCTTTCTCAAACATCTTATGCACCTCAACAACCAATCCCACAAGATCAAGTTCCTGTAGATCAGCAGCAACCAATCCCACAAGATCAAGTTCCTGTAGATCAGCAGCAGATGCAAGAACCAGTTCCACAGGAACCATTTTCTCCACCACCAGTCGAAAAAACTTTAGGAACTTTGACGATTGCTTTTGGTCGCTTTAATCCACCAACCATAGGTCATCTTCAGTTAATGGATACTGCTGCTGCATCTGCAGAACAAGATCAGAGTGACTATATTATTGTTCCTTCTCGTACTCAAGATGCAAAGAAAAATCCTTTGGATGCTGATACAAAAATCTATTATATAAGAAAAATGTTTCCTCAACATAGTGAGAGGATTTATAATGATGTAAATTTAAGAACTATTTTTGATGTTCTCAAAAAGGCTCATAATGATGGATATTCAAGCGTAAGAATTGTTGGTGGATCTGATAGGGTAAAAGAATTTGATAAATTGGCAAATAATTATAATGGAAATCTTTATCAATTTGATAATATTGACGTAATTTCTTCTGGAGATAGAGATCCTGATTCTGAAGGAGTTGAAGGAGTTTCTGCATCAAGAATGAGACTTGCAGCTGCTGAAGGAGATTTTAAAACTTTTCGTATGGGACTTCCTCCTGAAGTTTCTAGAAAGGATGCAATAGAACTTTTTGATGTTCTTCGTCAATCTATGGGAATTGAGCAAATACAAGAAGAAGGTTATTATGTTTGGGAAATTGCTCCTAAATTTGATCTAAATTCTCTTCGTGAAAATTATATTTCAGAGAAAATTTTCCAGATTGGACAATTAGTTGAGAATATGAATACGGGTCTTGTTGGGCGCATTATTCGTAGGGGAACTAATTATTTGATTTGTGTGACTGAAGGTGGAATGATGTTTAAATCCTGGATTAAGGATATGATGGAAACAAAGAAATATACAGAAGTTATGATGGATAGTGAAATGAGAGAACCAGGAAAACCAAATACGTTAGTTGGAACTCTTGGTGCATTTAAGAATTATGCGAGCAAAACTCCAGGTGCTATTGGAACTGGCGCAGAGAATTTACAACCGGGTGGAAATGCTTATGGTATTAATTTCATAAATAGATTTAGAAAAAAGTAAGCATTAAATTTTCCGATGACTAATAAAATTTTTGAAGAACTTCCTTCTAGAGATAAAAATCCAAGATCTTCTGGTGGAGAAAGACCAGCAGGACCTACAAGTATGCAGGAAAAAATTGAAAAAAAGGTTCGTCAAGCAGTTTATGATATTCGTTATCGTGCAAGAAGAGAAGGTATTGACGTTAAGCAAGCATATTCGCAATATATGCAAAATAGTAGTCTGAATGGACAAGAAAGAAATTTAGTTAAAGCAAAAATTTTTGGTAGACCTATGGCAGAAGATTATAATATTGAAGAATTTGCATCAAATTCTGTAGCAGAAGCACTTTTTAAAGTATTTGTTGAAGGTGTGGAAAACGAAGAATCTACTATTTACCTTCAAGAACTTAGAAAAGGTTATATTAAAAAAGAAATTGGAAGAGTTGATAGTCAAGCAGGTATTGGAAAATATAAAGTCCGAGTGACTGATAAAAATGGAACTTCTTATGTAAGATATGCTACTCGTGAAAAAATTAGCGATCTTCGTGCAAATCCAAATATTGAATCAGTTGAAATGACTGGATATGGCGAACCTTATGAGGGTGAAAAAAATAGGGGTGAACAGACTGCCGCAGCAAAAGCAGGTAAAGATTATGATGGTGATGGTAAAGTTGAATCTGGTGCTAAGGAACATGCTGGTGTAGTTCATAATGCAATTCAGCGTAAAAAAGGTGGAGTTCCTGATGGTAAGGATACTTCCAGTGTAAAAGAAGATGTTGATTATCTGGAAGAAAAAAGAAAATCTAAGAAAGATAAACAATTTAATGTAATGCGTGGAACAAATAATGTAAAATTATTTCCAGAAACAAGCAAACCCCAATTTGAAGAATTCGTTCCCGAATCTGCGGTGAGCACTGCTCAACAAAAATTTATGGGAATGGTTCATGCATTTAAAAAAGGTAAAATGAGAGATGCATCACCTGAAGTTAAAAAGGCTGCGAAGGGAATGAGTGATACTGAAGCAACAAAATTCGCTTCTACTAGTCATGAAGGACTTCCAAAGCATGTTCAAAAAGAAGATGCATCTTGTGGTTGTTCAGATTCGCAAAGTGATACTAGAGGTGATTATGCTAAAAAAGAAGTTCTTAAAAACAAATTAAGATCTGCATTGGGAGTTAAAAATCCTATGATAATGACTGCGGAAGGTATGGGATTAAGTGTTGGTGCTTCAAAATTTGCTGGAAAAGTTCTGTCAAATCCAAGAACTTCTGCAGAACAGGGAGCAAAAAACTTACAAAAGAATCTTACAGATCCAGTTGGTCGTGCCGTAAAGGGTGCTGTTCGTGCAATTGTTCAACCTGCAAATATGTCTCCTGAAGCACAAAAAGCAAGAAATGATAAGTATAGACCTAAATAAATTAAATCCAATAATCAAATAATTAAAAAGAGACCAAAATCTAAGGTCTCTTTTTTTTATAAATATCAATAGAAAAAGAATTTATAGGTAAAGCACATGGCTCTTTGGGGCATTTCAACAAACGCTGAGACTGCAGCAAACAATTATGCAATTCCAAAATTCCAGCATGAGACTGTTCGTGAGAGAAGTCCATGGAATACCTTTGCAGATGTTCGTGGTTGGATTCAGAGAAGATATAAAACTAAAGAAAATTCTGGAATTTCTACTCGTTACTTTGACGAAGTTTTAATTCCAGTTGTTGGATTGAATAGTACTGGTAATGTTGGAGGAACCACTGGTATTGGTACTGCTGGTCCAGTTGCAGTTTTCTTTGAAGATCCTAATCAGGCATCGCCAATTTCTGTTGGTGGTGGTGCAACTAGTGGAATTGCAACTAATACTAGCGGTTATGTTCATGTAGTATTTAATGAACTTGTATTTGCTGGTGCTGGATCAACAGTTCGTATTCGCACCTTTGATGCAAATAATGCTAATGAATCGACAGCAATTATTGGATATGCTGCATCAAACACTGGTACTCAATATGCTTGGGCAGGTCCTGCTGCTACTCACGGATCTCCAAATGTCTATACAAGTTTCAACGGTCAGATTACAAATAGAGTAGCATTTGCATTTACTTCACCAAGTTCAGTTCTTACTGCACAAGTAAACTTCTTAACTACTTCAACAAGCACAGGTCAAACTGTTGCGATTGGTGGAACACAAATTTGGGTCGATTCGGTAACTGGTGTATCTGCTGGAAGTTCGATATCAGTTAGCGGAAAACTTACAACTGTTCCTGTTGTTTCTGTTGGAAATACTTTTGTATACATTGGAGCAGCATCTACAATTGCATCCACAATTCTTGCAGGTACTGCAACTACATTTAGTACATTTACAAGAGCAACAAAATTATTTATTGATATTCCTAGAGGATTTGTTGGTGTAATTACTGATGGATCAAATGCTGTTGGAGTAATTAGTTCATTTACATCACAATTTGGAGACATTCTTATCCGCAATGTTGGTGGTGCAGGGACAACCTCTAGTGTCGGAATTGGTACAACTACATTAACAGTTAGATAAAATATAATATGAGATTTGATGAATTGAATGAGAGTAATTATTTACTCTTTGCTATAAAATTCTATGATAATCCACAATCTCTCACCAGAGAAGATTTTGAAGATGATTTGAAAAGAATTAAATATATTAAAAGATTATTAAAAAGATATAAAAATACAGGTGAACTTAAGACGCATTTAATCTTAAATCATTTGACTGTTTTGTTTAATGTTTTTAATGATGCTGCAGTCCCATTACTCTTTTATAATTTAGATAAGGAACTTTGGCCTTCTATAAAAAGTTTTTTAATCTTTTTAAATAGATTGCCAGAATATCCTAAAACTGAAATTAATAATATAAAAAAAGATGATGAATGCTCAGAACATTTGGAGTCAATTTAATGGATAAAGTAGATAAAATTATTAATATAATTCGTAAACTTCATGAAGATGGTATAGTAAGCGGAGCACCAACTAATTCAGTTGGGAGTAGTGGATTGACAAATGCATCAACTCCTCCAGGAAGACTTGATGGATATGATAAAGTAATGGGACTTACAAGAAGAGTAAAAATAATTGGCAAAGGTAAGTTTCCAGGTGCCAGAACACGCTGGAAAAAATCATCATAAATTTAACTTAAATAAATAATAGTATGATTTATTAAATTCGTTTCGTGAGTTAGAAACGTAAATCAATCCTAATCTAAAATGTTTAACAACAATAATACTACAGCAGATACCAAAATTGCCGTGTTAGAAGAAAGACTATCATCATATGAACTTATGATGAGAAAAATAGACGAAGCAATTCAATTGATGGGTAAAACTAGTCAAAATATCAGTAAAATGCTTGCTGTACATGATGAAAGAATAGAGCAGGGTGTTAAAACTGATAGTATGATTACATCTTTAATTAATGAATTAAAAGAAGAAAATAAACAACAGCATGATATAGTAACAGAAAGAATTGATCAAATTGAGGAAGAAGTTAAAGAAATTAGTAAAATTAAATGGATGACAATTGGGTGTGGCGTTTTATTGGCGGTTTTAACAGCAGCATTCTCAACTTTAGCATCTGGTTGGTGGACTCCATCAGAAATGCAAATGCAGCATGAGGGTCATATTCACCATCAAAGCGTCAACGACCAAAATGTTCCCAATTGACGATTTCATAATCTTGTGTTAAACTAGAAGTCCTGAAAGTTTTTGCGAATGGACCTTATTGATTTAAAATATATTGGACTAGTTTCGTCAAGATTGCAAAAGTTTAAACGTATTAAGGCAGATCTATACAACTTTCGTTGCCCTATTTGTGGAGATTCGCAAAAAAATAAAAGTAAAGCAAGAGGTTATTTATATGCGGTAAAAACAAATACCAACTTTAAATGTCATAATTGTGGAGCAAGTTTATCCTTTAATAATTTTCTTAAAGAAGTGGATTCAACACTCCATAAGCAGTATACTATGGAGAAATTTAAAGAAGGATTTACTGGAAAAAACTTTGTAGTTGAAACACCATCATTTGATTTTACAAAACCAATATTTAAACAAAAATTAGATCTACCTAAAGCATCGGAGATTTTAGTTGCTAAGCAATATCTTGAAAAAAGACTTTTAAATCCAAATAAATTTTATTTTGCGGAAAAATTTCAGGAATGGACTAATACGCAAAAATTTACATTCAATAAAATTGGTAAAGATGAAAGTAGAATAGTAATACCATTACATACTAGAGAAGGTGAAATATTTGGTTTTCAAGGAAGATCGCTGGGTTCTAACAATGTTAAATATATTACAGTGATTTTGAATGAAAGTATTCCAAAAGTATATGGTTTGAATGAAGTGCAAAACAATAAAACAATCTATGTTACAGAAGGTCCATTTGATTCAACTTTTGTTGAAAATGCAATAGCAATGTGTGGATCTGATATTGCACTCGATAGTCTTAATTTGGGTAATGATATTGTTTATGTACTTGATAATGAACCCCGAAATAGGGAAATTTGTAATAGGATTTCTAAACTTATAGATGGAGGTAAACAAGTCGTCATCTGGCCAAGATCTATAAATTATAAAGACATCAATGATATGAAAATTGCTGGACTTTCTATTATGGATGTGTTAAAATTAAATACATATAAAGCACTAGAAGCAAAAATCAAATTCAACGAATGGAAGAAAGTATGAGTAACGGAACACGGGTAGTTAAGAGAAATGGATCTGTTGAAGGTTTAGATTTAAATAAACTTCATTTGATGGTAGAAGAAGCATGTAAGGATCTGGCAGGAGTATCAGCATCACAAGTTGAAATGCAATCTGGTATTCAATTTTATGATGGAATTTCTACAGTAGAAGTTCAGGAAATTTTGATTCGCTCTGCTTCTGACCTAATTGATCTTGAACATCCTAATTATCAATTTGTTGCTGCTCGTTTGCTTTTATTCGCTCTTCGTAAACAATTGTTTGGTCGTATGTATGAATGTCCAAATGTTCTTGAGCATACTAAAAAATGTGTAGAACTTGGTGTTTATGATGAAGAGATTCTTTCTCTATATAATGAGGAAGAGTTTGAAAAACTTCAATCATTTGTTGATCATGATCGTGATTATCTTTTTACTTATGCAGGTCTTCGTCAGGTAGTTGATAAGTATTTGGTACAAGATCGTAGTAGTGGACAACTTTATGAAACTCCACAATTCATGTATCTTTTGATTGCTGCCACTATTTTTTCTAAATATCCAAAAGAAACACGTTTAGATTATGTTAAGAGGTATTATGATGCAATCAGCAAACACAAGATCAACATCCCAACACCAATCATGGCAGGAGTCAGAACACCTCTTCGCCAATATGCTTCTTGTGTTCTCGTTGATGTTGATGATACCCTCAGGAGTATCGGTCACTCTGATTTGGCTATTTACGAATATGTTGCACAGAGAGCTGGTATCGGTATCAACGCAGGTAGAATCCGTGGCATCAACTCTAAAATCAGAGGTGGAGAGGTACAACACACAGGCATTATTCCCTTCCTTAAGAAGTTTGAAGCAACTGTCAGATCTTGCACACAAAACGGTATTAGAGGTGGTTCTGCTACAGTCTTTTTTCCTATCTGGCATCAAGAAATAAGTGATATTCTGGTCTTAAAAAATAATAAAGGAACTGAAGATAATCGTGTTCGTAAGTTAGACTATGGAATTCAACTCAGCAAAATCTTCTATGAACGATTCATTCAAAACGGAGAAATCACACTTTTCTCACCACACGATGTTCCTGGTCTTTATGATGCTTTTGGCACTGATAGATTTGACGACCTTTACGTGGGTTATGAACGAGATGCATCTGTTCCAAGAAAAACTATCGGTGCTCAAGAACTCTTTTTGGACCTTCTGAAGGAAAGAGCAGAAACTGGTCGTATTTACATTATGAATATTGACCATTGTAATTCTCATAGTCCTTTCCTTGATAAGATTTCAATGAGCAATCTTTGTATGGAAATACTTTTGCCGACTAAACCAATTCAACACATTGATGATCCAAATGGTGAAATTGCTCTTTGCATTCTTAGTGCTATCAATATTGGAAAGATTAAAACCAATGAAGATCTTGAAGTTCTTTGTGATCTTGCCATTAGAAGTCTTGATGAACTTATTGATTTTCAAGGATATCCCGTTAAAGCAGCAGAAATCGCAACCAAAGCGCGACGTTCACTTGGAGTAGGTTATATTGGTCTTGCACACTATCTTGCCAAGAATAATGTCAAATATGATGATCAGAATGCTTGGCAATTGGTTCATGATTTAACTGAGGCATTCCAATATTATCTAATCAAGGCAACCGTAAATCTTGCAAAAGAAAAAGGGGCATGTGCATATTCTCATCGTACCAAGTACGGTCAAGGAATTCTGCCAATTGATACCTATAAAAAGGATGTTGATGAATTGGTTGAAAATGTGCTAAAATATGATTGGGAAGCACTTCGGGAAGAGGTAAAAATTTATGGAGTCAGAAACTCCACTCTCTCAGCACAAATGCCCTCCGAGAGCAGTTCAGTCGTCTCCAATGCCACAAATGGAATTGAACCACCTCGCGGATATCTATCCATTAAGAAGTCCAAGAAAGGTCCTCTTAAGCAAATTGTCCCACAGTTTGGAACACTCAAAAACAATTATACGTTGCTTTGGGATATGCCTAGCAATCGTGGTTATATTAGTATTGTTGCAGTTATGCAGAAGTTCTTCGATCAAGCGATTTCTGGAAACTGGTCCTATAATCCGGGCAATTATCCGAATAATGAAGTTCCTGTTAGCGTGATGGCACAAGATATGCTTACGTGCTTTAAGTATGGGCATAAAACTGCATATTATCAAAACACTTATGATAATAAAACTGATGAAGTGGTAGATGAACCAAAGCAAGAACTCAATTCACTTCTTGATGATATTATGAGTTCTGATGAAACTAGTTGCGATAGTTGCTCAATTTAAAAATAAATAAGGAAAAAGTATGATTGATAATATGACAGTTTTCAATTCCCATGAAGTTGATACCAAAAAGCAACCAATGTTTTTTGGACAACCTCTTGGCATTCAACGATATGATACTTACAAGTATCCTATTTTTGATAAATTGACTCAACAACAATTAAGTTATTTTTGGCGTCCTGAAGAAATATCACTTCAAAAAGACCGTGGTGATTATCAAACACTTCGACCCGAACAGAAACATATTTTTACTTCTAATCTAAAATATCAAATTATGTTAGATTCCATTCAAGGTCGTGGACCAGGAATGGCATTTGCTCCCTACTGCTCACTTCCAGAATTAGAAGCGTGTATGAAGGTTTGGGAATTTATGGAAATGATTCACTCACGATCTTATACATATATTATCAAAAATATATATTCAGATCCTTCGGATGTGTTTGATACTATTCTTAGAGATGAAAAAATTCTTGAACGCGCATATAGTGTAACCGAAGCATATGATGATTTTATCAATAGTGCTCAACATTATGGAACTTCTGAACTTTGGAAACACGCTCAAGAACAAGTTCCCTATGCACAGGATCAAAGATATGAACTCAAAAGAAAGCTCTTTAGAGCAGTTGCAAATGTTAATATTCTTGAAGGTATTCGTTTTTACGTCAGTTTTGCTTGCAGTTTTGCATTTGGCGAACTCAAACTTATGGAAGGAAGTGCAAAAATCATCAGTCTGATTGCGCGTGACGAGAATCAACATCTAGTCATTACTCAAAATATTTTGAACAAATGGAAAGAAAGTGATGATCCTGATATGAAGAAAATCATGGATGAAGAAGAACCATGGGTATATAAGACCTTTGAAAAAGCAGTCAATCAAGAGAAACTTTGGGCAGAATATCTGTTCAAAGATGGTTCTATGATTGGTCTGAATGATAAACTTCTTCAGCAATATGTTGAATGGATTGCAAATCGTCGTATGAGGGCGATTGGTTTGAAACCTCTTTATGATATTCCAGCAAAAAATAATCCACTTCCTTGGACGGAGCATTGGATTTCTTCCAAAGGATTGCAAGTAGCTCCACAAGAAGTGGAAGCGGAACAATATTTAATTGGAGGAATTAAACAAGATGTTACCAAAGATACTTTCTCAGGATTCCAATTATGATGAATGGGTAGAACAGGAAATTTTGAATGCCTTTAAAGATGCTGCAGAAGTAGATGAATTTATTTTTGGTGATTATAATTATGAAGAAGACTGGTTAGGTAAAATGAATAATGATATCAATTGAGAGTCCTTTGGGACTCTTTTTTTATAAATAAAATTATAAAAAGGTATATTAAATGGAAAGAATTACATCGAATCAAGTAGTTGATTTAATGGAGGCATATCAGGCAGTATATGTTCCTCAAGAAAATTTAAATGAAGAATTGGTCTGGGAAGAAGTTGAAAATTGGTCCTCAAGAAAATTTAAATGAAGAATTGGTCTGGGAAGAAGTTGAAAATTGGGTAAATTCTCTTTTAGAAGAAGGATATGACTTGGGAGATTATGCTTGGGAAGAAATGTATGAGGAATATTTGAGTGAAGTTCCCATGACTGGTAGCAATCGTCCCACTAAATTAAGTGACCCGTTAGCAAATACAGGACGCGCTATAGGAAGTGCAGCACGTTCTTTTGTTACGGGTTCCTCTAGACCAGGCAATACTGGATCTCAATCTACGAGGGCAACACAACCTTCACCAGGAACTTCGACTGGTGGGGGAGGATATGCTGCCGGCCGTACTACAAGTTCACCGGTAACACCATATCGTGCAAATGATCCTAGAAGAACTGATACTAGTACAAGATCAAGATTTGCTCGTCCAATGAATGCAGGAACTCCAAGTACAGTTGCCGTCAGAGGAACTGGTGGATCTTCTACACAAAGACCACCAATTGGATCTTTACCTGCAAGTGCAAGACAACCAACACAATATCCAGCAGGAGTTTCTACTGGTGTTGGTGGTGGAAATGCTGGTGCCTCTAGACCCGCTCCTGCTGCCCCTGCTAGACCAGTTGCTAGACCCTCTGCTGCCGCTCCTAGACCCGCTGCTAGTGCCCCTGCTGCCGCTCCTAGACCAGTTGCTAGACCGTCTGCTGCTCCTGCTCCTAGTGTCCCTAGATCCGCTACTAGTGCCCCTGCTGCCGCTCCTAGACCCGCTGCTAGTGCTCCTAGTATATCAAAATCTACATCTCAAGCACCTAGTACATCCCCTGCTGCAACAACTGGTAATCCACCATTAGCACCAAAACCATTACCCCCAATCATGGGTAAACCAAGTCTTTCATCGCAAGCAGCAGAAATTCGTGCCATGAGACAAAGATCTCAACAACGTATTATCTCACAAGGTGGAACTCCAGCAACTGCATTGGTTCAAAGTTTTGATCCATTTGATGTTGTATTGGGACATCTAATTGATGAAGGTTATGCTGATACTGAAGAATCAGCACTCCAAATTATGGCAAATATGAGTGAAGAGTGGAGAGATGGAATTCTTGATGAAGCAAAAACTGTTATGAGTGTGACATCACCTTCTGAAAAATCCAGAAGATTAAATATATCCAAAGCTAAACCTTCAGAAAATTTGGAAGGTTAAAGAAGACTGTCTGCTGCCAGAGATATGAAACAACAGGATGTTGATCGTAGGGCTCCTCAAATTGAAAAAAAAAAAATTAAAAGAAGACATAATATTAATTGAAGACTACTTTCCAAACTGTTCATATAGAGGTCTTCGGACCTCTTTTTTTTATAAATAAGTTTATACAGAAAATATTTTATTAAAATGTCTAACCTATCAACAGAAGTTTTTGGAGATATGAATTTTCTTTATGAGCATATTGCAACTAAAGAAAATGAAAAACTTAATGAAAACTCTGAATACTATGACGAAGAATTTGCAGAACTTGTAGAGAATATTATTTCTACTATTTCTTTATCAATGGTCTATGAAGGTTATAGTGCAGAAGGAATTTTATCATTTCTTGCAGATTTTTCAGAAGAAGATATCGTTGAAAGATATTTAAATTTTGATGAAAATATTCTTACGGAAAGTGTAGTTCCTGAAGAGTATATTGTTGAACAATTAGATATTTTTGATAACGCCATTTCTGAAGGTTTAGGAACAGTAATTGGAAGAGTTGCTAAAGGTGCAGCTTCCCTGGCAGGAAGAATTGTTTCAAAACCTGCAAGAATGAAGGTTGCACAAAAACTCATGACTAGCACAAATCCTGCTAGAACAGGAAAGGCAGTTGATAGATTGGCAAGAATGAAGTTGAACAAGGCAGGAGCTCCTGCGGATGTGACTAAAGGTTTAGTAGATGCTGCACCAAATATTTCAACAAAAGCTAGATTAATAGCAACTGCTCCTGTAATGGGTAAGGTCGTTAAGGGTGTACAAAAAGTAAAAGATATTGCCAGAGGTGCAAAAGCAGCATTAACGGGTTCAACTGCTAAAAAAATTGGTTTGGGTGCTGCAGCATTAGGTGCTGCTACTGGAGCAGGTTATATTGGTGGTAAGATGTCGGGAGCAGGTGGTGGTCAAGGATCTTCACCAGCAATTGCAAAATCAACAGGTAAACCCTCTGACAATTTTATGCAAGGTAGTTCTCTTGCTAAACTTGGTGGAAGAGAAGGTAGAGTTAAAGGTGGAGAATTTAGAAGTATTAATTGGACGCAACAATCTAGAGATAGGTATAACGCAGCAAATCCATCTACAAAACCTACAGCATCTGCTGCATCTACACCTTCTGCTCCTAGTGGCAGTGGTGGTGGTTCTGCTGCATCTTCTGGTGGCGGTGGCGGTGGTGCTGGAACAAGAGCACCTTCTGCTGCAAGAGCATCTTCTCCATCAAAAGCATCCTCTGCTACAAAGGCAAAAGAAACGGGTAAAACTCCAGCAGGAGAGACACCAATGCAGACTTGGGCAAGAACTAATCCAAAACTTGCTGCTAAAGTAAAACTTGGTCAGTCTGGATACGATGAAATTTCTGCAAAAAGAACTGTACCTGGACCTTATGAAAAACAGGATCAAACTCCAACAACTGGACCAGAACCAACAGAAGCACAAAAGACTCAAGCAGGATCAGATGTTGCTGCATATCAGGCAGCAGAAAAGGAAAGATTTAATAAAAAGCAAAAAGAAGTAGCAGCATTAACACAGAAAGAATCTTATGATGCATATGATTTGGTAATTGAATATTTACTTCATACTGGACATGCAGATACAATCTCTGAAGCAGAATATGTAATATCAAATTTTGATTCTGATATGCTTGATACTCTTATTGAATCTACAGCAATCTGGATTGAAAATCTTTGATTACTGAGATTATAACATAATCTAAGGGGGCTTGACAAGTCCTCTTTTTTTATGTAGACTAGGTTTGTCCCGGTTGAAGATAAATAATAACTCATAAGATTACTTAAAATGAGTTATGAAAATCCTTGGATATATCAAGGAGAAATATTTGAATCAAATCATATAGGAAATTATTTTGGTTTTGTTTATCTTATATCCTGTAAGACCACCGGTAGAAAATATATTGGACGTAAGTATCTATGGTCATTCAGAACTCCACCTGGAAAAAAAAGAAAAGTAAAATCGGAGTCTGATTGGAAAAAATATTATGGATCTTGTCCAGAATTAAAAGAAGATGTGAATAAGTACGGTAAAGAGTTTTTCAGTAGAGAAATAATAAGTCTTCATAAAACCAAGGGTAAATGTAATTTTGAAGAAACACGGCAATTATTCCTAAATAATGTGCTGACCGAAGCACTTGACACTGGAGAACCTGCATACTACAATTCGCAAATTTTAAGTCGTTATTTTAGGAAAGATTACTTTCATAAAGGATATGTTGCTAAAATTATTGATTAATGCTAAGATAGAAGCATCAATACTTCTCTAAATACTATGGTTACACTTGAAACCACGCTTCGTAAATCACATGATTGGGCAATCGATAGAATTCACTTTCTAAGTGAACAAGAAGAATATGAAGATGCTCATGCAATTCAATCTGAATTTAATGAATGGTTGAATCCATATATTTCAGAACATGATATTTTTTCATTAACATATCTAGGAGAAAAAAAATGAAAATTGATTTACTAAACTTTTTTGAATATTTTGATTCAAGAAATCCAAAACATGTTGCTGCAGTAGAGCAATTTGAACAGGACTTGGAGCAAAAACAACCAGATTTAATTCAAGATGAATCTAATTGGGTAAGAATATTCAGACAAAAATTACCAGTTCCACAACAATTTGGAGTTCTGTCTGTTCCGTACTATCCTCAAACAGATAACTATCGGGATGCAAGTAGAACTTGCAATTCATCATCTTGTGCAATGTGCCTTGAGTTTTTTAAACCAGGCACATTAAAAGGAGAAAAAGGTGATGATGATTATATCCGAAAAGTATTTTCAATCGGTGATACAACGGATCATGCAGTTCAAACTAAAGTTCTTGCTTCTTATGGCGTTGAATCCGAATTTAGTTACACTTTGGGATTTTCTGATTTAGATAATAGTTTATCTGCCGGAAAACCAGTTGTAATTGGTATACTTCACAGAGGACCATTATCTGCTCCTACTGGTGGTCATATGATAGTAGTAATTGGTAAAAAAGGTGAGGATTATGTTGTAAATGATCCTTATGGAAGTTTAAATGATGGATATACCGGTGCCGTATCTAATGGTAAAGGTGCTGTATATAAAAAATCTGAACTTACTCAAAGATGGTTAGATCACGGTAAAGATAAGACTGGTTGGGGGAGAATCTTTCAATCAAAAAAGTAGAAAGTTCTATTCCTATTGAAAGAGTCTCTAAAGGAATAGAACTGATTAAACAATTTGAGGGATGTAGTTTATATGCCTATAATGATCCTCTTACAGGAGGATTACCAATTACTATTGGTTGGGGAAGCACTAAAAGTTTGACTGGAAAACCTCTTAAACTTGGTGACAAATTGACTCAGAATGAAGCAGATTTATTATTGTTACAACATATAAAAACTGAATTTCTTCCTTCTTTAAAAAATATTCCTTATTGGAATGAGATGAATGAAGAAATGCAGTCTGCACTTTTAAGTTTTAGTTATAATTTAGGAGCAGTATTTTATGGCAGTAGTGGATTTAATACCATTACAAAACTATTAGCGGAAAAGAAATGGAATGAAATTCCAGAAGCACTCAAAATGTATAGAAATCCTGGAACTTCGGTTGAACTTGGATTGCTTCGCAGAAGAACTGCTGAAGGTAAATTGTGGGAAGACGGTTTAAAAAAATAATTAAATAAATAATAGTAGATTTACCGAGGATATTATGACTACTCTCACTCTCGCCACACTTGCAGTAAAAGGACTTAGCGCAGCAAATTTTCAACTTTTTCTTGCTGCTCTTTTAGCAGTATCTGAGGTTCTTGGAGCAGATCCAAGAATTAAGGCAAATGGAATTGTATCATTTGTTCTTATTCAAGTTCAAAACTTTCTCAAGTCCAAAGAAACCAAGTGATCTTTAAATAGGTTCAATTTTAAGAGGGGAGAAATCCCCTCTTTTTTAATGGTCAATTTTATCCTCTATTGAATCGATACAAAGAATATAAACAATAAAACCTAAAGTTGCAAAAAGAACTATTCCCAATCCTATTGTTATATCCAAAGGAAAATCATTCATTCCAAAATCCCTCTTGTTTATGTATCCAAATTTTTAGATCTTTTACGTATTGTCTTAAAATTTGTGCTTGTTGTTCATGCCAAGGATCTCCTGTTTCCAATCCGATCCTAATATGATTATCTATCGCTTGTAATATTTGATGAATTGGTTTATTCCAATGCTCACGATGTGGAGTATTCCATTCTCTTCCCATATATCTTTACCTTTTTTTTCCACCGTTTTTTGCTTTTTTAGCAGAAGCATTTCCTTGATTCTGTTTAGATTGCTTTCCGCCAGCAGAACCTTTTTTTCCTTTATTTGCTGATTTAGCCATGATTCGGCATACCACATATCAATATATTTATGTTATAATATAAATATTCCACATTTAATTTTGAAAAAAAATGGCTGAAATGACTCAAATTACTGAACAGCAACAACATCTTGTAAATTTGATTAATCAAAGACAAACTCTGTCACAAGAAATTGAAACTCTTGGAGGACAGATTGGTAGTAAAAAAGAACTTTTTTTTAAAGTCCAGGGTGTGATTGAATATTTGACTCAAATTGGAGTGGTGCTTCCCGAACCAGAAGAGACAGATGGTGAAGTGTCTGATGAGTATTGACAAATTCTAAATACTAGATTATTATTTGCAAATCCCTGTTATGAGCAGGGTACTCGTTATGAGTCTTTGATTTGAAACCTAGAGCCGTGGAAGGTGCCTCCCGAGAGGATTGGTGTACCCCCCTTTTATACGGATGTCGAATTCTATTAAAACTAATGCAAAAATGCTTTACAACTGTAGCCGTTTCTCTTATTGGAGCGGTTGCAACTTCAGTGGCAACGATGCCAACACCGAGTCTCGCAAGTTCTTCTAATCTACAACCGCCATTTGCGATTGTTCCAGAAGTGCCCGTAACTCAGGAGACAGCGACCAGACTGGTTGTTCCCGAAAAACCAAAAGAAACCCGGTATATTTGTAAGGGATGTAATGAAACAGAATCCCGTGCTCTTGCTTTTATGCAGGACAAGGGAATCAAAGATAAAAATGCCCTTGCCACTATCATGGGTAATATTAAACAAGAGTCTACTTTTGTTTCTAATATCTGTGAAGGTGGTGCTAGAACCTCTTACCGAGGTTGTAGAAGTGGTGGTTATGGAATCATTCAATGGACTTCTATCGATCGATATGAAGGTCTTGGTGAACATGCTGCCCGTATTAAAGGTGATCCTTCTACCATTGAAACCCAATTAGATTACATGCTTCATGAATATGATTGGAAAATGATTGAGGATGGAATGAAAACCCCAGGAAAATCAATTACTGATTATATGCGTCTTGCTCAAAAATGGATCCGATGGGGACACCATGGAGCAAGAACTAACTTTGCTTATAACTACTCTAAAAAGTTAGTTTTGAGTGAGATTAATTCTTGATTTTTCATTACTTTTAAATGAAATTGGAGTGCTTCGGTGCTCCTTTTTTTTATGCAATCAAATAATTTGTAAAATATAAATTATATACATATTTCTGTAATATATTTAAATTTATCATGTCAGAAACAGTAAAGCAAATTGCTGATGCATTTTTTATTTGGCAAACTGAAGATGAAAAGTTTGTAAATGGGAATAGTGCTGCAGGAACTCGTGCTCGTAAAGCACTTCAAGAAGTTGTTAAACTTGCAAAAACAAGAAGATCTGAAATCTCAGATGAAAAGACTTCTCGCAAAGAATCTAAGCAAGCAGGTTGAACTCATAAAATTTTTCTATGTCTTTTAATTTTAATTTTGGAAATAAAAAACCAACTATAAAACAATATGCAATTGTAGCAATTGTATTGAGTTCTATCATTGGATTACTTTCTCAATGTACTAAAATTAAAGAAGATACAATTTGGGATACACTTGATGAAATTCAAAGAAAATATTATCCACAAACTATTATCAATGATTTTATAATTAAAGATCCTGAAAAGTTAAATAGGCGAGTTCATAGAGATGTTGATAGAGCAATAAATCAGGTTACTCCAGAGTATGATCGCATCATTAAAGAATCAGATAAGAAGTATCAACCAAGATACGTGGAAGAAAAGAATGATGAAAGTGTATGCTACACTGATGATTGTAAGGCACTTGCCCCTCCTATGAGGATCTGTGCCTCATGGGTTTCAGATTGCCCCTTGACAGACCAAGAGGATCCTGGTATTCTTAGGAAGTGAGAGTGATGCCAAAAACACGGCACCCCGACAAGGGATACAGTAGAAGAATGCAAAGTCTTCCACTCTCATACTGGGTCAATAACTCAGATGGTAGAGTAGCGGGCTTTTAACCTGTAAGTCGTGAGTTCGATCCTCACTTGACCCACTTGCCGTGGTTCAAAACTTTATATAAGATCCAGTGGGGCACTTATTTAAAGGTTTGATTTAGATTCACACTCACGCGGTAACCCATTGACAATCAGATCCAGAAATGATATGATTGTCTCATGTCTTGGTAGCTCAGATGGATAGAGCCACTCACTTCTAATGAGTTGGTCGGGGGTTCAAGTCCCTCCCAAGACGTTGAAGTAGTCGTTATGCTCATAGCATAGAAAGACGCTTCATATATACTATGATAGAGGTTAAGTCCCTGTTATATCCTTATGAGATATCTCACACTTAATCCATCAAAATGTAGGTGCCAAAACCTCTCCTTGGTCCAATTGTGGCTAAGTGAATGTGAAGAGTGATAACATAGGTAAAGTTATCTCCACCTACCACATTCCCTCTTAGCACAGCGGTAGTTGCGTCTGACTGTTAATCAGAATGTCCCTGGTTCGATCCCAGGAGGGGGAGTTGAAAGGTCTGGAAATATTCGGATCTTTCACTAAATCCTAAATTTTTTAGGTTGGGGATTTGATCACCCCCATTAATGCCTCTGTAGCTCAGTGGTAGAGCAGGGCTTTTGTAAAGCTCAGGTCGCAAGTTCAAATCTTGTCGGGGGCTTGACATAATAAGTATTATGTCTTATACTTTAGTTGCAAATCCACAAAAAATACATAAGGGAATTTCTGCTCAATATAAAAATATTGCGTGATTGATGTAGTGGTAACATTCCTCCCTTCCAAGGAGATCTCCTCGGTTCAAATCCGTGATCACGCTTTCCCAATTTTTTGGGAGTCTAAATAACCTTCGTAGTTGTAAATCTTAACAAAATATGACTTTTAAAAATATTATTGCTGCTAGTGTGGTTGTTGCAACTTCGGTTGCTGCTCCTGCAATGGCACAAGTTACGAGCATCACTCAACTTCGTGATGTTCAACCTACCGAATGGTCTTATCAAGCAATTTCTAATCTCATCACTACTTATGGTTGTGTTGCTGGTTATCCTGATAGAACTTTCCGTCCCGGACAACCTGCTACTCGTGCAGAACTTGCTGCATTGACTAATGCTTGTCTCGATAGCATCACTCAATTCTATACTGAAGCAGATGCTCGTTCTGCTGCTGCTCTTCGTGCAGAATTCTCCCGTGAGATTGCTGCTACCAATACCCGTGTAACTGCTCTTGAACTTGCTGCTGCTCGTAAGGCACAAGGAGTTGGTAACTATCTGGGTGCAGGCGTCCTCCTGAACCAGCAAGGTGTTGATGGTAATGGTTATGATGCTGAGCGTACTATTGCTGGCGGAACTATTCAGGGTCGTTATGCCGTAAAGACTTTCAGTAATCAAAACGCTGTTTCGGTTCGTCCTTATGTGAATTTCGTCGGTACTCCTGCTGGTGAGATTGGTGCTGGTGGTGGTGCTCTTCTGTCCTATGATTGGAGTGTTGCCCGTGCTAAGAGTGGCGTGAGTAAAGTGAATATTTACACTGGAGTTGGTTATCAAGTTCCTTTCGTAAATAACACAGATGCTAACTTCCAATCTGCTGTTGGTAATAAGGGTCAAGTTGTTCTTGCACTTGGTCTTGAGGGTCGTCTGACCAATTCTTTGGTTGGTTTTGCTGATCTAAAGTTCCCAACCACCAATGCTGCTAACAGTTATGGTGTCACGGATGGAACTTATTCTCCCGTTCTTACTGCTGGACTCGGATTCAAGTTCTGATAGTATAATCGGATAAAAACCGTTTATCCTTCCTTCATTAGGAAGGATTTTTTTGTATTAACCAAATGAACTATTTTCTGTGAACCGCATCGGTAAGTGATAAATATTGGGGGAGTTGACAAAATATCCCTTTTAATGTAATATTATAAAGTTGTTAAAATTTAATGAACATTAAACTTTGGTATTGCGAAGGTATGAAACAATGGCGTTGGATATTGACGGATGATCATCGTCCAGTAATTAAACAAGAATCTGGTCAAAAGGAAAATCTTCGTGATGCCATGAATGATATTGCAAATACTGTTGAGTATATGCTAAAATCATAAGTTATTGGGCGAATAGCTCAGCGGTAGTAGCGTCTTTTTTACACGGAGAATGTCGGGGGTTCAAATCCCTCTTCGCCCATTTATTATAAATACCTAAAAAGTATTGGTGTAATGGAAAAATTATACAAATTAACTAGTGATGTACAGGCAAATCTTTTTGTTCTTTTTCATAAAACATGGGTTTTTCATTGGAATGTAGTAGGACCTGATTTTCAACAACTTCATACTCTTTTTGGTGGGCAGTATGAGACAATGTTTGAAGAAATTGATCGTATTAGTGAACACATGCGTTATATGAATGTTCGTCCAATTGGTACTCTTACAAGAATGGTAGAAGTTGCTACTATTGGTGAAGGATCCAATATTTCTCAAATTGATGAAATGGGGCAGAAACAAATTATACCCGGTAAACCAATTACCAAATCTGATGAAATGATTAAACGTTTGATGGTTGACAATCTTACTTTAATTGATTTACTTACTGCTTTATCTGAAGAAGCAGAGATGCAAAAGCAATATGCAACTGCCAATATTGCTCAAGATATCCTGGAATCACATGGCAAATTTGTTTGGCAATTAAGATCATTTACTGAAAAAACCGCAAAACTTTCAATTGAAGATTCTGAAATAACACCAATTCAAGTTCCAGAAGAGCAACCAATTGATCCATATCAAGTACAACCATTTGTACAACAACAATAAATTTTATTAATCAAATAATGATAAAAAATGGAAAATTTACGCATTCGTTGCAAGTCTTGTAACGTGGAAATTGAAGGACATCATACTAAAACAATTAGTTGCAAATGTTCAAATATGACAACTATTTGTGGAGATAAGATTACAGCACTTGACTTATCAAAGGTTGTTATGTTAAACTATAATAGTGTTAAAAAAAAATCTAATATTCTTACAAATGAAGACATTGCCTGGCAAGAAGCAAGGCGTCAACGTAAAGTAAAAAGATTAGATTTTGAAGTTCGGTGAGGGTTTATACTTTTTTAGATATTATATTCTGAATAATATTTAAAACTTTTTATATTTTTTAGTTCCTTAATACTCCGTAAATATTGGTAGCGTGGCAGAGTCCGGTTTATTGCGCTTGTCTTGAAAACAAGTGAGGGTAACACCTCCGTTAGTTCAAATCTAACCACTACCGTTACATAAGATACAGAATCTAGCAATATATTCAAATATCAACACAAATTTGACATACTCAAAATAATAACTAATATAAATTAGTAGTACATTGATACATAAAAAATGGATTCTCACACCTATAGTAACTGGGTGAAAATTAAAGAAACATTTGAAAAGTCTGGAAATACTGATAATATGTTTTATAAAAGAGCATGTCATATTATAATTAATAAAAAAGATCCAATGTCAAAGTTTTTTGGCGAAAACAATAATACAAAATAGGAGATAATGACCTATCAAGTTATGCTAGCAACTTTTATAATGATGATTTTTATGTTTATTTTATATGTTGGATACGGAGAGAATTGAGAATGTTTCATTTTGTAGAAATCATGTTAAATAATCAAGTGGTACTCTTTATAATTGGATGCCTCTTGACAATAGTACCCACTATGGGTATAATGTATGTACACCGTAATAAATAGTGGTATATCCGGGCATTAGCGCAGTTTGGTAGCGCGTTCCGTTTGGGGCGGAAAGGTCAGAGGTTCAAATCCTCTATGCCCGATTGCCAGTTTATAAACTGGCATACTTGACAAACAACACTTGAAGTCCTATAATAACAAGGTCAACATTCAAATCAATGACTCTCACTTCCAAATTCAAAAAAGATATCAGTGCTCTTCGTGGTGCCGCAAATGGTGATTTTCTTCTTGATGTAAAGAATCCGAAACTCTACAAAAAAGTTCGTCGCTACTATCAAAACGAAGGAGTAATTTTCTCTGATGATCCTCTTGATAACTATGATATTTTGATTGAATGTATTGCTCAAGATCTTGAAACTGTTGAAGCATGACAAAAGTTATTCTTGAACGAGAAGGATACCGTTTCGTTGAGAAAGGTATCATTGAACTAAATGGTAAACCTGATTACCGTATGCAAAAACAAAACGAGTACACTAAACACTGGAATGACATTTATTTGTTTGATAATCAAATACAATGTTTGATTGCTATGGAAGACTTTAATTATGCTCTCTGGTTAGATGATCAACCATGTTACAGAGAGATGAGGAGAGGATAGAGTAGTATTTCAGTATAAATAACCAGAGATACTCCAATAAAATGCCATACAAAAATAAAGAAGATGCCGCAGATCAAAAGAGACGATGGAAATTATCTAATCCTGAAAAAGTATCTGAATATCAACGAAGATATAGGGAGAACAACCCATACAAATATGCTGATAAAAGAACAAAAAAACAGCATAAAATAAAAAATGATCTTCAAAGAGAAAAAAGAAAGTGCATTCTTTTTGAGCATCTTGACAATAAATGCTGTAAATGTGGATTAACAACAAATTTAGAATTAGATCACATTAATCCCCTTCTCAAAACCTCAAGACAATCTATTTTATCTATGGGTCTTGAAAGGGCACTTAAAGAATGTGACAATATTCAACTTCTATGTAAAGAATGCCACAATAAAAGAAGTCAAGCACAAAGAAAAGCAGCATATCATTTATTTTATAATATGCCTCTTGATGAGCAAGAAAAATGGATAAGTAGATTTATATCTCATACTGGATTTGTTGACAGAACACTATCTTTTGAGAACGATAAAGACACGGAGAGTATCTAAAAGTACTGGTCGGGAGCAACCCCTTTAGTCGCGGAGAGACTTTAAAAGTACTGGTGGAGTCAAATTTGACCCTATTGTTTTATTGCTTTTCTTAAAAGTAAGTGGTGTGGAATGATGAAAAGAAAACCATCCAAGATATTGGTAATCATTTTGCTGATAATTTTGGGAGATTTTATAGATTGTTATTTACTCATGGAATAGATCATAATTTTTTTAAAATACAGCAATATTTTTAATGTTAGATTTTTCTGTAGGGTTATCTGGATGTAAACTTGAATTAATCGATAGTAGAGTACTTAGAAAGTATTCTTCATCAATTAGTTATAACTCAAGACTTTCTTTGCAAGTTAACAAACAAGTTTTATTTTCTTGTAGAATTTTAAAGAATGTGGATACTCCTAAAGTTCATAATATTCAGAATGAGTATTTTGATATGGAATACATTCCTGGAAAATCTTTTATGGAATTTTTTTCTACATCTTCTATTAAGGACATAGAATTTGTCATTGATACTTTATTTGAATATTTCGATTCTCTTATTTCAAATTATCGATTAATTAATGTTAAATCAAATATTGATGAAAAAATTAAACTTTTAAAAAATAAAACTTGTTATAAAAATTATTTAGAATACATTGAACTTTTAATTAAAAAGCAAAATGTCTATGTTCCCAAAACCTTTTGTCATGGTGATTTAACCTTTAATAATATTATTTTCCATAAAAATAGATTATTTTTTATTGATTTTCTTGATTGTTATGTTGATAGTTTTATTTCTGATCTTGTCAAATTGAAACAAGATCTTTACCATCTCTGGAGTATCAAAACTCAAAACATACAGTCAAATAGACTAGAGCAAATTTATAAACATATCTGGAATCAACTTTATTGTAGATACTCTAAGTTTATTGATACTGGTGAGTTTGATATTTTGGAAGCAATGAATAGTCTTAGAATCGAGCCCTACTTGACTTTTTCTCACCAAAGAAGTATACTTGATATAATAGTAAAATCATCAAAGTTATATGCGAACTTTAATAATTCCTATGGCGGGACGGTCTAGTCGTTTCCCAAATATGCGACCTAAATGGATGTTGACACATCCAATGACCAATCGATTCATGGTGACAGAATCTATTTTGGGATTGAACTTAAACTTTTTTGATAACATATATTTTATTTGTTTACAAGAACATGAGAATCAATATAAATTTGTAAAAGGTTTTATTGAAGAACTTGAGCAACTTGAGTTAAAACAAAAGTCAAATATTGTTTTACTTTCAGATCAAACCAAGTCTCAATCGGAAACCGTTTATAATTTTTTGAGTAACAATCCAGTAGATGGATTTATTTTTATTAAAGACTCTGATGGATATTATGAATGTAAACTGGTAGAAGAAAAAAACCAGATTGCATATTTTGACTTAAATGATATGGATGATATTAATGCTCGAACTAAAAGTTATGTTGAACTTGATATCAATCGAATGGTAACTAATATTGTAGAAAAACATGTCATTAGTTCCACCTTTTCCAGTGGTGGTTATGGATTTGCAGATTCAAAGGAGTTTTGTACTACCTATGAGAAACTCCAGGACATGGAGGGAGAGTGTTATATTAGTCATATTATTTTTGAGATGATGTTATCTGGTTCAACATTTTATGGAATCAAAACATCAAATTTTAAAGATTGGGGAACTATTGATGCCTGGAACAAATATAAGTCGCAATATAAATGTTTGTTTGTTGATATTGATGGGACCTTAGTTATAAATTCTTCAATTCATTTTCCACCATATGTTGGAAATGCATCATCATTGCAAAATAATATTGATCACTTAAATTCGTTGCATGAATCTGGTAAAGTAAAAATAATTTTGACGACGAGTAGACCCAAACATATGAAAGACATAACAATTTCTGAACTGGAGAAAAAAAATATTTCATATGATGAGTTGATTATGGGTTTGCCACACTGTAAACGAGTTATTATTAATGATTTTGCAAAAAGTAATCCATATCCTTCTTGTGAAGCAATTAACCTACCAAGAAATAGTGATAATTTGAATGAGTTCTTAAGATGAAAATACTTTTAACTGGTGCCGCTGGAGGAATAGGATCTACTCTAGGATATTATCTTTATAAGAAGGGGCATACACTTACACTCGTTGATAATCTGAGAAATGGTTATAATGAAAATTTAACAATTAATGGTGAAAGTTTTGGTAAGTTTTATAACCTTAGTATTTGTAATCGAGATCTTATTGAATTAGTTAGAGATAATTATGATTGCATCATACATTTTGCTGCAATCACTGCTCTTCCTGATTGTGAATCCAATCCAGTTGAAACTATCAATGTAAATGTTTCTGGTACAATGAATATTCTAGAGTGTGTTAGAATGTGGAATGTTCCACATGTAATCTTTTCAAGTACTAGTGCAGTATATGAAAGTAACAAAGAAAAGATTTTTACTGAAGATTTGGATATTACTCCTCACCTTTGGTATTCTTTATCTAAAAAGATGGCAGAAGAAATATGTGAATCATATCGTATTAACTATGATATGGTAATTACCACTCTTAGATTTTTTAATGTATTTGGTCCAAGACAAGATATCCATAGAAAAACTCCACCTTTAATTAATTACATTGTTCGTGAACTTAAAAATAATGATACTCCTATTTTACATTCTAATGGGGAACAGAGGAGAGATTATATTCATGTTGATGATGTAGTTAAATTGATTGATATTTGTTTGGAAAAAAAACCTAACGATACTTTTAATGTATGTACAGGAACTCTCATTTCTGTAAATGAAATAGTAAATTACATTTGCCAAATTTTTAATAGTAATATTGAACCAACTTATAGGGATGCATCTAAACTTTGGGACAATTATCCACAATTATTTGATGGTCCTCGTCCTTTGAGTAAAGAAATTGTTGCTAAAGAGACTAATAAATATTCTAGAGGTTCCTATGAAAAGGCAAAACAGATCCTTAACTGGGAACCAAATACAGATATTAAATCTCTTATTAAAAAAGTTGTTGAGGAAATTTCGTTATGAAAATAGCATTATGTTTATCTGGTCAACCACGAAATGCCATTCAAACAGCACAAAGAATAAATGAATCAATCATTAGTGGTAATGATGTTGATGTTTTTTTACACTGTTGGCATGATCCAGAAAACTTAAACTTTGGAAAAAGAGCGCCAGGTCATTGGGGAATATCTTCTGATCATGATATTGATAAAAAACTGTTAGAAGTTTATAAACCCAAGTCATATCTTTTTGAAAAACCAAAACATTGGAAAAATTCAAATATGAAAATTAGTGAAGAAAATATAAAAAGATGTTTTGATTATGGATTAAATGATCCAAATGGTATTGAATCATTTGGTGAATATATAGTTGACATTTGCTACAGTCAGTGGTATAGTAAAATGATGGTGAATTATTTGAGGGATAAGTATTCCACTGAAAACAATATAACTTATGATGTTATTACTGCATTAAGATATGATGTAAGTCCATCTGTTAAAATAGATTTTTCAAATAGTAAAATTGATTTAGATACTTTTTATTATCAAGATCTAAATCATCCATCAAATATGGTTAGTGATTGGTTTGGAATGGGATCACCTAAAGTAATGAATGTTTGGGGAGGAGTTTATAACCATATTGAACCAGTATACCATCAAGTTATTTCTGAGGAGAACATTTTTTGTAATGAACTTTTACTTAGAAATCATTTAAAAAACAATCAAGTAAAAACACAATCAATTGATTTGGGAGTATCATTTTGAAACATCAAAGAGTTATTATATGGGGATATAAACTTCATTCTCATACGCATTCATATATTCATGCCGGGTATTATAATGCCTTTAAGAATCTTGGGTATGAAACTTATTGGTTAGATGGTAGAGATAATTTTGACCCACAATTGTTTAATGATGCTTTAATTTTTACTGAACAATGGGCAGTTATTGGAAACCCAAATATTCCACTGTTTAGTAACTCTACTTATGCAGTTCATTATATTGGAAACAAAGATAATCGTGTAGAAGGTAATCCTGGAGAAAGTGCTTATCTTGGTAAGGTTGGACGATTGATTGATGTTAGATATAATGCCGACAAATGGGTTGATAAAAATTACAACTATTCTTTAGACCGCAGTAAAGCAGCAAAGATTGGTTCTGGTTGTTATTTTGAGAAAGGTTCGGAATATGATTATTTTTATACAACTTGGGCAACTGACTTATTGCCCGATGAAATAAATTTAGAAGATATGTATATTCCCAAAGAAAATTATGTCTTCTTTGCTGGAACAATTGGCGGCGGGCAGGGTGGTCCAAAAGATTGTAAAACTGCACCACCCGAGTATGATAACTTAGTTTATTTAAATCCTTTTATTCAAGCTTGTGAAGAGGGTGGTATTGAATTTAAGTATAACTGCCCTTGGATTAGTCCTCAATCTTTTGAAGAACAGAGGAAAATAATTCAAAAATCTTATCTTGCACCCGATGTAAGGCACAAAGCATTTAAAGAGTGGGGTTATATTCCTTGTAGGAATTTTAAAAACATTAGTTATGGTCAACTAGGAATTACTAACTCAAAACCAGTATATGAATTTTTTGATGGTAATATCATTTATAATGAGGATACATATCAATTATTCTTTGATGCTCAAAAAGAAAAAGAGAACTATGACTTAATTAAATCTCAAATGCTTTTTGTTAAAGAAAATCATACTTATATAAACAGAGTTAAAGAACTTATTGAAGTAGTTAATTATTGATTATTATGTATCTATTATCTTTTTGCTCCGAAGGTCCACCACACGATGAAGGATTTTCTTTACTAGAAACATCGAATCAAATTAAAGAAAAACTGTCACCATTTTTTGAAGAAATTATTTTTTATACAAAAAGAACATTAAAACTTCTTCCTGGTAGTGAAGATATTTGCAATTGTTATGATGAACCTTTAGACCAAAACACTCACGTTCATAATTTTGGTTATTTTGACTTTAAACCATTTCTGATTGACTATACATTAAAGAACATTCCAGAGGGTTCTTTACTTTTATATCACGATGGTAATTTTGTTAAGAACGAACAGTATTGGCAAACTGATTGGGAGAACATTACATCCATTTCTGAAACTATGTTGAGTGAGAACTCAAGTGATGTTTGGTTTCAGATGGAAAGGGAAGGTTGTTATGTAAATTCATTTGTTAAAGAATATACATTAGATTATTTCTTCAGTGAATATGAAAAACGAGCAGTGAAAAATTCACATCTCATCAATGCTGCAAGAGTCTTAGTAAAAAATAATGATTTTGGAAGACAATTTATTTCTGAGTATCTTAATTTATGTAAGAATAAAGATTTAATCGCAAAGAGTCCTAATCATAATCCAGACCCAGAGTTTCAATGGTCTTGTGGAGATCAAGATGTTTTGAACTGTTTGGTGTACCGATATATACTAGATGGAAAATTACCCAGAACTTTTCCAAGATTTTCTTTTTTATACCGAATTTTAAGATACGAAAACAATCCATTTCTTTGGAGTGGTGTAAATAATGATAACTACCACTTTACGGGTATTAGTGAATTAAAAAATACTGAATTATTAAATTATATGGAAAATATCTCACTTGAAATTACTGAAAATGAAATAATTTCATTTTTAGATTTAAATCGACTGACACAAAGAACGGATCTTTGTAATATTCTTGAAAAGTATGGATCGGACAAATGTTCAAATTGGCATAATTATTCTGCTCTTTATGATTATTTCTTTAAGCATTTTAGAGATGAAGAAATCAACTTTTTTGAAGTGGGAATTTATCATGGGTCTTCGGTAAAGAGTTGGAGAGAATATTTTTCGAAGGCAAAAATTTATACTGCAGATGTCGATAAAGAAACTTTTTTATCTATTTCAAATCTTGATGTTGAATATTTTTATTGTGATCAAGACAATCCACAGTCAATTCAAAGTATGTGGAAAAGTAATTCTTTGAATGATACTGAATTTGATGTCATTATCGATGATGGAAAACATGAATTTATTTCCAATCTAAACTTTTTTAAAGAGTCAATTTATAAACTTAAATCAGGTGGCATTTTTATTGTTGAGGATTTAACTGTTTCAACTTATAATTCATTTGAACAAATACTTTTTAACTTGCAAAATGAGTATTCTTTAGATTATATCAAACTAATGAAACTTCCGAATCCAAATAATAACATTGATAATAATATTCTTTTGGTGATCAAATAATATGGACTTAGGTGTATTTTATATCTGCTACAAAGAGCAGGCGGCGATTGAGTATTCTTTAAAAAAATTCAGGCAGTTTTATTCAGAAAATCCAATCTATCTTGTTTCTGATAATGGTTTAGATTTTTCTTATTTGAAAGAAGAATTTGGAAATATTGAGACTATAAAAGAAACTACAGAGGTTGTTGGTATCGCAAGAGACGTAGATCAATACATTAGAGAAAACTCAGGCAATATGAATCTTTTTATGGGCATCTGTTTAGAATTTTTAAGAAGATTAAAAAATGGATGTGATTTTTGCAATACCGAATATATGGTTTTGATGGAACCTGATGTTTTGGTGAGAGGAGAGTTACACCCATTTGAATCTGATCTTGTGGGACCAACAGTTAATATTATGCCCCAAACCATTCAGAAATATGTTATAATGAATGGGGGTAAAAATAATGGAACTTGGGGACCCGCTGGCGGTGTGATGAAAACATCTTCATTTTATGGAATGCATGATAAGTTGATGAATGATCTTGATAAACTTTCTGGTGGTTTGGAATTAGATCCAAGAATGATTTGTTATGATTACTTGCTTGCCTTTTTATTTTCTTTGTTTGGTTACACTTATACAGATAATCCGGACCAGACTGAGTGCCTTAGAAATCCAAACTGGAGAAATTCTGGGCACCCATTACTACATCAACATAGAGAACTTTATTCAATTAATTACGGAGGAAAATGGCAAAATACAAAATAGCCAACTTTAGCAAAGATCCTGCAGGTTGGGAACATGGTAATCCCTTTCATGGAGACACTTACATTATTGATACTGTTTATGAGTGTATGAAAGATTCGGATATTTTTATTGAAACTGGAACTGCTTATGCTGAAAGTTCCTATTTTATTGCTGATAATTTTTCAGACAAAAAGGTATATACCTGTGAGATTGATGACTACAGATATTCGGTGTCTTATAATATCTTAAAGGATTTTAAGAATGTTGATATGCAAAAAATGCCATCACCAGAAATTCTTCATTATGTCTTTGCTGAAGAACCAGATCTAAAAGATAAGAAAACCGTTTTTTGGTTCGATGCACATGGGGAGTGGATGGAAAATGAACAGCATATGTATTCCTGGCCCTTGTTTGATGAAGTTAATTTTGTAACTACTAATCTTAAAAATTATACAATTTTTATTGATGATTTTCAGAATCCATATGTTCCTCAGGCTAAATTTGATATTTGCAATAATTGGACAAAAATTTGTGGACCGTCCGAAGTTATGGGAGCATTGAATGGGGCTAAATTATATGTTCCAACATATACTGATGTTACCTCAGAGTATCACGAAGATATTGTTGGAGTTGGATTGATTACTGATATGGAGGTTATTGAAAATTCAGCACAGTGGAAAGAGGTTGTTTGAAATGAATTTTGATAGTAAATTACTGAATAGAACTGACTTGGAGTTCTGTAGTAATAAAGTTAAAGAATATGGGTATCTTGATAAATTTCCTCACATAAATTGGTCTAGTGATGATGCAATTATGAAGTGGGGATTGATTGCTAATTATTTTAAAGAACTTAGTGAAACTGAAAAGAATGTTGTAGATCTCGGATGTTCTAATTCTCCCTTACCCCATATAATCTCTTCTTTGGGGTATGATGTTACAGCTATTGATATTAGTGATGTCAGTCATTCATTTTCTGGAAGTTTAGTTCGCATGGTTTTGAATGATGCTCTTGCTGAAGTTAAGGATATGGGAGATAATTCAGTAGATTATTTTTTAGATTCTTGTGCCGTAACACATTTTAATGGATCTCACACTAATAAAATTAATAATCAGGGATGGAAAGATATTGCAGAACAAGTTTGTAGAGTTCTGAAACCTGGTGGTAAATTTATTATTGTTTCTGATGTTGACATTAATAATGAATTTGGTGAGTTTATTAAACCAGAATTGGTTATTAAACTGATTGAATCATCTGGATTAAATCTGATTGGAACTTGTGATTATTCTGAACCAGATCCTTTTACAATTCATTGTGGGGAATATACTCTCCAAGTTTCAAATTTTATTTTCGAAAAATGAATTTTGCATACTTATTTTCTGGTCAACCAATTTTTTATCAAACAACCCTTGATTGTTTTTCCAACTATCAGATAGATAAAAATGATAAGGTTTGCTCTCATCTTTGGTGGGACAAATCTTATCATGAAAAAGTTTATAAGTTGTGGTTTACAGACACCTTTAATAATGAAAATTTAGATGAAGAGTTTATAGAAAGATATATGGTAACTGATTGTATCGTTGAAAAGCACAAAGATTTTGATATTACTTTTTTTAAAAAATTTAATTTTGATGTTTGGAAAGGTGAAAGTATAGAGCATTATAAAGTTATTACTCCAATAATTTTATATGGAATATTGAGTCAAACTTATTCCAACTATCAAACATTTTTGCAAACTAAAAAATATCAAGATATTGATGTTGTTATCAAATCTAGACCAGATGTTATTTTAACTAAACCAATTAAAGATATATTATCCCAGGTTACTCTAGAGTCAGATACAATATATTTTCAAAGTTCAATGAATGGTGGTCATTTGTATGCTGGAGAGTTTCCTAATAATCCTTGCGATTGGTTTTTCTTGGGAAAATCAGAATCTATGGAAAAGTTTTTATCTGGATGGTATGAATTTATTCCAAGTGTTTATGAAAATGGCGTAATTCATGTAAGAGACTATTGCATAGAAGTTTGCTCTAGGAAAAATTTAAAAATCGGATTGGGCGACTTTGGAGCGATCATATATAAACAAGCAACAGATTGGTATGAGAAATATAAAATTGATTCCAAATTTTATATTCATAATTTTGACTACGAATCTTGCAAACCTTTACAAGTTAATATGTGGCCAAATTGGGTTGAGCATGTTAACTTTGAACATTTTAAAAATATGAAATAAAATGGCAAAATCATTCAAACAAAAAGCAAAAGAAATCATCCAACATTACAGTTCTACCCCTTGGACTGGTTGTAGTGATAAAGGATCAGATCATTCTTACGAACTTTTTTATCCGGAAGTATTTGAAAAAATCAAAGATAATAAAGATCTTTGTATCTTGGAAGTGGGAGTATCTTCTGGATATAGTCTGAGAATGTGGAGAGATATTTTTTCAGATAAAACTAAAATCTATGGATTTGATAAAGAATATTCGAATCTCCAACTTACAGAAGAAGAAAGAGGAAGATTTATTTTATTACCAGAAGGATCACAAGATGATTCAAGTTTATTTGAAAACTGCCCACAATTTGATTTAATCATTGATGATGCTTCTCATGATCCAGGTCTTACACTAAAAACTTGGAACATTCTTAAATCAAAACTTAAACCAGGTGGTTATTATATTATTGAAGATGTTGATGCCAATCCAGGTTGGCAGAATCAAGAATTTCTTAATACTTTTGAAGTCATTGATTTAAGAGCAAATAAAAATAAATATGACGACATTATCTACCTCTATAAAAATGAAAACTGATTTTGCAATTGTTACTTCTCTGTATAATGTCCAAGAACTGCAAAGAGATGATAATAGAAGTTGGAAAGATTATCTTGAATGGTTTTCAAAGACACTACAAATAAAATGTCCTTTTATTATTTTTACAGAAGAGTCTTTGATTGAAACTATTAAAGAAATTAGACAAGATCTGCCAACTGAAATTATTGTTGAACCTTTAGAACAAATCCCATATTTTCATTTAAAAGATTCAATTCAAGAAATTATTGATTCTGAATTTTATAAAGAAAATATGGCAGACACGAATAGGGTTGAGTGCAACTATTCAATGTACCCTATCATTCAATATTCTAAATTTAAGTGGTTGAAAAAAGCATCAGAGATTAATTCCTTCGAATCAAAGTTTTTCTTTTGGTTGGATGCTGGTGCAAGTAGATTCTTGTATGATTGTAATCTCGAAAATGATTATCCCAGTGAGGATGCGCTTTTGGAATTGGATCAACTTGACAATACCTTCTTAATCCAGTATAATACTGAATGTTATCCTGATCTTGTAAATTCTGAAACATTATCTGAAAGTTATTTTTGGGATAATCGTTCTTTTATCTGCGGAAGCATGTTTGGTGGAAATAAAATTGCCATTGAAAATGTCAGCAATGAAATAGATCATATTTTGGGTTATATGATTGAAAATGAAAATGTAAATAATGAACAGATAGCAATTGGATATCTCTGCAAAACAAAAGAGAATCTTTTTACTAGGTTTCATCGAGTTAATGGTAAAAATCATCTTTGTTTATTTCAAGAAATGGTATGAAAATATCTTTAATCGGTCCCGGAATTATGCCCATTCCACCTCTTGGTTGGGGTGCAGTAGAAATTCTTATATGGGATACCAAAATTGCTTTGGAATCATTGGGGCATCAAGTTCAAATTGTGAATACAAAAGATTATAATCAGATTATAGAAGATGTTAATTCCTTTGGATCTGATTTTGTCCATATTCACTATGATGAATTTATTCCTCTGTATCCTTATATTCAACAACCAAAGGCAATCACGAGTCACTATGGTTACTTAGAAAGACCTGAACTTTTTGGTGGATATGTAAATATTGCTAATGAGTTCGCTTGTCTTAGACCAAATACTTTTTGTCTATCTGAGGGAATTCGAAATATGTATAAGGTACTATTCAACATTCCTGAAGATAAATTATTTTTAACCCCAAATGGAGTCAATAGGCAACAATTTAAATTTGTAGATATACCAGAGCATCCAGATCGTTCAATTTATCTTGCAAAGATAGATTACAGGAAGCGCCAGTTTATGTTTCAGTCAATTTCTAGTCTTTGGTATGCTGGAAATATTGCTGATCCTAGATTTGATACTTCTAAAAATTATTTGGGTGAGTGGGGAAAAGATACATTATATAATGACTTAACTCAATACGGAAACCTTGTTTTACTCTCAGACGGTGAAGCACATCCACTTGTTTGTATGGAGGCACTCTCTGCTGGACTTGGTGTGGTTGTTTGTGAATGGGGAAGAGCAAACTTAGATGTTAATAAAGAATTCATTACAATCATTCCTGAAAACAAAATCTCCGATTTAGAGTATGTTGAGAATGAAATTATTAAGAATAGAGAATACGCCGTAAATAATAGAAAAGAAATTGTAGAATATTCAAAGAAGTTTGATTGGAAAGAGATACTTCAAAAGTATTATATTCCTTCGGTTGAAAAAATCATTGCCAATAGTTAATATGAATAGAAAGATAGCAATCAATTTTATTGGAACTGGAAATTATCTCAAGTTTTTTCCAAGATATTATGAGACATTGATGGAATATTTTGTTCCAGAATGTCAGAAAGATTTTTTTGTTTTTACTGATGGTGAGTTGGGTGATGATATTCTAGATAATATCAAAGTCATATCAGCATCTGAAAATATTGAAATTACTACATCAGATTATTCTTCTGACAATTGGTATAATTTGATGTATAATAGTATTGGCGGATTGCGAAGATTTGGAGAGATTAAAAAAATTGAAGATCAATTGAAGGATTATGATTGGTACATCTATTTTGATGCTGATATGCATTGCTGTGATCAACTCATTACCTATGAGGAATTTTTTAATGATGACAAATCATTCTTTGGAGTTCAGCACCCAACTTACAGTACTCACTGGAGTAAATTTGGTGGACATTTACCTTTTGAAAGAGATGAAAAATCTTTATCATGTGTGAAAGAAAAGGATGAGATAGATGGTATATATCTTCAGGGATGTATTTGGGGAGGTAAAATTCCAGAGATTTTTGAATTAATTCATGAACTTGATGAAAGAATTAAAAAAGATTTGGAGAACAATGTTCTCGCAAAAGCCCACGATGAAAGTCATTTAAATAGATATAGAATTGATAATTTTGAAGATTTTCATATATTACATTCTTGTTTTGCAAAACCTGGGGATTATCCTGATAATGAGTTTGATTTTTCTGCAAGAATGATACACTCTCCCGCTGATAAAAAAATTATTCTTTATTCTTAGTAAAAATGATTGGATTTAATTATCTTGGACAAAATGGACGTTTAGCGAATCAGATGTTTCAGTATGCTTCGCTAAGGGGCATTGCTGCGACAAAGGGATATGATTTTTGTATTCCCAAAACGGACTATGGCGATAATTGGAAAGATAATAAACTGTTTGATGTCTTTGAGATGGGGAGTGTAAAAAATGTTGAATTTATACCGGCAGAATTTTATTCAGAAAAACAATTTCATTATGACCAAGAGTATGTTGATGATTGTCCAGATAATGTGAATTTGCATGGATATTTTCAAAGTGAGAAATACTTTAAGCATATTGAAGACAGTATTAGAAAAGATTTTAAATTTAAAGATTATATTCTAGAACCATGTGTAAATAATTTTGATTTTGATGATATTATTGCTTTGCATGTAAGAAGAACTGATTATGTTTCTAATTCTGTAAATCATCCCCCATGTGATCTTTCTTATTATGAAAAAGCATTAGAGCAATTTGATTCCAATATTCCTGTAATGATTTTTTCTGATGATGTTGGATGGTGTCAATCTCAATCTTTATTTGATTCTGATAGATTTATGATTTCTGAATCTCATAATGGATTCATCGATCTATGTCTTATGAGTATGTGTCATTATCATATTATTGCAAATTCTTCATTTTCTTGGTGGGGTGCGTGGTTGGCAAGGAGTAAAAAAGTTATTGCTCCTTCAAAATGGTTTGGTGTAGAGGGTAACACTGCTAAAAATCAAACACAAGATTTGTATTTGGATGGATGGATTAAAATATGAAAAAAATAGATTTATTAAATTGTACTTTTATAATTCCTATTAGGATTGATTCTAAGGATAGAACAAGAAATATTACTACAGTTCTTTGTTATCTTCTTAAAACTTTTAATACTAGAGTAATACTAAAAGAAGTTGATGTTAAACCACTTATCGAAGAATGTGTCCTAGGACAAATTAGAGAATTTCTAGATGAAGATGAAATTAATAACATAACATATGTGTTTGAGCAATCTGACAATCTTGAATTTCATCGAATGAAAATTCTAAATGAAATGTTAAATCAGGTAGTTACTGATGTTGTTGTCAATTATGATTGTGATGTTTTATTGAAACCAGAAACATGTGTTGAAGCAATAAATCTTATTTTAAATCAAAATTATGATTTAGTTTATCCGTATGGATTTGGGGATTGGCAATATCAAATTTTTACAACTGATGAGATTGTAAGTGATTTTATTAATCATGATTTTGATTTTTCAATTTTGGAGAAAAGTTCTGATATTTATAGGTCTGAGTTTGGTCATGTTCAATTCTTTAAAACAAAATCCTATATTAATGGTGGAATGGAAAATGAGAACTTTATTTCTTGGTCTCCAGAAGATAAGGAAAGATATTTTCGTTTCAAAACTCTTGGATATAATGTTGGGAGGATTGATCAGTCGTATGTATATCATCTAGAACATTTTAGAGGATATAATTCTGGTTTTGGTAATCCATATATTGAAAAAAATAATGAATTGTGGAATTATCTTCAAACATTAAATCAAAAACAATTAGAAAGATATTATCAGTCACAGAAATATCTAAAGAAATATGAATTTTATAATTTAAATAACATGTAATTTGTTATGGACAAAAACAAAGCAATATATAAACTTAAAGGACTTCCTCCCATCTATTATCTCAATCTGGATGAACAACCAGAAAGAGCACAATATATGGAAGAGCAATTTAAGTATTGGGAGATTGAAGATTATACTCGTATCTCTGCTTATGATGGTAGGGATGATAGAGACCTTGGAGACATTCTCAAAGGACGTTATCCTGATATGATGTCTTCTGGTGAGGTGGGATGTGTAACAACGCACCTGAAGGCACTCAAGCACTTCTTAGAGACTTCTGATTCTCCTTGTGCTTTAATTATGGAAGATGATTGTGATATTTCTACAGTATCGCACTGGCCTTTTAAATGGAAGGATTTCTTTTGTAAGGTCCCTTATGATTATGATGTAGTTCAACTTGCTATTATCAATCCTGCCCAGGTTCATGTGAAAATGCATCGCCGTTTTGTGAATGACTTTTCAACCGCATGTTATTTGATTACAAGACATCACGCAAAGAAACTTATCAATCTTCATGTTCGTGGTGATAAGTATAAGTTGGATAATGGAGTCAAACCTCGTGCTGTTGCAGATGACCTGATTTATAACTCCGGTAATACTTTTTCAATTCCTTTATTTCTTTATAAGATTGAATTGGGATCTTCTATTCACAATGACCATGTAGATGTATTTCATAAGTCTAGTTATGATGGTTTGTGGAATTTCTGGAAAGTCGATGCAACGAATGTAAGTGACTGGAATTCTATATTTGACTATGATCCATACTTTGGAACTTTACCTCCAGGGTTTGAGGGAAAATAAAACAGAAAATCCTGACAAGACCCCTTGACAAGGCGGGTTCTCTCATATATACTGCTATAGTTCTTAATAAAAATTGCAATGACGATTACGACCAATGAGCACGGGCAACAAAACCTGTTTGCTAAGGAACCTGAAATGTATGTGTCTCAAACTGATGCTGAACGTTATGCACTTGAGACTCATGCTGAGAGAGCAGAAAAATTGAACGGAAGATTGAGTATGGTCTCTATTATTCTTGCTTTTATTTCATACTCTACTACAGGAACTCTTGCTTTTGGTATTTTTTAAATTATTCCTAACATCTTATATGAATAAATAAAGATGTTATGAATGTTATGAAATCTACTTAAAAAATTTTTACAGGAAAAACTATTATGAAAAACTTTGGATTTACTGAATTTAGTGAAAAATTAAATGGAAGATTTGCCATGATTGGATTTGTTGCTGCTGTTGGTGCTTATGCACTTACCGGACAAATTATTCCTGGAATTTGGTGAATTTTTTAATATAATGCCCAGAGGAAGACTTACTAAAGATGAAATGATAGTTCATGTTTTAAAGTTAAAAAACAAACTTAATAATGAACATATTGGATATACTTCAGATCCAAAATCATTAACAAATCAATATTTAAATATGATACTGGACAAGATTGGTGAATATTCAAATTGATTATTTTATGATTCTCTTGTCACTTATAGACAATTTATAAACTGCCCATTAACCCTTGACAAATTTGTTCAAGGGTTTTATAGTATTTGTGTACGAATAATCCTGTATGAAACTTTTTGATTTTGAGAAAAGAGACGACTGGGGAACTGATCTTTATTTCAGTTTCCTAAAGACACAAAAATATACTTTTCTACAAGTATGTTTGAGTTTATGTGAGTATCCTGCTTGGCCTTATTTGCAGATTACGATGGGGGAGAATAAACTCTTTGGAATTTTCTTTTATGTTTGGCGCATAGGTTTTGATGTGGATTTAGTTTCAAAAACTTGGAGGAATTGAGATGAAAATTGAAATAACAGAAGATTTTATAACAGGAATGTATACTTGGGTCTTATGTGACGGCCCTGATGGGATTGATGAGTTTCGTGGTTCTGAAAATACTCTTGGAGAAGTCTTTGAACAAATTATTCTTCACCGAACACGAAATGCTTTGAGTTATATGGAAGACACTTCCGAGACCGTCACAGACTCTTGACAGTCTTGGTATCCTGTGCTACTATATACATATGGAAGTCAGGAAATCCGGACATTCAGGTGCTTACCGAGACTTTGCACTATAAATACGTCTCTCATATCTTCTCTAGGGGTGAGAAGAAATACTAAACACGTTCGTCCCTACGAACTTTTTCTACCCTTTTTTTCAAATATGACTGCTACAATTGCTACACGTTCACAAAGTAATGTCTGGAATGACTTTTGTTCCTGGGTTACTTCTACGAACAATCGTTTATATGTGGGATGGTTTGGAGTATTACTTATTCCAACAGTTTTAACCGCCACTATTTGTTTTATTCTTGCTTTTATTGCTGCACCACCAACAGACCTAGACGGAATTAGGGAGGCGGTATCTGGTTCCTTAATGTATGGAAATAACATAATTTCCGGTTCAGTGATTCCGAGTTCAAATGCTATAGGTTTGCATCTGTACCCGATTTGGGAAGCACAAACTCTAGAAGAATGGTTATACAATGGAGGTGAATATCAACTCATTGTTTTCCATTTTATGATTGCCATCTATGCATATATGGGTCGTGAATGGGAACTTTCATATAGGTTATCAATGCGTCCTTGGATTTGTGTTGCCTACAGTGCTCCTGTTGCTGCTGCTACTGCTATTTTCCTCGCTTATCCAATTTCACAAGGTTCATTTTCTGATGGATTTCCTTTGGGAATTTCGGGTCAATTTAATTTTATGTTAGTGTCAGTTTGAGGCACTCCTGGAAAGTAATTTCCTTGGCTAAACAGGGTGAACTGCTGGAACCCTAAGTTATATTGCATTCCTTCAATATTGTGCTAGTATAAATAAAAATAAGTTAGCATAATGTTAAATGAGTAAACCACTTTCTTTTGAACATATTCAAAATATTGCCGAATCTAGAAATCATAAATTAATTTCTATGGACGGATATACTTGCGTTAAAAGTAAAATAAAGTTTTTTTGTTTTACTTGCAATAATGAATTTGAAACATCTTTAGCGTCTTATAAAAACTCACCTAAAACAGGTTGCCCACATTGCAAAAAGAAAAGAATTTCTGAATTGCATACTAATAAACTGGTTTCTTCGCAAACTAGACAAAAATTAAGTAAAAAGGCAACTGGACGAAAAGGTTCTTTAAAGGGTGTATATGGAAAAAACCATCCATCCTTCAAAGGAACACCAAGTAGAGATTTTCATAATCCCTCAACGGATTATTATATTTGGATAAACGCCGTTAGGGAAAGAGTTGGGCGTTATTGTTGCGTCACCGGGTCTAAAAAAGATTTAGTAGTCCACCATTTATATGGTTGGAACGCATATCCAGATTTAAGATATAATATTACTAATGGAATTGTTTTAACAAAGCAAATTCATAAAGAATTTCACGATAAATATGGGTACGGTAATAATACAAAAGAACAATTTATTCAATTTTTGAAAGATCAGTATAATATGGAAATCAGCATCCAAGTTGGAGGTACACCTCCAAAAGGTTCAGAGACTACTGGAGAGGTTTAGTCCTCTTAATAACCAGAATAAGCGCCCTGCCCCCATTATGGGGTGATGATATAGTCCACTCCCTTACGAAAGTCTGGGGTAAAGTGTTCAGGCTGAACATAATATTCTAATGAATCCGTTTCATATGTTGGGAGTTGCTGGCGTATTTGGTGGTGCATTAATCAGTGCAACTCATGGCTCACTTGTAACATCTTCAATTGTTCGTGAAACAACGGAAAATGAATCTCAAAATTATGGATATAAATTTGGACAAGAAGAAGAGACCTATTCGTTGGTAGCCGCACACGGGTATCTGGGCCGTCTTCTGTTCCAATACGCATCCTTTAACAATAGCCGTTCATTACACTTTGTAATGGCTGCACTACCTGTTATTGGTATTTGGTTTGCCGCTTGTGGTATCTTTATGTCTGGTTTTAATTTGAATGGATTTAATTTCGTTCAGAGTGTTCAAGACTCACAGGGGCATCCTATTCCCACTTGGGCGGACGTATTGAACCGTGCTGGACTGGGAATGGAAGTGATTTCCTAAATGTAGTCACCCTGGAATAGGAATATTCCTTGACGAAACTGGGTTAAACGGGGAAACTCTCAAGTAGACAATCCCGTACCAATCCGAAGAGGACATAGGTTCTTCGGCAGGTCTAACGACTAGGTAGTGAGTTCCAACAATAATCTACCCACGAATGCCCAGCATCCAGAACGGATGAAGAGATAGTCTGGACTTACTAGCGATAGTAAGAAGTAAGAAATAAAGAGTTCTTACGATAACAACAACGGCATGAACGCAACGCTAGATTTGTTGGTGTTGGTATTCAGTAATGAATATAAGTAAAATCGGGTTAAACGGGGAAACTCTCAAGTAGACAATCCCGTACCAAGTCAGAAAGGGTTAAAGTTTTCTGAAAGGTCTAACGACTAGGTAGTGAGTCCCAACAATAATCTACCCACGAATGCCCGACTCCTTAATAAACTTTAAGGATGAAGAGATAGTCTGAACTTATTGGCGACAGTAAGAAGTAAGAAATAAAGAGTTCTTACGATAACATATTGCACAATTTCCCTCTTGACCTTGCTAGCGTAGAAGCAACTCCTGTTGCTCTAACAGCACCGTCAATCGGTTGATATAACAACTAAATAATGATATAATGTTAAGGAAACTCTCACGAGTTTCCTTTTTTTATAAATAGTAATGGAAACTTATGAGAGTTTTATGAAGGGAACTTATACCGCTAATGACCTAAAAGAACTCTGTGAAAATAGAGGTTTGGAATATATTGGAGAAATAAGAACACATACTAAAAGAGAAAAAATAAAGGTATATTGTGAATGTTCTGGAGAACGAGAAGTATTAGTTTCTGGATTGAAGCATAGTAATTATTGTTGTCGTAGGAGAGCGAAACTTGGAGAAAATAATCCTGCCCATCAAAAAGCACCCTGGAATAAAGGTAAAAAGTGTCCTGGAATTGGTGGGAGACCTGAAGGAGTGAAAAACTCCAAACCATATAGTCAAGAAACATTAGAAAAGTATTCCCAAGCAAGAAAAAGAATAACTAAAAACGGACAATCTTGGTCTGGATTTCAAAGACCTCAAGATGAAAATAGACCTGATAAACTTTATTTTATAAAACTCTATAATGGTAAGTATAAGGTCGGTAGGTCTTATAAAGGTTGGTTATATCGCAAGAAAGAAACTGCCGAACTTCTTGGTGAGTGGTCTGGAAAATCTATAGATATTTGGAACTTGGAAAGGAAAGTTCTAAATGAGTTTTCTTCTTATAAAGCACAACTAACCGAAATGAGTATGGGTCGTGGAATGACCGAACATTTTATAGATACTTTACCAATTCAAGAAGTAATTTCCTTTATAGAAAAATGCTCATAATCCTCTCACAATCTCCCAATCCTCATAATGTCTTCATTCCCTCAAACGTTATTTTCCTACATATAGAGGTGTTGCTTTTTACCGATGAAAACCCTAACACTTACAGAACAAGAAATTAAACTCCTTGCAGATGCTATATGGTTGCGTCAGCGTCGTTTTATTGCAGGAGACAGAAGGTTTAAAGAATATGGTGTAATATTAAATACTCTTCTTGATGGCATGAACTATACTCCTTCTAGTTTTTGATTATGACTTATGACTCAATTTTTATTTCGGATCTTCACATTGGAACTCCGAGATGTAATACAAAGAAGTTATTAGAATTCTTAAAAAACATTAAGACCAAAAAACTGGTTTTAGTTGGTGATATTATTGATATTTACTGTATGGAAAAATATAATACTCGTTGGACTAAAGAACATACAGAATGCGTTCATCAACTTTTAAATCTCGCAAAGAAAGGAACAGAAGTTATTTACATTCTTGGAAATCACGAAGGACAAATTCGTAGATACTGTGATTTCTCTCATGAAAACTTTAGAATGGTGGATGAGTATGTGCATAAGGACTCAAAGGGAAATAAGTTTCTTTGTGTTCACGGAGATAAGTATTCTGAATATTCTTCTGGTTCTTGGAAACAGTTGATTTTTAATAAAGGATATGAGTTCATCACACCATTAAGTTTATTCTTTGAGAGATTTATTAACTTCTCTTTGGTTTATGCTCTGAAGAATACAATTCGTGGAAAGAAATACATCAGTCAATATGAGACCGATATTGCATCATATTGTGTTCAGAGAGATAAAAAATATGACGGAATTATAGTGGGTCACATACATCACGGAAACATTAGAACTTTTGGTAAAATTACTTATATGTGTTGCGGCGATTTCGTGGACTCGTGTTCTGCGATTGTGGAGAAGAATGGAATCTATTGTTTAGAAACTTATTGAACTCTTATGATTCAAATTCTTATATTCTTTGAACTCTTCGCAGTGTTCCTCTTCATAATGTCTCTGCTCCCTTGACGCCATTCAATAAGACTGCTATAATACTCACAAAATCTCAAAACATTATGAATCTAAAAGAATCATTTGCAAAATACGAACATCCTTTTGATTTTGTAATAGAAACCGTAAAAAAAATAAGACAGTTAAAATCTGAATATAATCTTTCATCTAAACCAATTGATAATACATCCATCTATATAAAAAATAATGAAGCAAAG